AGTTGAAGTTGAAGTTGAAGTTGAAGTTGAAGTTGAAGTTGAAGTTGAAGTTGAAGTTGAAGTTGAAGTTGAAGTTGAATAAGCTATTAAATAAAAAAATTGAAATGGTTTTTGAAGTAGTAAATGAACCCAACTGATTTTAATAAGCCTTCAATTTAAAAATGAATCCAGTACTTAGGAAATGCTCCCAATGCCGAAAACCCGGTTGCAACAAACGCAAAGCCACCTGTCTGTGGAACCGGAATGTTGATATTGATAGAATGATGCGAGGATTGCCTCCTTTATTTGAGGTCAATAGAAGCTATGTTTCATCCAGTGATAATGAAGATCAACCGCCAAGAGAAGGCGTCAAGCTTGGATCCGATTACATCAAAGAAATTGAAATAGTATTAAATTCTACTCCATTTGAACCCGAAGAGTGCGGGATTTGTTACGACAATCAATGCACAATGTCTGCCAATTGCGGGCACTCATATTGTAGAGTTTGTGTTCAAAGCCAATTTGTAGCCATTCAAAACAAAACCAAAGCACCTGAGTGCGCCTTTTGCAGATCATGTGTCGCCCAATTGAACCCTCACGATGAGTCCACTTATGGTATCTTTACAGCTTTCATACAGAATGTATTTTAAACCCATGCATGCTTTCATTTTGTAATTGTAATTTAACTTTAATTAAACCTTTTTTGTTAATCAATGAACCATATTATATTAATTCACCACTCATTTCTTATACTATATATGCAGCCAATTAGTAGCCTATATAGTATTCAATTAGTATCCCGGGAGGGAGGCGTCATATAGTAGCTGATATAGTAGCCTATGTTTTAGAAGAATGTTCCGCCAATTACAGTGTATATATTTTGTCACTCATTTGTACCTTTTTGTGAGTCATTTCTTAGTACGCTATATTGACCACATTGTACTGTGTTAATTTATATATGACAACATGATTTGTAGGTTTGCTTTACAGTTTGAACTTTGTTAGATAAGAGATTATCCAATTGTGAAATAATATGGTACGTGCTTTATAAATTCGGTGTTTATATACGTTCTACCTAATCTTACTAAAATTATAAATATAAAATTAGTACATAATTATAAAATATTATATTAAATAAATATATGGGCGAAACATTAATGACACAACTTTTGCTTAGTGAACACGATTTACAAGTATCTTATCATTCAATACCCCGGAATAAAAGAAGTTATACAATAAATAATGGATTGGAAAAAAATAATTATGATATTTCTATTGTAATGTCGTATTGGAACCGAAAAGAACAAACCTTACGAACTCTTGACGGGTTTGAAATATTATATAGATTGAAGTATTCATTTGAAGTTATAATAGTAGATGACAACAGCAATAAAGATAACTATTTAGACCATGAAATAATGGATTATAATTTTCCTATTAAATTAGTAGTAATTGGTGAAGAAGAAAAAGGTTCAAGAGTAAATCCATGTTTAGCATACAATAAAGGATTTAAGGAATGTAAAGGGGAAATAATTATTATTCAAAATCCAGAATGTTACCATATAGGAGATATATTAGGATACACCAAAAATAATTTAAAAGATTTTGAATATTACAGCTATAGTTGTTATAGTGCAAATAGCTTTGAAATTACAGACCAACTGTTAAAGTATCCAATTCCATATACGTTAATTTGCAACAACAACTTTGACCGAACAAATGCCAATATAATAGGTTTATCTTGGTATAATCATCCAACTGAATATGGTAGACAAAAAGGATATCATTTTTGTTCTGCTATCTATAAAAGTAAATTAGATTTAATTGGTGGATTTGATGAACGGTTTGCAGATGGTTATTGTTTTGACGACGATGAGTTAGTATTGTCGATTAAATATAACTTACAATTAAAAATAAAGATAATACATCCGGATGAAAATGTAATGGTTATTCATCAATACCATGAAAGAAATAAGTCGTTTAATATAGAATGTGCGGACGATAGTAATCCGATTAAACAAAAATGGTTAAGAAATAAGAACTTGTTAGACGAAATGACAAGATATCATGAAACAAAAAAATTTAACTATCCTAAATTACTACACTTATATTGGGATGGAAATCCATTATCGTTTATAAACTTAGTGACTGTGTTATCATTTAATAAGTATCATAAATTCTGGAAAATTAACGTATTCATGCCAACAAAGAAAACTGATATATTAACATGGAATACAAATGAACAAAAGGATAAATATGAAGGCTCTTGTTATTTAAGTAAATTACAAAGCATTGATAATGTGCTTATTCATAAAGTAGACCTAGATGAACTTGGGTTTTATGATGATGCTTCAGAAGTTATCAAAAGTGATTATTTTAGGTACTATATTTTAGAATTACACGGTGGAGTATGGAGTGATTTTGATATAGTTTACACTGCATCTATGGAAGATAAAATTAATTTTAGAGAGAACGCTGTGATTTTCCATTGTGTTGGGTACCATGATTCAATCAATAAATTTCCACATACTCAGTTTGAATATTATCCGATTGGTTTACTTATGGGTATCCCTCATAGCTTATTTTTTAAGTTTATCCGAGATAATTGTAAAAAATATTACAACCCAAAAGAATATCAATGTATTGGAGCTTCTATGTTTATGAAAGAATTTAAAACATTTGAAGATATATATAAAATTGATAATATTAAAATATTAGATAACACATATTATTTACCATATCAATGTACTGAAGTAAGTTATTTATTTGGTGAAAATGTTAAGTGTAATTCAAAATTACCTTCAACTAACATAGGTATTCATTGGTTCAATGGTTCATTGGAAGCCAAAAAATATGCAAATGATCTAGATACTAAGCTCAATTGTTTTAAACCAATATGCTATATAGATAATATGATCCAAGAGTATATTTGTTATGACATAGTAATAAATTATTGTAATCAAAACAGTAAACTGAATATACTGCTAGAGAATTTACATACAACTTATAAAAATATTACCTTGAATATACATGTTGTTACAGAAACAAACATCATTGACATACAAATATATGACAATATAAACGTCAACTATTATAAAAATATAACTTCGGCGATTGGGAATATTAATAACAACTATATATTTTTTCAAGATTTGATTATATTACACAAAGAAGAAATATTATCTACATTAATGCATGAGATACAAAAAAGTGGTGATGATTTTATTGGATGTAGTAAAAAAATATATAATAATAGGATATCCGATGGATTTAAACAAGTGATACAAAAAAATAAATTACCAGATATAATGGTATTCAAAAAAGAATCATTTGTTGCCAATAAGTTTAAAATAAATGAAACCTGGAATCAATGTAGCAGCTATAAATTACTAGAAACGGATAAAATATACTATTTGTTCCCTAAGAATATTCCAAAAATAATACACTTTTATTGGGATGGATCAAAAGGAGATTATTTAACTAGTTTAACAATTAAATCTTTTGTGTTTAATAACCCTGACTGGAGTGTAACAGTATGGATGCCGCAGATTAAATATTATGACACACCCATAATATGGGAACCCCAGGAAAATATCCCTCCTCACACAATGCCGTATAATGACATAGATTACATAGATTATACATATTTAAGAAATGAGTTAGGTGTGGAAATAAAAAATATAGAATATTTTGATTTAGGTTTAAGTCAAAATTATCCGGAAGTTCTTAAAAGTGATATTTTTAGATGGAAAATTTTATATGAGATTGGAGGTGTTTGGTCAGATATGGACATATTATTCGTTGATAGGATAGAAAAAACGGATTTTGCAAGATATAAAAATAATTTTCAGGATATTGAATTAGTTGTCTCTCAGTATGACCGTGACTGTGATGGAAACTTTATAAATTTTTATTATATTGGGTTTTTAATGAGCAGTAAGAATAACTTATTTTTTAATATTATGTATAATGAGTCAATCAAACATATATCTAGTACATCATATCAAGGGGTAGGCGGAGACTTAATGAAACGCCACTTTGGTATATTTAATGATATAGAAAAAATAATTAATAACAATAATTATGTAAACTTACAAAGTGATTCTGTATATCATTATTGGTGGGGAAATTTACGGAGTTTATATTTGGACAATAATCAAGACAATATTTTTGAATATGTCATAAAAAATAATAACATTATTGGGTATCATTGGTTTAGGGGGGTTCATTTATCTAGAATTTATACACATTTTTATAATTATAAAAATAAAATACAAAATTATAATAATTTCAAAGGTCCTTTGAATGGTTGGACTAAATATTACGAAGAAATCTTTAATGAAAAAAATATAATAACAAACGAAAAAAAAATATCAATAGTTATGGGCTATATAAATAGGCTTAAACAACTAGAAGTTACATTAACAACTATTTCTAAAAGTTTACACACTAACTATGAAATCATTATAGTAAATGACGGAACGGAAGATTTATCTTACTTACATAACAAGTTTAATAATTTAAACATAATTGATAATAGCAACAAAGAATATACTAATCCATGTATAAGTTATAACTTAGGAATTGCACAATCAACCGGTGATATCGTTATTATACAAAACCCTGAATGTTGTCATGTTGGAGATTTACTATCAACTGTGAATTGCCTATTAAAAGAAAATGATTATATGGTATTTTCGTCGTATTACTTAGATAATTACAATAAAAATCACGATCTCTATCCCATATTGTTAAATGAAACTAAAGATTTGAATTTTTGGGATGTAAATAAAATGCATAGTATTTTAAAGTTTACATTAGAATATTCACATAACAGTGTATTGAATAAACCCTTTAGGGGATGGTGCTCACATCATTTTTATAATCCAAATTATTTGCATTTTTGCACGGCAACATACAAATCAAATTTAATGAAACTCAATTGTTTTTCTGACGAATATAAAGATGGTTATTGTTTTGATGATGATGACTTGGCGAGAAAAGTTAAATTGAGTGGGTTAAAATTGTATTATTACCCTATTGCACAATACCCGAAGGAGTATCCTACATTATCAGAATATTCGGTGTTTGTTATACATCAACATCATGACACTTTATCTTATTCAGATAGTAATACCCTAGATAAATGGGAAAAGAATAAACAGTTGTTTATTAGTGAAAATTATAAATACGTAAGATGTTTTTTAGAATCATTTTATAACACAGATATTCCTTATAATATTAATATTTGCAATGGTAAAGTACAGTTTACAGATGGTAAGTATGATATTCATTTTAACGATTCTTTTTCTAATACAATAACTCTAAATTATATTTTTCCTATGAATAATTTTGAATATATATTTAATGGTAAGACAATGATGTTACAAAATAATATAACTGAATTATTTAATAACTGTGAGTTTGAAGTAACCATATGGCACACCTCTGCATGCGATATACTTGTGAATGGTATTTCTCCACAAGTAGTTGACAATAATATATATATATATAATGGAAAAATAATAAACAGTAAAATTATAGTACAAAACTTACCAAAGATAATCAACATATCATTTACTAGTAAACTTAAAAAAATTAATTTTGTGGACAATACTATTTTTACGCAGTTGAGTATTTAAAAGGTAGATGGATAAAATTTAATATAACAATAATATTATATAATAATAATATTATATAATATGAAGTGTGCATTAATTTTCCCAGGTAATTTAGCATCATACATTGAGTGCATAGATAATTTTGTAAAATTTAGTTACACATATGATGTAGATGTCTACATTTTATATAGTAAACAAATAAATTATGTACATTCTTTTAATGAACAAAATATAAATATAGAAGTAACTCAACAAGATATAGATAAAATAAAAAGTAAGTTTAATAAAAATATTAAATATTTTGAGGCAATAGAAGATGTAAATAACTATTCAACTCTTCTTACTAACCAAAGAGAGGCATTCAAAGAAAAAATAATATGGACAAAAAATCTAAATTTAATGACTTTGTTTAGATATGAAGATTTTATCAATAGTGAACATAGAACAAACAAATACTTAGATCAATTTGTAAGAACAAACTTTTTATATCAAAAAATAAAAGATAGTAATATAAAATATGATTATATTATTCGTAGTAGAATAGATCAATATGTAGATTTAAATTTATTACACAAAATAATAAAAACAATAAATAATCAAAAAGAAATTATACCTATAATTAGTTCATGTATGGACAATTTTTATGTAATAGGCAAGACACATTTCAATTTCTTTGACTATCTTATAAATGAAATGGGAGATGAAAAACTAAACTATATAAATAGTAAGGATAAATATATATTAGGTCCAGAAGTTCAGTTTAGGTCTTTAGAACGAACCTTTTTTGATAAAATAAAAATACTAAATTTGTCAGAGATAGTTAATATAGAGATAAGTTTTACTATTTTAGATTCAAATAATTTATATTTTTATACTTGTAAAAATACTCAAGGTTTATGTTATGGTAAATACATACTTAACAATAATATTAATATATCTAATTACAAAGAAAAACTTAATAGTGATACTAATTTTAAAATTTTACCAAGTAAATATAATGCCAGCTACAACGGACATGTCATAAAAATTTATACAGTATTAACCAGAGATTTTTTTAACTAATTTCATAAGTTATTATTAAATGTCAATTCTAATGTTTTATAAGTAATCATATCAATATGTTCATAGGTTTCTTTTGAATTTAACATTTCCCTACTAGTATCAAATATAGTATTATATTCAGTAATAGGTTTATTTTTGTAGTAATTTACCTCTTCTATTATTTTATTATAAATTGAATATGCATAAAAATTTAGTAAATAATTTGATGGATGATTCCGCCTTAGAAATAATCTTGTTTTTTTATAATTATCTTTTATAAAATGACAAATAGGTATATCTATTTTAACGTATTCACCTTCGCCGTTTTCTCTTTTATGTAATTCATTAAATGATTTGTTGGAGTTGTCTATTATTGTATCACATAAATTATCATCTTGGGGTAAATCATTATAATTTGAAATATTACAATAAGGAAAATAACCATCATAATATAAACTATGTATTGTTAACATGTAACATGATGGTTTCTTCAAGTCTTGAATTTTATTATGACAATAATACCACTGATTTCCATAGAAAGGTTGTGTTACAATAATATCTGCATTTTTTATTAAATAATCTACTCGGTCTGTACGCTCCTTTAAATCATATACTATATTTAAGTATTCAATTTTGGTTTTTAAATAATAACTACAATATCTGTAAATAACGGTTACTTGACAATTACCCATAAATAGTATGTTCGTCTTTATATCATCATAAATTATTAATTCTTTAATCGGAAATGGTTTAGGTTCTTCATAGTTAATATAAACAGATGGGATATTTTCTTGAGGAAACCAAGTATCAGGGCAGACTTTAACAGTTAATTGTTCTTCGTTCAAAAACATATTTGGAACTCCTTTTCCGTTTACTACGTAAGTTTTAGCCCATTCAGCGCCGTTATTAGCTAATTTTACATATATATCTCCATTAGCAGTTTCTATTAACTCTTGCTTTGTATAAGAATGAACACATATATGTTTCATCAACTGTTTATAATTACTAAAACCATAATGAATTATTTTAAATTCACATGGCTGTATATTTTGAATAGTAATAGGAAATAATATGTGGTCGGGACCAACTAAAGTATTCATGCGCATATTTAAATGATACTTCCATAATCGTACAAACCAACCGGGACAACCGGGACCTTTATAATTATCCCCATACAAAAGTCCATCAGTTCTATAATAACGTTCTCCCCTCCATAAATTAATTTGTTGAAAAGAAAATGCATCAATACTGCTATCCATGTTTGTTTTACAAAATTCGGTTAGTTCATTTATACATTTTCTATCAACAATTTCATCAGAATCTATCCATAGTATCCAATCAGGCTTTACATCCATTTTATGAATATATTCTAACATAGTTTGTTTATGAAATGTTTCTTTAGTCCATTCATTTTTTTCGCCTAAAATAACATGATTTGTAAATTTTTTAGCAATTTCAACACTGTTATCGGTAGATTTATCATCATAAATAATTATATCTGATGCCCACTGTTTGCAGTTATTCAAACATCTTTCTAAGTTACCAGTTATTGCTTCATTGTAGACTTGTATAAAAGCATATATTTTCATTATATACAATAAAACTATATAATTTTATAATAATACAAAGATATTTATTATTTATAAAATAATAAAGTAAGATAGATTGAACAAAGATAGTTAGTTAATTAGTTACAATTTTAAAAATAATTACTTTCAACTTAAGGATGAACTTTCCTGGTCGCGCGCACACGATAGGATACAAGACCGGGTGATTGTTTGCGGCAGACCGGACAGCACTGGTTCCCATGAGGCGCTCGTAGCCAATTGGTGTAGCATTTTTTTCCGAACTCGTGACCACAACTGGTAGTAACCGTATCTATTTTGTTATGCGATTCCATGCATATGGAACAATCTTCAGCGCAACAGGCAGACAACTCAATCCTACTAAGTGACTTAACCTTTGTTTTAATAGGATTAGTAAACGATTTATCAACCGGTTTTGGACGGCGTGCTGCCAACGGAGACGGACCATGACGAAATCCGCGAGCATTTTGAGAGACGTGTAGCAAGTAGGCGCGCGCTCTCCTTAAAGAAATGGATTCAATGTTCTGTGAACGTTCATATTCATACATCGCATTCAAGTAGTCAAAGGTTTGTTCAGACATTTTACAGGATAAAATTCAAATTTCGTAGTTCGTATTTACATATATAGAGTATTACTGGTTAGTTTTGATAATCTACTATTCAGAAAAAGCATTTCAATTTTTATTTGTAGGGGAACCAAGTTTCCCCTATGACCCCTCCTTGTTCAGAAAGAATGGTTACTCCTTTTTACACCTTTGGACATTTAAAACGCCGAATTAATTACCATATTATATATTTTAAAATCATCGTAAAATATATTTTGTAATCTATCCTTGTTATTCTGATTTATTTTGCCTCTTAATTTATTTGATACATTAATTGGTTTAAAAAAACTAATATCATATGTATATCCAAAATGTTCTAATAATTTTGGTAAATTATCTAAAGTTATAATAATGTCTACATTTTTTATCCAATAATTAATTGTTCTATATGGCGAAAAACCTAAAATCTCTTTATCTGTCATTTTTGAAATAATTTCATCTAATTTAATATTTATATCATCATACACATATGATAAATGTTTTGGCCAATCATCTCTAGGTTTTTTTTCATCCAAACGATAATTTAATAAACTCTCAAACCTTTCAACTGGATCTCTAATAACCGTAAAATAAATATAGTTTTTGTCTAAAATTGCTTGTTCATGACCTTTATTTGTAATTTTTAGATGTGATAAAATAGAAGAAACATATGAACCACCACATTTTGGTGTATGTATAAAAACTAATTCTTTTTTATCTGATGTTAATTCTTTTAGAGGACGAATAGAATACATATATATATTAATTTTAATAAAATTGACTATAAATTATAGGCGTTTTAAATGTCCAAAGGTGTAAAAGGAGGGGTCATAGGGGAAACTTGGTTCCCCTAAAAATAATTGAAATGCCTTTTCAAAGGACTTAAACATCAATACCAAATACTAACAAAGACCACAAATGTCCATTCCAAAAGTACCCAAGAGTAAAAAAGTGAGAGAGGAACTGTCCGTTCTAACCCAAAAAAGCACGGGCATTAACGCCGAAATCAGCGAGAATGATGTATCTCTATTGAATGTCAGAAGAAATGCCGCGAAAGCATATGCAGAAATATTAGCGGCAAAGAAAAGATACAGCCAAGCGATCAATGACCACAAAATTTTCACAAATCGGAAAACCAGTTTGATCTATAGAAAAGAAGAGGTAACCCGTGACATAGATTCAAAAGAGATAGAACTGGCAGTAGTGATTCAAGAAGAGACTGAAAAATCAGAAAAAGTGACACAAAAAGAACAACTCAAAAACGCTAAGAAAAACAAAACAGAAGTGGAACCAATCTTGTCAAGGATTAACAAGTTACCGGAAGATGTTGTAAAAATCATTGGCGAGTATTTGACCTTTAACGTTCGTATAGAGTTATTGGAATCTCTTCAAAAAACCTCCACGATACTGAACAAGATGTCGCCACAAATGACACATATGTTTTTGTGCATTATATGCACCAGTCAAGAATTTGTGAACCTCTTGCCACCCGAAGAAGCGAAAAGACAGATACCTACAATTCACAACGAACATGGCGATCTGGTGCAAAATCCAGTGTTTGCGCCCTTTTATGGTAGAAGTAGAACCAATGGATATTATGTGCAAGAGAAAATCCGGATCCGCTATATCTTGAACATAGCGAAAGAAGTGAATCCACAATTTGTTTACCACATCATGAAGACAATGCGGATTTTGTGTAACCCATTGAAAAAGTACACGATAAAGTATACGACTTTGATACGTGATCGCGCTGCTAAATTAACAATACCAATTCCATGTTAAACAAACAAAGCAAAACAAAGCAAAACAAAGCAAAACAATCCTTTAAGATGATGATACATATATTTTAACCACTGTACTTTTTTTACCAGTACACAATAACGACCCCATTGCCGCCATTTCCGCCATTTCCGCAAGTATACGGGACACTTAAGGGATTTGGACTATAAACACTACCGCCTCCCCCAGCGCCACTTCCGTAACCTGCACCACTGTTTCCATTAACACCATTATTACTATCTCCAATGGCTCCTCCAGTCCCCAACCCTGCGTACCCGCCATATTGAATATTTCCACAACCGCCCCCACCTGCAACAATGATCACAGAAGTAGGTAGCTGTGATACCGTAACACTAGTGATATAAGAGGTACCGCTTCCATTAGCACTATAAGTTCCACCAATTCCACCAGTTCCCGTGTTCTGATTATTTTGTCCTGCAGGTCCACCAGCGCTACCACCATTCCAGCCTCCTCCTCCGCCGCCATAACTTATGTAATTATCAAAAGAAGATTGGCTGCCAGAGGTTCCTTGAGCTGGAGTAAAGAAAGCACCTCCTATAGGAGTACAAATTCCTCCCGTACCCTGATTTCCAACTTGAATATTGTGTGTTCCAGCTGAAACTGCTATAGTCGTGCTAATGACACCAGCACCACCTCCGCCACTTCCAGTAGTAGGCGACCCACCTGTATCTGATCCTCCGCTTCCTCCGCCTCCACCTCCTCCAACCACAAGTATATTAACCGTGAGAGAACGACTGAATGTTATGGTTGCAGTACCAATATTACCGTTATCACTTCCTATGTTAAATACATAAGCATTTGGATAGGAATGTATGGCAGTGTTGCTAATGTTCTGGGTTGTTACGGTTACGATGGGAGCAAATATACTGCTGAGGTCACCGTGTCCGCTAACGGAGTATCCAGTATTATACGTAAGACCTGTTCCTGGAGCAAATACCGCAGATAAGTCACTGCTATAATTTCCCGAATAGTAACCTGTGCTGTAGGGCAATGGCGTTGATGTGTTTAATGGTTCAAATATGTTCACTAAATCTACGAAAGTGTTCGTAGTTGGATCAAACGTTTCGTAACCGGTGGGTAAAGGATTACTCATTATAAATATAACTATAAATATAACTATAAATATAAATATAATTTGTATAATGAAACTATTTGTATTACTTTACACAAAACGCATAAAGATAACACAAAGTACAACAGATAAAAAAATTGAAATGCTTTTTCATAAGATAAGTATACCAATTCAAAAAACAAAAATCATCAAATTTAAAAATCTCTCCTTACAATGTCGTGCACTCAATTATTTATTCCAAGGGTATCTGTTATGATTACGAAGCAACAGATGGCGCATGTGTTTTTGAAACAAAAATTGGCAGCTGTTTCAGACATTCAATTTGAATACAAGACGGACGAATATGGACGAAAGTACAAAACAGCAGTGATTCAATTGCATGGCTGGTTTGACAATGTAGCTGCCCAAAATTTGAAACGTAAAATCACAACCAAATTCGGACGAATTGTTTACCAAGATCCAAAACAATGGACTGTTTTCAAGATTCCTACACGTCCCAAAACAAAGAGAGCAGGATCCTTTGCACCTACAAAACCAAAACTTGGTTTTATTCATCCGGACGACATTGCTTATGATGAAGACACCGATGCTTTAAACACGCCTAAAATGACTCCGCCAACACGCTAAAGAAAAAAGAAAAAGAAAAAGAAAAAGAAAAAGAAACTCACTACTTTGTAAATACTAACCCCTGTTGTAACAATCATTTAATTACCTTTTTCTTTTTTCTTAAAAAAATTGAAATACTTTTCTCCAAATCTATAAACCAATCAAATCAAATCAAATCAAATCAAATCAAATTGAACAAGTCAACCTAAAAATGCCGTCAGCGATGCTTAAAAAAAAAGACAGTTTGCAACAGGTTGTAATTGATTTACAATCCAAAAAAGCAGATATAACCAAACGGTTTCAGGATACCCAAGCCGCACGAAGTACGGCCAAACGCACCACGGATCGTGCTTTTGTCCAGATGCAGGACGCCAAACGTCGTTATGAAGCCTCTCTCAAGGAGGAGAAAGATCTGATGATGAACGAAGAAACCATGAAAGATGATCTGCAGAAGATTGGAGAAGATATTTATCTAACAAGTCTGGAACTGACGAATGCTCTCTACGAAGAGCGCAATCAAGTAACCACCGACAAAGCCAAGCACGCAAAGGAAAAAAAACAGGAGAGCCAGCTACTCTCTAAAATTACCAAGAAACTGCCCGAAGAATTAGTGCAGGTCATTCGTGAATTTCTACCGCTCAGTGTCTACATAAAGCTTATGGAGAATCCTTCTCGTAAGAATTCTTCCCGAAAATCTTACAAAACCTCGGCGCTCTTACGAAAAATGCACGGTAAGGTAGCACACAAATTTTTAACAAAGATTTGCACGAACCCTCTGTTTTTGTCGTTTATGACGCGCAAAGACGCAACCAGAGAGGTTCCTTTTATTCAAGCGAATGAAACTATTGCAAACCCAGACTATGATCCATTTTGGGAAACGTATAGCGCATCGGAAAATAGAACGAAACTAACCTATGTTCTCAACATAGTGGGAGAAGGGAACCCCGCATTTGCTTTGGAAATCATCAAGTGGATCCACATTCTTTACAACCCTTTAAAAAAGTACAAGATCAATTACGATTACGTCAACCAGTTTTATCTTCGCGACCTCACGATGAACGATGTAGACCGTTTCGCCCTTCCCGACGTATAAAAATAAAAAATAAAAACTCACTCACATGTTTTTGTCCGATTGTAATCAACCAATTTAATTAATTAGCGTTTTGGAACCTTTTTTCTTTCTTCTAACACTCATTCACTAATAGCATCCACAATATGGCGATAAGAAGATTCGTAATCCGGTTTTTGTAGATGATTCTCAAGCACCAATGCATTGATTTCTTGCAACTCATGCAAAAGATAGTTACAGATAGATACATAACGCTCTTTTCTGCATACATATTTGATGACATTCGTTGAATACGTATCTAACTGCCACTCCATCTGTTCCATTTTGTCCATAATTTTTTTAGAGATACCAGTTTGTTCTATTTGAATGTGATCAGGTAATTCAGAAATAAGTTGTTTTTGAACCGTGAGTAAAGAGAGCATTTTTTGAGGGTCTACTAGAGTACCAAACGATAAGTCTAGATCGGGAGCATGATACGGGGTTCCATGCAGCCGTACTCTATAAAAATACATGACATAGTCAACGGATTCAAACGTGTACTTATCTTCACCAAGGAGGACTAATTCCAGTCCACGTGGAAGCAATACTTCTTGTTGATAAGTCCATGGATTACCAGCTATTTCTAGATCCAAATAAGGAACGCCTTCATCTACAATCAATGCATTGACACAACAGCGATCTTTCTTAGATAAAATTTTATCCCCTTTCTTGTACATGTCAAACAAATTCGCCAATGTTTTTGTGGTAGACACATAAGATTTCATTAAAACAGCTGGTTGTCCTGTCTTTGCAATGTCGTCTTTTTCGTAGGGACGATCCGTACCTCTAAACAACACCGTTTTGGTTTGAAACGTTGGACACAATGCATTTTCAAAAATAAAATCCAATGTATGAATCACTTGTGTCGTCTGGGTCATATTTTGTTTGATGCATTTAAGTATCTCTGCTTGTATTTGTTTTTCATTTCTTGGAATATCCTCTCCGCATGTCCTAAAGAGATCCGAAATACTTTTGTTAGAATAATAATCCACAATGTTTTCTCTTAAGAACCCACTGATAGAATAAGAAAAGGATTGGTACTCGTCTATGGCTTCCTCAAAATAGAGAAGAGGCGATTCTTCCTCTTCTATTTCTATTTGAAGATCCTCTTTCAATGGATCCATTTTGTCCGATGTGGTATTGATTCCAGGCGAAACATAACTTAACGACTGTCCTTGCAAGAAAGGTTGAGTTTCAAGATTAAAATTATTATTCCCATTGCCACCAATTCTCAAAAAGAGACGTTTTGTTTGTTTACTTTTTCTCGTTTTTTTTAAGTGTCTTTTGGTTTTTCTTATTTTGGTCTTTTTCTTTTTGTTGCTTTTACGAAATATGTTTTTTTTCATATAAAAAAGAGACATATTAAAATTAAAGTTAGAAATAAAAAATTGAAATACTTTTTAAACGTTAGGTTAAGTCAAATGTAAACCGAACCCATTAAGTAAAAAACAAACTACGACCAAATGACTAGTCTCCGCAAATACAAATCCCGTCCTCTTACAAGATCATTGGGAATGGACCCGAACTTGAATACAGACAACAGTGTCATTTATAACTACCCGTTAGGAGTCACACTTGAATCCCAGTTATCAGTGATTCTTCAAACACGTATCACCTCTTGGAGACTCAAGGATGCTTCCCAGAAAGAAATGCCACCGCAAATAAAAAACAAAAACATGGATAAAATATTGGATGAATATTATTTATCCAGTCCACAACGGACAATGGAACGCTCATACTATTATGCCCATGTAGACCAGCGCTTAGAGTGGCTAAGCTCCAGCGTAGAAGAGGCAGACAACGAAGAAAAAAACAATGAGACGTTTGGTGTAATCTAACTAACACAAAATCATAATTTTGCATATTGTTCATTCATATCGTTGTAATATTTTAAGTAAAACATTTTAACTAAAATTTATCTTTCAAACACGTAACTTGGTTTTGGTTGGTGGACATATACAACCCCGTAAAATAATGATGGTTAAATAAAGTGAATAAAAACAAAAAATAACAAAAATAATAAAAAATAACAAAAATAATAAAAAATAACAAAAATAATAAAAAATAACAAAAATAATAAAAAATAACAAATATTATACTACAAATTGAATATTACAAATTTCTTTTTATATAATATATATTATTTTTTACTTTACATTCATACCATGAATTCCCACAAACAGTCCAGAACAAATGAACTAGATAAAGAACATGATTCAGTACCGATAAATAAACCAACCTATCATAAAAATCGGCGTACGTTTCCGCTCTCTCGCGAATTCACAGACGACAGTGACAATGAAGATTTGTCCAAACTATATAAAACTCAATATAAAGATAAACATACTAATCACAATCATAACCATAATCACAATCATAAACATACCCGAAAACAATCGTATCCCTTTTCATTAAACGATGAGTACGACAAACAACAATATATGTACATAAAGGAATACAGTCATAAGGATAAACAGTATAAAAAAGAAATTATTATTAAAAATTACAAAAAAGCACAACCTGTACATGATGCACATACTACAGGAGAACAAGAACAAGGAAAGCAACAAGAAGAAGAAGGAGAAAAAGAAAAAGAAGAAGAAAAAGAAGAAGAATACTTAATAGTGATTAAAATTCCAACTATTGCTAATTTGATGTCATGTTTCACTAAAAATGTTTTAAAACTGTTGTGTTATTTTGGTATTATTTCGTGCAGTGTTCTTTGATTTGAAAAAAAATTGAGCAAACTACAAGCTTTCTCAAAGGTTCAAAAAATGGATAGTCCCTTTGTAAAATTAGGAAAACGAATGGCACAAACTCATACAGATTTACCATCTTCATCAGAATCAGGGGTAGAATCAGAATTATTATCTGTTACATCCTTGGAAGAACTTTCACAAAGGTATCAGACACGATTGGAGGAACAGTTGGTTTCGTTAAACAATAAACTGGTTGAATTGGAAATCAACATTTCTGAACTGGAACAAAAAAACAATGTATTATCTATTTTATTGGATGCAAAATTTGGTAAACGAGTAAATCATAAAATGCAAACTTTAAATACTGAAAAAATGGTTCTTAATGAAAAAACAATTACACACTTACGAATAAAAAAAGAAGAATTGATAAAAACAATAAAACAAACAATTGCTTATAAAAAAGAAGCATCAACTAAATTTCAAAATCCTGATACTTATCCCAATTCCAGTTCTTGAATAACCCTCCTGCTTCTAAATGAGATCTATAACTAGACTGTAGTCCAAACCATTCATCGTATTTATTCAATACTTGCATTTTAATATAGATGTTTACGTTGTTATCTTGCAATAATCGTAATATATACAGCTGATGAATATGAGTTTTGATGGAATCTATATTCGGTTCTTCATTGTCATGAGGGTATCTGCCATCAACCCCTGCATTACTTTTATTGTCGCATGTATTGTTTTTATTTGCATGAAGCCTGAAAGATATATCTGTGTAGTATTTGATGAGTCCCTTATGCGTAAAAGAATCAATGGAACATAACGAAAGTAAATGAGCCAACCAAATTAGGAGTACATATTTCATTATTATACAAAGAATACATATTTTTAAATGTATTTTTTATAAGAAAAAGAAAAAGAATAAGAAAAAGAAAGACAATTTGGAATAGAAACAAAGAATATTTATACTTGTTAATAGAGAGGTGATTTACATATACCAAAATAACAAACAAAATAACAACCATGATTAACCTAATATTTTATCACGAACTTGTCGCTTAATACCTTGAACCTTGCGAATATAAGATTCCAATGTAATTCCTTCAGCATCAAAATCAGTCATTGTAAATTTAAAAACCTCCACTACTTGTTTTTGTCCAATGCGGTGACAGCGAGCAACTGCTTGGTCTTCAATAGATGGATTCCAATGTGGGCTCACGAAATAAACCTCACTATAATTTTCCTGCAAATTCAACCCCTCGCAACCAGTTTGAATTTGCAATATCAACACGTCGTATTTCTCGCTAATTTGTCTCATCTTTCGTTTACCATGCGACCGTCCATCAAAAATAGCAACGGACATGCCGTTTTCTTTTAACTTTGCCGCAAGATAATCAATCTCTGCCCGATAATGACAAAATACTATTTTTCCCTTGCCATTCAATTTTCGTCGCAAAAGTGTATGAAGTACTGCCTGGATTTTGCTTATACCATGTTTCGTTTTATTTAAATAAGAAGAATCCAAATCACCTTTCGTAACCAGTTCCTGTATGTTATGACTCATCAAAGTCGGCATAATACAAGATTGTTTGGCTCTTAAAATCGCAATCAACGGACTTGTCAATTGTTTGGAAAACAATCCGCTTCGTTGGTCTGAAACCCCACACATGCGAACCGAACTATGTATCTCTTCCGACATTATTTTTTCTTCCAACGTAGCCCAAGGAACAAGAGCATTAGTTTCTTGAACAGCCTCCAATGCAATGCCCACATCTGCTTTGCTTCGTTTCAAGACAAAATGTTCACGAATAAAGACCAAGCCGGTATCGTTTCTGTAAAACTCGGCAGGCATTCCAAGTGCGCTGCACAAACTGTAAAAATCGTTTATTTTATTCTGAATGGGTGTTCCAGTGACAAACCAACGAATACTCGTTTTCAATGCAGTGCATCCTAAGAACCGTGACGTTTTTTTGTTACGTAAATGGTGGGCTTCGTCAAAAATGACACGATCCCACAAAATAGTATGAAGAACATTTGTTACCATTTCGGTATTTTTTTTAAGATACACAACATGATTGTAGCTTGTTAAGACAATCCGCGAATTTTCTAACATTTCTTTGTTAATTTTCTGTTTTCCTTGACCATAAAAGATCAGAGCTTTATGTCCAGAGGTACGATAAATTTCCTTATACCATTGCTGTATCAAAATGGGTGGCAACACGATAAGCGTTCGCGGAACCAAATGAGCAAACATGGTACCAATCATCATAATGGTTTTTCCGAGCCCCATTTCATCCACGATAAGACCGCCGCGAACACGTGCAACTGCATTTGGAACTACCGCTGGTTCCAGTTCATTGTGCAAACACCATTGTACACCGTCATACTGGTACTGTTTGAAATCCAATTTTGCCACTTGAAGGAAGTAACAAAACCGTTTCATACGTACGTCCATTTTTACAAATTATGTCAGTCTGTCAGATTTAAGTTATTGAATGAAAACAATACAAATTAGGAAAAACAAATCAATTTTATTTAAGAAAAAAACTTATTTAAGAAAAAAATAATATTATAATTCATGCATATAAAAATAATTTTATTATAAAATAATATATATATATTACATGTTGTGCGACAAAAAAATAATGCTATTTGGAGGATCAGGGTCGTTAGGTAGGAAATTTATTGATACGTATATAGAACATAATACTATTATTAACTATTCAAGAGATGAATGCAAACATTGGAAGATGAGTTTGCACTATAAGACCCCTAACTTGAAATTTATTATAGGAGATATTCGTGATTACAATAGTGTAGAAAATGCCATTTTAAGAGAACAACCCCATATCATTGTTGTTATGGCAGCTTTGAAACACATAGAACGATGCGAATATGCTATTTACGAATGTTTGCAAACAAACACCATGGGACCTATGAACGTGCTCAATGCGATTGAAAAAAATAATGACCGCCTTACGAATTTAGAGTGTACTGTCATGGTAAGTACCGACAAAGCTTGTGAACCAACGAATGTTTACGGAATGTCCAAAGGATTAGCTGAAAGCGCTTTTGTTGAGAAATCGTTGTATATAAAGAATCGTAAATTTGTGAATATTCGTTACGGGAATGTACTCAATTCTAGAGGAAGCATTATTCCTATTTTGCACGAAAAAGGAAGAGATCCAGAAGTAACAGAGTTTACGTTGACACATGAAGATATGACAAGATTTGTCATGACCTTGGAACAAAGCGTTCAGCTTATAGAGTATGCGATTACGAACGGCGAATCAGGAGACACCATTATTCCAAAACTCATTTCCATGAAACTAGTAGACTTAATGGAAATATTTTCGGAAAAATACAACAAGCCAGTCAAAATAACGGGTTTAAGACCTGGCGAAAAAATGTTGGAATCATTAATTAGCGAAACACAAGCGATGCGTCTTGTAAAAACACAAAAAGGGTATATGCATATCAAGCCTCCTTATAAAAACCTATTGGTTACCGAAGACATACAAAACTACAATAGCAAACTGAATCCATTGACAAAGGAAGAACTAAGAGAGTTTATGGAAAACTTAGGTTTGATATAGAATACACATATTTAACGAATACAAAATCAAGAATAAACAAATTAATAATAAATATTATTTGAAAAATAATATTTACAAAGAATTGTATAAATATTTATTAAGTTTGTTTACTTTTGCATACATACATATATAATTGACCATTATATTCTATTTGTTTTTTTGTAATAGAAAAATATTTCAACAATTTGTCATCCCACCATAAATCATTTTCTTGTATTGTATGCAGTTGTACATTATTTATAATATCTGAATGATTTGCTATTGCAAAAATACAATCCTTTGACAGTTTTGAAAACATCAAAATAACATCCTCTATAAATGATTTATCAAGATGTTCTAATACGTCAGTACAAGTTAGTATGTCATATTTGGAAGTTAAAAGATTATCTCTATCTTGATATAATGATAAATTACATTTTTTGAAATTAACTGGTATATCATTAAATTTATCAAGATCAACAGATGTAATATTTGAATTCGCAAAATTGGATTTCACAAGATTGATCAGTGCGCCTCTACCACTACCAACATCAATTAAACTGAATGTAGAGTTATTTTTATACAAAGATAATATGTTATTAACTGCAAAATCATATTGTATATGATGTTCAATTGAATAGTATGGTGTATTAAAACAGTCAGTATATACTTTCAAATAGTCCATATATAAAATATAAAATATATAATATGTAACATGTATTAAAATAATTATTAACTATCTATCCAAAATTAAATAATTTGTACTGTATTACGTTATTTTAATTGATTAACCCGAATTAACCTAAATAATTCCAGGGATTAAAAATGTATAAACTACAATCTATAAACTTTATTGTACATTTCAGGATCAGCTCTTAACAACCGTAACTTATCTTTGTCATGGTCAACCGGGTCTCCAGGTCTTGCAACAAAAAATGCTTTTTTCCGTTTGTTATCATCTTTGTAATTTTCGCTCAAATAAGAAAGAGTTACGAAGATGCGTTTACTTTCTTGAGGACTCTTGGCAGGTTCTGGGTTTCCGTGCCACGCATAGTCATTACATTCAAATAATATCAAACGATTAAACAGAGGAGCAATACTATCCATTTTTTCTAAAATCTTTGCATCGTTTTTGGAACAGTTATCGCCTCGCCATATTTCTAAATTGCATCCATATTCTTCTTTCCATTCATAACTTAAATATATACCAAGCGTGATCTGTTTTTTTAGACCTAATGTTGGGTGAAGACCAGCATCTACATGAATATCTAATTTATCACCTGGACCGTATGTATGTACACCCCAAAAATTTCGGGTTGTGTCTAATAATAATGCATGACCAGTTACGCTTGATAATGTGGATACAAAAGATTCGCTAGTCAACGCATCAAATAACTGTTGTAGTAAAGGAGGAAATGCATATTTGTCTCGTAAAGTATATTTTTGTTCAAACGGGTTATCATATCTATCCCATGATTCTTGTGGAATAGATAATATTTCTTGCTGAAGATTTGTTGCAAAAGAGGTATTTAAAAAATGGTCTAGTTTTCCATATGGAAATGGCGACTTCTCTAAAAATAAATTATGAATATCGTTTCTATCCGATAAAATATTATTATGCATTTATACATACATAATAATATTATTTTTTATATTATTTTACAAGTTTTTAATATAACACAAGTATTTATCAATAACACGTTTTATTGGTTCTATATGATCATTACTAAGTTGATTAATATAATTTTTAGCATCTTGTCCACCATTATACCAATGAATACCAAATGTCTCATTCTTAATCCAATCATGGTTTGATTCAAAGAATAAATGAATTTTATTCCATAAATAAGGATACACCAAATCATTTTGCAAACAATGTGCATTTTCCAAAGAATGCATATAGTTAGTCCATAAATGAGGGCCTATATATTGATAACCCTTAATGGTGTCACATTTCATTTGCGTAATAATTGAAACTACATCTACATATATTTTTGTGATTGTAATGTTTTTAGGGGTAGACAAGAGCAATCCAGTTGGAATAGTACCATGATACTTGAAATATAGTAAATCAAAACTAGTTTCAAACAAATAATTGGGTATTTTTTTTATAAATAATATATCAAAATCAAACCACATTCCTCCATGTTCATATAGTTTTGCGATTCTAATAAAATCAGCTTTATAAATACACGAAAGATTATTGTCTACATTGTATTCTTTCTCAAAATCTATTCGTTTCTCTTGAATATTTACGCTAATGTTCCGTATTTTATCCAAAGTAATAGTATTACGAAATTTTATACTATGTTCAGAACTATTCCATTTTACAAAATTATCGGATGCGACTGTTGAAGTATAAATAATAACGGATACATCAGGATTTAATTTAATTAGTGAATAAATTGTATAGTAATGTAACCATGAAAGCTGATCTCCTTCCCAGTAAGTAAAAACTATCTTGGGTATCATTTATACTATAATAGCGTAAATAATACATGGTAAAACTACGAATCCATGAAAAAATTATCTATCTCAGAAACAATGAGTTTACTGGTATTCCCTTCTCCTAACCAAGACGAATCTATGTTAATATGTCCAGAATGTATATTTTCCAACCATTCAAAGACATTTTCTGCATTATAGCTATCTTCGTTTTCCACCGATAGCTGAACGCTGCAATTGTACTGATAACTTTGAGGACGTTCTGTAAAATCACGAGGAACAACAACAGGGGTTCCCAGAAGCGCAGGTTCCTCTTGTCCTGTTCCACTATCACTGATAATAAAACGACAATGATAGATGGTTTCTAAATACTCCTTATAGGCGTACAAAGGAACCATTTCTATTTTTCCCAAGTTTAATGAATGTTTATCTATTTGATCTTTCAGTCGTTTGAAGTAAAGCAACTTTACAGGAACATTGTATTTGTCTATGCATTTATTTGCAAAGGAAAAAATGTTTTTAAGCCGGTTCACATAATTAAAATTCTCTGGACGATGAATGTCCAGCAAAATGAGATTATTTGCTTTTGGATTACATGTAATGCTTTCCTTGAACATAGAAAACGGCTCTACAATGGTATTTCCAACCACAAACACATTTTTTGTAATGTTCTCCTTTCTAAGCTGTTCCTTATAGTCATCGTGATAGACAAATAACATATCACTGCAATGATCACATACTGTTCGGTTGATTTCTTCCAACATTCGTTTGTCATAAGACCGCATACCTGCTTCAATATGTCCAATCTTGTAACCTGCTTTTTTCAACGGAAAAGAAACCCCTGCAGAATTAGAGTCGCCCAAAAATAAAACCAAATCAGGATGTATATTTTTTTCTTCAAATAATTTCGGTACAGCAACAGATAAATAGGCTAATTGTTCAAAATGATTTGCACTTACTTTTCCGGTATCTAACACGTAGTCAGGATCTCTTATACCCAACTGTTTAAAAAATACATCACTTAACAAAGTATCAAAGTGTTGACCAGTATGTATTAAAACGTGATTAAACTTTTGGTCTAACTCTTTAAATACATGACACATACGAATAAAATCAGGACGTATTCCTGTAATTGTTACCACTGTTTTTTTCATTGTAGTAAATATTCATAATATATTTTTATATAGATTATGAATATATATAATATATGTAATATATAATATACAATATACAATATACAATATACAATATACAATATACAATATACAATATACAATATACAATATATAATATACAATATATATTATATATATAATATTATAAAAATCAACTCATTAACAGCATATTATATTTTGTTTCAAAGTCTTCTATTGTTTTAGTTAGATCAAGGTAAATACCAACTGACTCATATAGACTTCTTTTTTTTTCAAATAACCCACTATTTTCTTCTACGTTTACATCCCAAGTATCAGACGCCATGCCATGATACAAATGGATTCCTCCAATGTTATGTTTGTAATAAAAAATGTTAACAATAGTAACTCCATTAGATTTTATTTTCAATACAAAATCGTTGTCATCATACCAAGAACCCATCGTATAATCGTAGCTAAATTCTTTGACTTTATCAAAAGTATATTTGGTTAATGCCGTTAAAAAATGCAAGTTACGAATGTTATGGTCTGCTTGATACCACATAAAAAATAATTCTTTTTCTTTGTATATACTAATATCATTCGTGTTTTTCTTATACAGTTGTGCATTTGTATCGTAGTTCAAGCTTGCTTTTACGTCAAACGTATAATACTTGTCGTTAGTAACATTTTCGTGGATAAACTGCAGAACATCGCCAACATGACAAACCTCTGCGTTTTGTATCACGACCTTACCTCCTCTTATGAATTTAAAACCAATATTATAAGATACAAGCGGGTTGTGCCAGTTTTTACGTTCACGTTTGATTTTAATAAAATCTATACAAAACGGTAAATGAAGGTTGTCTAAATCAGCTATTGTAACTGGATCCGTATCGGAATCATCTACTATAATTACTTGAATGTTTTTAAACTTACTATTTGCAATTGTTTTCAACGTAAAATACAATTGTTTTGTACGGTTGGAAGAAGTCATTACGATGGAAACCGACTTTTCATCTATGGTAAAATGGTTAATACTGTAATGAGAATACATAGAACCATCTGATGGTTCTTGTACTTTTTTCTTTATATTAAAAATATGTTCTTTGGAACAACGTAACGTATTCATTTTATAATAACTGGTAACAATATATAATCTTTTAAATTACGTATTTGAATGTGTAATTCTTTGATGTTAAATATACTATCATAATTAGATACCAATGTTTTATCGCATGGTTCCGATGACTCTAAGGGATTAATTTGAATAGTGAGATCAAACACTTCGGAAATAATCTTTGCCATTTCATATTTACTGACAGGTGTTGGTGAATAAATATGTCTAACTCCAGTCCAAAACAAGTCTTCTTGAATGATTTGTTCTATGACAACGCAGTACTCCAAACAAGTAATTCCATTCCACTGATGGTTAGACCATCCACTTATGGTACTGTTATTGTTTGAGATTACCCATTCTAAAAAAGACTTTTTATTGGATAGTTCCCGTCCAATAATAGATGTGCGTATACAAGTACAGCCAAGAGGTTCGCCCAATGATTTGCTCATGCCATAGGATCCTGTTTCATCATGTATGTCAGTTTCTACATACCTGCCTTTTTTTCCGGAAAAAACACAGTCGGTAGTGGGATGGATCATTTTCGCATTGTATTTTTTACACAATTGCCACAATATATGTGGAAATAAACTGTTGATTAAAAAATATTCCTTGTCGCTACTATCGCGACTTTTCCTTTGTGGAATTAATCCGACGCAATTGATGACGCAGGTTTCATGATTAATTCCATGATATAACAGCGTTTGTTCTAACAAATCAAACCCATCTTTCTCATTGATACGGAAATGAATCGGAATGACCTCCACACTAATAGTTGTACTTTGTTTGAAATAAGAGTAAACATACTGCCCAAACATTCCAGAAGATCCAAATAATAATATTTTATTGATTGGACCATCCTTCTTTACTAAACCATGTTGAGACATATATCTTGACTAATATTATTTAAAAACAAAAATAACTTATTCCTAATAAAGTTATTAAATTTAAAAATACATGGTCATTTGATTTCCATTCTCTAGAAACCCGTTCCGTTGATAAAAGGCAACCAATTCTGGTTTGCAATCTAAAATGGTTTTATAACAATTGTTTTGTTTCGCTTTTTCTACAAGTAAATGCAATATGTTTTTGGCGATCCCGTGAGATCTATAATCACTGTGTACAACAATATCTTCTATATGGCCTACATATTTGCAGCCGCGAATGATTTTAGGTTCATAGACAATGGTTCCTGATCCGACAATATTGACTTTGCCTGTTTGTACATCTATAGAATAACAAACAACGATATCACCAATTTTTGAAATTTCCATTACTTTGTTTACAAAATCTTCTCTTGATATTTCCACTGTGTGTGTTAGAAAAGACAACAAATGAAGATATTGCAGTGTAATATCTTCAATGGATTCTTTATTATTCTGGTAGACCTGTAATAAAGAATCATATGTAAGCTCATTAATTAAACTCATTTGCAATGATTACATAATTTATTTTCTTTACATGAACGTATTTCAAGAAAAAAGGCTAACTAATTAAATATTTACAAGTTTAAAAAGGGACAAACAAAATTACAATTTATTATTATTATTTTTTATTTATTTATGGACTATCTAAAAATTCCATCTCCAGATTTCTCCCTATAAATTTAGGGGTCATGATTTCGTAAGGTTCTTCGTCTTCTTCGTCGGAAGGGCTAATGAGTTCTGGCATGTCCGCATAGTCGTCGTCATCTTCATCATTTTTACCGTATTTTAGCCAGTTGTAAATCGCATCTGGGCTCCCCTGGTCAACAGCAGCCCCTAAAAGCTGGTAAACTGTATCTTGCAATCGCTCAATATCGCCCTTCATACGGGCGATTTGTTCTTCTTGACTAGCAATCGTGGATTCCAACAAACGATGATTTTCGGCCAATTGGTGTATGTTGAGACGTGTGTCAGGAACAACATTTTTCGCCTTCAACAAAATCCAAAACTCGTTTGGACTAACATTGAACTTGTAAGGTTTTTCTTCTGCAAACTGGGATAATATCCCACTTACAAGATAAGAGCGAGTATTCAATTCTTTCATGTGAACAAACGCGGACATATAATATTCTGCATTTTCAATCGCAACAAAATCAACGCGATGAACTATTCCAATGCCTGCATGAAAACAGGTATTTGCAATAGACTCCACTGTGTGGAATTTAAGAACACGGGGAATATAAATAGAGAGAGCAATATTAGTTTCGGTCATTTTTAGATGTTAAGATCGCTTGATATACAATAACTTATGTCTTTTATAATGAGAGAAAATCATTTCAATTTTTTATCAGAGACCTTGAATGAAATGTTTGGTTCAACCTTTTTCAAAGGCGAACAAAAAAATTGAAATGATTTTCTAGTTAGTAATTAAATATAAATAATTAACACATCAAACATCAAATTTAAAACGCATCTTACAAAACAATGTCATCTAGAAAACAAGAGCCTACTACCACTGTGAAGAAGCCTTACTGCAAGGTTTGTCATGATGCAGGGAAACCTGAAAGTGTATATACTTCTCATTATGTAAAAACAAGTTTGGTCCCAAATGCGAAGATTGCCTGTCCCACCCTGTTGGCTTTGGAATGCAAGTACTGTTTTAATCCAGGTCACACAGTGAAATATTGTGCTGTTCTGAAAAAGAATGAAAAGGCGAAGCGAACCCAAGTGTTTAAGAAAAAAGAGGAAGATCACAATCAAAAGAAAATCCCAATGTCTGGAGCTATAAGTAATGTGTTTGCAGCACTAGACCTGTGCGACTATGAAGAAGAAGAAAAAACCGAAGATCAAGAAGTAGTAAAACAAACTGTTGTAAAAGAAGAATTTCCACAGTTGAATGCGAGTAAAATGGAGAATAAAATCCAAAAAGCAACGGCAACAGTGTTATCATTTGCGAGCGTTGCTTACCTTGCACAGGCTAAGGAAGAAGAATGCATGCTAAAACAGTACGAAAAGGAACTACAATATGAAGAAGAAGAGCAGAAAAAACGCACTTATCAAGTGATCGTGCCAGAACCTCTCATGGCATCCAAAATGAATTGGGCTGATTACGATACTGAATCAGAGTTAGATAGCGATACTGATTTTTGAAAATAAACAAAAAAGAAAAGAAAGAAAAAGAAAAGAAAGAAAAAGAAAAAACACATTGTTGGTTATTTAATTGTTATTACCTACCTGTATTTTGAATTGAACCTTGAATGAATCATGTAAAAATCATTAATTACTCCTTTTTTTGTTCTTGATTATGTATGGAATAATTAAAAATATTTGTAATTTATTTAATAAACATATATTATATACTATTTATCATGTCATACAAGGCAACCACAGTAGTAAATGTTGTATTTTTTCCAAACACAGTATCCATTAATTATGATGTTTATCCTATCCCATTAGTTAGTTCAGGTATTGGCGATACACCGAGTGTAGCATACAAAAATTCCATTTACAATGGATCTTTACAATATGAAGCAGACTTGGCAGCCTATATTGTCTCAAAAAATTATCCTGATTTACAAGTGGAATCCACCCTTCAAAGCATTATTATCAGACAGTCTCCAAAACCGTTTACTCCTCCTATTCCTCCTTCAAATATTTTTGCATTTTACAATTCTCCAAAAAATACAGTGGTGGTGCGTAACCAAGACAACAGTACATCACAAAATACCTCAACCGCATTTTATCCATCCAATTGTTTATTTAATGCTTATTACAGAGCATTTGATGTAGCAAATCTAGATATAAACGTTAACGCCAATTCTATTTGTGCAACATCCTATCTAACACACACAACGAACTAATAAGTAACTGTATTGCTTAGTTACTAGAAATAATAAATAAAAAAGAAGTATTTATTATTCAAAATTACAAAATCAAAATCAAAATCAAAATCAAATTATTCAATACAAGTCAAACCCTTAAAGACAAATGTTTTATATTACTTTTTTAATTTCGTCTTCCGAAATAGATCCCATCATTTGTTTAAAAACCGTCTTCATGCTTTCCTTTTCTTTTTCCAGTGTCTCAATTTTTGCCAAAAGTGCAAGTCGTTCGTTTTTTGCTTTTTCCAAACAAGTATCCAACTCGCTAATCATCATATATCCAAAATATCCGAGAGCAACAATAGAGAGAATGGAAGACAGAAACAATGCAACGTCTATACATGACATTGTATACATACTACCACCAATCGCAATTGCTGCAACAAAATAGGGGGAACTTTGGTAAAATGCTTCTGCTATTTCTTCATGAACAAACAATGCGTAGTCAATAGCTGTACGATCCATGTAAAATAAATCTTCACGTGCAAACATTTTGAAATAGTAGTTTTAAATTAAGTTATAAAAGATAGTTGAATAAACATAATGAATGAAAAGGATTTCAATTTTTTATTACACCTTTTCTCATTGAAAACGCAGAAATAATTTTAATGGACGTTTTCAATGAGAAAGGACCAAAGTTCCACTTTAATAAAAAATTGAAATCCTTTTATACATTATTGAATTACAATAAATATCAAATATATCTATCATTTTAAAAAGGTCAACACAATGACGACGAACACTCCTGCACGAGATTGTCCTATTTGTTTGAATATCATTGAAAATAGCGACTGTTGTACAACGGAATGTGGGCATCATTTCCATTCTTCTTGTATATTTCGTAACTTTACAAATTCTTTTAGCTGTCCTATGTGCAGAAAATACCTGGTAGATATTCCACAAGAAGACGAAGATGACGAGGAGAGCGAAGAAGACAGCGTATGGGAAACGGAAACAGAAGTAACGCGGTCTGAAGAAGATGAAACAGAAGAAGAAGAAGACAAACGAAAATTAAACATTCGTCAAGTACATGAAGCCCTTAAGAAACAAGGTTACAATGAAACTGATTTTGTATCTTTCATTGTATCAGATTATTTTGATTACAAAGTAAGGATAAATCAAGCAATTGAAGATCGCAGCGAAGCGTTACTTATCATGATAGAAAAAATATGTTATGGACAAGTAACCGTAGACTATCGCGACACACGAAGTTATGCTAGTGTATTGCAAGGAGTTACCAGAACTGAGGAACCAGGAGTAGGACCTTGTCCCGTAGAAATATTGTAATGAAAAAAATGACTTATCGTAATCTACTTTGAAATTTGTAAATCGTAATAATTATAGTTTTTGTTTTATCTTTTTTGTTTTATCTTTTTTTATTTTATAAAAATAAATATATGAACAATCACAGAACAAGAAAAATGAAAACAAAGTTTAACAAAAGTCTTCGTAAATGGTCAAACCCACGTCAAGCACAAAAAATGGCTTATAAATATTTAGGTAAATCCGCAAAATTGTATCCTGCTATCAATCCTGAAAAAAAATATAGTATTTATGATCCTAAAAATGGTAAATGGGTAAACTTTGGACAAATCGGGTACGAAGATTTTACAAAACACAAAGACAAAACCAGACGCCATAATTATTTGACACGAACAAAACACATGAAAGGACATTGGAAATCTAACAAATATTCAGCAAATAATTTAAGCCGTAATATTTTGTGGTAAATAACAACCTACAATAAACAATTATTCAACCAAATTCGTTTTATGTTTTACATGCATATGATACCATTTTACCATGTCTTGAAAAGTCATAGACCAGTCAGATGTAACAATAATAATGAATCCGAATAGCCAAAACAAAATACCCATTTCTTTGTTTATGTATTTTTTATTTTGGTAAGATGGGTTAAATATGATGATAAGCAAAAGAGCCATACTAATAAAATAAATAAATTCTGTTCTTTTTCTCCAATAAGAAAAGAAGGTATACAATTTGTGTGAAACTTCCGATTCAGGTTTATAATGTTGAAACACAACTGTACCGATAGCAGATGAATAAAAAAATATTTTTATTCCAATAATAAAATAAATAATTATTTCTAGTATGGTTTCTACGTTAAAATACATTAATATATACATATAAAATAAAGTCAAAAGATAAAAAGTAACAATTACAAAGTAAAAAGTAACAATTACAAAATTAAAACCTATGTTATTACTAACAATATACAATGAATTTTACACCTTTAGATGAAGCTTACCAAATAGTGCATGTACGCCCAACGACTTATTCGGGAACAATTCTCTATGATCCTACATGTATCTTTTGCAACTACAAAATTTCTATACCTTTATTGCAGGATGGTTCGTTTCGCCGTTGTATGCAGTGTAGGAAAGAATTCAAAACAAGGATTTTAACAAGGCCTATACCAAATTACAATCATTCTATCCACCACTTAAAACCAAAAACAGAAGAGTAATAAAAAGAATGGTAGAAAACAAACTTAAAGACAATTATTCATGGTTGAATAGTATAACATACTCAAATTGCTCGTATAGCTCAGTTGGTTAGAGCATCGGTCTTATGAGCCGAAGGTCTGCGGTTCGAACCCGCATATGAGCAAATTAAATAGTTTCTTACAGCCACAACAATTCAATAAATGAAATATGACCATCCCGTCATACTAACCATAAGAAACTAGCAACTAAGGAGTTGTAATGCATGGGTAGCGAAGTGGTCAGTTATTATTCTTTGAATAAAGTTACAATGTTGTAGCTCCAAACGAAATAACCCATTAAAACGCATGCGACTTAAGATCGCACCCTTTATGGTTCGTGGGTTCAAATCCCACCTCATGCATTCATATTATACTATAATTTCAATTACTTATAGTATAGTAGTTAAACAAACAATACAAGATAGATGATAAGTAAAATTTTCATATACGTTTTCTAAAGGTATATTAAAATCATGATACATGAAATTCTAGAAAATCACGAGACAACTATAGAAAACGTAAAACACGTTTTTTACAGCAACTATAGCAACAAACAATTGTTTATCAGTTTTGCAGGAAAAATAGATAAATATGTATCCATTACATGGTTTTATAATCAGTTTGATTTCTTAGGAAATTTTTTATTTTTAAAGAATGATGAACATTACAATACTTACAACGAAGAAAAATACGAACGATTAATCAAATACTATATGGATAAATTAAACATAAGAAAGTTAATTACTTATGGACCTTCTATGGGAGGAATTGCCAGCATCATGTATGGTCTGAAATTCAACGCAGACATGATTATTTCCATAGATCCGAATCCAATAGAATTTGACTATCGTATTTTATTGGATCAAATTCGTAATTATACAAATAACTTTGACTACAAAACCAAGTTGTTTTTAAGTTACACGTTTATGAATGACTGTAACACATTATGTCCATGGACCAAAGATATCATCGACGAATTAAAAATGAAGAACTTGTTAGTTACGTTGCATCCATATCGTTGCACAGAACATTTGGCATTCATACCTTCCAAAGAATTTTTGATAGATATAATTAAAATGAATGAAAGATTAACTGTGAAAAACTATACCCAATCAGTACAATGGTTTTAATTTAACACAAAAATGAATTACACAAAAAGTTATTTAATAACTTTTTATACAATATAAATAACTAACCAAAGATGATTACTTTTCATACATCCAACTATGTAATAAAACACGACAATGGAAACAACTTTATGTTATATTTACAAAATGGTTCTTATGATACGAAACGTTGTTTGTACGAATCTATTATCAAAACAATTCCACAATCTTTTTCTTTTATAAATCCAGAAACACAAGAATTACATTTCCAAGCTAACAAAATTCAACTTTTGTTAGATTTTCTCAAGAATAATCGTGTTTCCTGGGAACAATGTTTGTTACTCATTGGATTTCTAAGCAAACAAATCCAAGAATTAGAAAAAAGAGGGTATGCTATTGTTGGTTTTAATTTGCAAGATGTTATCATGCTTGATGAATCTGTTTTTTTGTTTGTGAATAATGAATATTTATTTCCTTTTAATAATAAATATGTAACTTTGGTTACTCCTTTAAAAAAACCATATTTTTCTAGTCCAGAAATATTACAACTAACAAAAATACCAGCCAAGATTCATTATAAAAGTTGTTATTATAGTTTAGCATCTTTAGTAGTCTGTTGTTTCTTACAAGAATATGTATTCAAAGGCAATGAAGTTAAGAAAGATCATGAATTGGAAACTATTTTAAAACCATTGTTTGCTACAAAAATGTATTGGTTTTTGAAACGTTGTTTTGTATTGAACCCTGAAAATAGACAAATGCTATTTATTTGAGATTGTAATTTATTATCTGCGGATAACATATATGTCTATTGTAGCCTTTAAAAGAAAATCAGTTATTCAATATGGATCTAAGCGTTCAGGTAAAGCAGATGATCAGTATTGGGTAAACCAAGGTCCTTTTGGACCAAAAACTTCCTTAACTTCCGTTTGTTTGGAACAAGGGACTACAGCATTTGGACCAGGAGGTACGCCAGGGGTTCGCTCAGGGTTTTCCTTACGAGGTTCCTACTCTAACACAGGAAGAATTGGGAATAACTGGAAGTTTAGTAAAGTAAGAACACCGTTTCGTGGCGTGTATCCAGTAGGAAACGGAGGTATTCAAGGACGTTACCCATACAGCGTTGTTTTGCCTGAATGTGCGGGAGGAGTTTCGGTAAAAGGAACCACGAATTTGTACGTGAAACCTAGCGATGTCTCTACCAAAACTATGATTGATCAGCGATACCGATGGATTAATTCAGGACAATATCCTAACTATTGGGTTCAGCCAAATTACGGAACCAGCAATTTATCCGACAATACAAGTCAAGGATTGTACATTCATATCAAATCGGCTGCCAATGACTGTGTAGTGGATACCAATGCGTACCAAAAATATGTGGGGCACGTGGTCAATTGTGGATCAACTGGATGTCATACAACGCCTGCAAGAGGTTACAAAATGGTGGTACAACAAGGGGTTGCACCTTACACAAAGAATTTACGTATTCCTCAAACAGCAAGCCAGCATACGCTACGTATTCAGCAACAATGTGCAAATCCTAAACCATGGCAAAAACCGAATCCTCCTGCCACAAATGGAGATACGTGTGGAGGTGGAAATACGATGGTGAACATTGATGTAGTTGGTTAATAAAAATAAAAAATAAAAAAATAAAAAAATGAAACCAAAAATAGAAATGATATATTATGATAAATCTACTTGTATTATACCATGAGTGATGATATGATTAAAGACGAAAACGATGAAGAATTTAATCAATATATAGATGATTTCCATAACCATCATGTTATATATAAGCATTTTAGCAACATAAATGAGTGTAAAGAATTTCTAGACTATCTACATAATTTAAATATAAAAACTACCAATATTTGTTGTGGTGGGTATGGCTGTGGAATTTCTAAAACTTTATTTCCTAATGTTGATAACATCATAAGTGATTATGCGGGTTATAAAACAAAATATAACGAGGACTCCGCAAAAATGATAGAATGCTGTGTTTGTTATGAAAATACAAGAAGAGTTACATTGTGTGGACATGCATTATGCGAATCTTGTGTTACACAATTGCAAAAACAATACTGTCCTTACTGCCGCCAAAATATATAGTATAGTATAGTATAATATAGTATAATGAATCAATCTATATACACCTTTTCTTATTTAGAACAACTTATGTTAATTTTCCATTGATATATATATTTATTATCACCTAACAATATATATATATATAAATCATCATGGCAAACAGTGTTTTGTATAACCGTTTTTTCAATTCTAGTTTGTTTCATGGAGGCACAAAAAAAACGAAATCTTTTAACAGCCTAATTTCATTAATCAACGACAAAAAAGGATTCTTGTTGCTCGTTTTTGCCAATCTCATTGTTCAATTGGGAATCACTTACTATACCTTTATGAAAACACCGGCTACCAAAGTTACATCAATGCAGCGTTTTGGTATCATTTTATTAATGTTTATCATGATTTTTGTGTTGATTTTTCCCTTGCCTTCCTGGATAAAATTCCCTTTGTTTTGTCTGTTCTCTGTTTTACAAGGACTTTTTTTATCCATGCTCAAGACACATATAGATCAGAATATGATTCAACTTGCACTTTCTGGAACCATGAGTATTTTTGTATTTTTATTTACATTTGCACTAGTACTTATGGGTTTTGGTGTTTATTTATCTAATGCTTTTGGTATTTTTCTCTTTTGGGCTCTTTTATTGTTGATTTTATTTGAAGTCATTAGTATATTTGCAGGAACAATGAACCTCATGCGAAAAGGATTTGCTTTGATTGGGTTACTTATTTTTTCGCTGTACGTTATTTATGATACGCATACTATTTTACAAAGAAACTATTTTGGAGATTTTATTACGGCTTCCTTAGACTACTATTTAGACATTCTGAATATTTTCTTAGATGTACTAACATTAAATAATAACTAAATTATACATTTGATCTATTGTTAGAAAACTGTTTTAAAAAATCGGTTTCATATGACGTAGCTGCAATGATAGAGCTTCCATTTACATACACGCCATATCTTCTGTCAATATTGTCTGTTTCTTTTTCCAAAACCAAGTGATAATAAGTAAATACATCGCAGGAATCCACGATTTCAAAGTCATCGTTAAACATAGTAATTAATAAATATTTGTTATCTATTTCATCTACTGGATGAATTTCTATTGTCTTTTGTTTTTGTGATGGAGTTAAATCATCTACTAAAAGACTATGTCTCCCTAATAATATCAGATCCTTTTCAAGATCAGGATATTTAGACGATTTAGACAATTTGTACATACAATCACTTATTGAATCAGGGTTATTCACCATTGTGTTATGCCCAATATGCGTAACTTTTTTGATGCCATGTTTATAAGTAACGATATCATCCCCAACTTCTATCTCTGCAACTGGTTTATACACTTTTTGCTCATTGGTCAAGGATAATACAGTGGTATTTTCGTTAAAACAAGCAGCTGTTGCTGTAAATAAGTTATTTGAAATAACAAAGTATCCAGTGTTAGTATCTTCTAGAGTAAAATGAAAGAACCCAGGGCGGTTAGATAAGTGTATAATGTAAACAAAAGTGATGTTTTCATCGGAATATTCGTAGGATGCTAATTCAGCATTATTTATAACTGGCGATCGTAGTTTAAAATGAATAGTTTGAAGTGAAGTCGGCGGAGCTCCTATAAAGTTACATGTCATTTTCAAGGCTATGTTGTTTGTATGAATAATCCCATGTCCAGGTACAGCTCCAGTGATAGAAGTAATACCATTATTGATATAAAACACCGTGTTAATGATAACACGACAAACAAACATGTTACTTTCACTATTGATTGCAGTAATGGTCATTACAAAACGTCCATTGTTAGTAGCTTTTCCTGAAATAACGCCAGTTTGTGAATCAATAGTCAACCCGCTAGGTGCTCCTACTAAAGAAAAAATGTATTTGTTATTATACACTATTGATTCCGGTACAATTGGATCAATCAAGGTCAGACAAGGATAACTGGTAAAATATGAATATTTCAAAATGTTTATATTATTATTATTATCCACAACATGAATGTCTATAGGTACATTGCATCCCCATTGGTTCTCCATTGTAACTGTGATAATAAACTGAATGTTTCCTATTTTTAATCCAGACGCGGTAAAATTTCCATCCTTTGTATCAAAAACTACGCCCTCTGAAGAGGTAGCTGAATATGTGATTTTAGAATTGGGCAACTGACCTTTTAAGATATGACTAGATGTAAATGACGTACCTATCATAATGGTTGTTTTTATTTGATAAATTGCTTTGAATATCATTAATAATGAAATGATATAAAAATTTTAAGGTTTCTACTAATTTGAAGTTCAATTTTGAAATAAAAAGTCAACTCAAAAATAATAATTTGTTAGAATATATTATAGAAAATATGTCATTACAAAATATATTTTCTAAAAAAAATATGAATTTGATTGTTGGTCTTATCACTTTGTTAGTGATTTTATGGATTGCAATGTATGCCATTCCTAGTTTGTTTGTGAATTTATTTGACACATTTTTAGGACAACTTATATTAGTCGGATTTATTATTTTAGCTATCATGCATAATATGTTGTTTGGCGTTGGATTAGCAACTGTCTTTGTTATATTGTATCAGTTCTCTCATATGAAAAAATAGATCACACCTTGTGACGTGATTAAATTATAGTTTAGGTAACTATAATTTATTTAATTTTTATTTATATACAGTATTTATAGCATAAGTCTTGAATGAAAATGAAAACCTATTATATGTATTTTATTTTCATGTTACTTTTACTATTAATAGTACTATGGGTTGTATACATTCATTTTTTTAATAAAACAAAAGAAGGGTTTATATGGTCTAACAAGTCTATTCGCGATTTTTTAACTTTTCAAAATACAGTAAACCCAAATACACAGTTTAATATGGAAATGATTCAAACCCAAGCTTCTGAGGACGAACTATCCGCTCTATTATGCGATGGTTATTGGCCTTGGTCAGAAAAAACACAAACGCTTTATATAAATGAGGTCAGTCATAATCCAATTGTCAAGATGAGTCCCCAAGCATCCATGAATTACGCGAGAACTGTGTATAATGAAAATGCAACGAAACAAATGTTGTCATGGAATACAAAAGAAGGACAATTTTTATTGAGTGGCGTGAGTATTTATAAAAAGGATGGAACAAAAACGGGAAACGTAAAATGTGAAATGGACGAACATGGAAAAACATTCATGAAAAAAACAACATACCAAGGAGACAATTTGTGGAATGGCTATAAAAATACAAAAACAACAAATTTAAAAAACAATGAACTACCAAAAGAAATTCCTGGGTTTCATTTTATAAAAGGTCCTTGCAATCCTTGCGTAGCATTGGATAATGATTACAGCTGTCCATTTGAATTAGACACTAAAGATACAGGTACTGTTAGTGAAGTTTGGAAAAGTTTGTGGTCTATATAAAGTGTTATTAGGGCGATGAAGTAGAACTAACCGTTCTTATTGTATCCAAAACATCCTGTGTTGCATAAGGTGAATCTAAATTATCCGATAATGTATAAAAATTGGGACTATGTTGGTCGCTATCGCTATCGATATCGTTATCATCGCTGTCATTATTAACTTTACTCTTTTTGTTTCGTGATAAATGAGGAAAACGTGGACTTTCGCAAGAAGACATACGTTTGAATTCACGATTAAGAGACACGTTGTAGGTGGTTTGTCTTCCTTGCGAAGTTTGACGAGCGCAAGTATAGATGCCTGCATACTCAGTTCCAATAGTATTGTAACTAATGTATAAATCGTCGCATAACATTTTCAAAAATTTATCTTCTTCCAGTTGATTGGTTTTTATATAATCCATTAATTCATTTAAAAAAGAATATACATATTCTTTTAGTTTAGTTGTTTCTTCGTCCAAATCATCATGAAAATAATGAAATATGTTGTTATTTTTTTCTTTTAAATTAAATGTGTTTTTTTTTACTAAGTATAACAACTCTTGCGTACGTTGACGAAATGCATATTTGGTGCAATCTACAGGGTGTTCCTTTGGATAGTATACCGAACCATATTCAGATGCATTTAAATGTATGGAAAAGGATGATTTTTTAGGATTGGATGATCGTACTTGATATATTTTTTCATTACCTTTGGATAAACTTCCTATATACAGTTCGCTACACCATTCGTTGGTTATATAGTTGTATATTTCACAATTCATACATCGTACTATAACTTTTTCAGCCACTTTATTTAATAAATGATGTGTTATTTCGCCATAAACAAAAGATGCTTTTTCTAGCGCATCAATAAAAAAATAAGAGCCCATGTTGTTGTTAGAAAGTTCAGTCATTAAATAGGCATCATGGTCGGTTCCATATCCCATAAATATGTTTGTATATTCTTTTGAAACAAGAGATTTCAAATAATCTGTTTCTACAGATCCATTGGTTGGAACACCATCAGTTAAAAATATATGAGTTATTTCATGGGTAGGAAAGTTCGCCCTATAAGAATCCATATGTTTGTTGGCATATTTCAAAGCTCTTTCTATATTGGTAGAGCTTTCAGGATAAATGTCCTTTATTTTATCAGAAATATCTTTTGCATTCTCAGGAGTTATAGTGACGGTTTCAACACAACAAGCAACTTTATCATCAAATGTATTTACATGTATAGAAATATCGCATGCAGTTACTGTTGAAAATAAACGGATCATGTTTTCCAATGTAAAAATGATATGCTCCATTTTTGTTTTTTTATCTTTGCAAAGATAACTCATGGAGCCAGATTTGTCAATGGTGAACACCAAATGTTGATGTGGCAGTTTTACTTTTGTTAAAGGATTGACATTGATTCGCGCTATTCCAAATATATCGTTTGCATTCGTTTCCAAAAGAGGAAACGAAAATTCAATATTAGGATCGTGATATTGAATAAATGCTTTTTGGATGATTGTGTCCATCGGGTTTTGTATTTATCATATGAAATTGTTTTATATTCATTTTATTTTATATTATACAATTAACAAGTGTATTCTATTAAATATCAATTACAAATTAACATGAAAAGTATTTAAAGTCTATCATGTAAATAATAAAATGGAATCCCAATCTTCAACTGAAATTCCGAATTCTGATGGAACGAAAAAACAAACACGTCTTGTAGATATAGTTGTAACCAATCAAAACGAAGCATTGCAATTAATTGTCACTTTTTTACACTTAGCCCAAAAAAGAGGTGCATTTACATTGGATGAGTCATCTAAGATATGGGAATGTGTTAAACATTTTCAATAATGTATAAATTTATTATATAAATTTATTATAATGACAATAAAAATATATTACGGAAATAACAATACATATATTGATGTTACGGATATTTGTTTAACAAAATTAATAAATGACCATATGATAACAATTCCTTGTGGCGATGACAATAGAGCACGTTATTTCACAGATCCGTTATATGCAGTTAAAAAAATAATAGTTATTGAACACAATAATTGTGTGACAGAGTATGATGATTCTTGTACAATCAAAATAAATACATACGACTACACAATACACTCCTCAAACGAGTATACCATAAATAGTACACTACTTGAAATACAATCTAAGTTAAAATTGAATTATGGTAGTTTTTATGAAGAGTTACCAGAACAAAAAATGGTAGTTAGGTATTTAATTGGAAAAGAAAAAGTTTTAGAAATAGGTGGAAATATAGGAAGAAATTCTTTAGTGATAGCTTCTATTTTAGAGAATAGCAATAACTTAGTGACACTAGAAAGTGATACAACTATAGCAAATCAATTAACAGAAAATAGAGATATGAATAATTTTCATTTTAATATAGAACCTTCTGCATTATCAAATAGAAAACTAATACAAAAAGATTGGGACACTTTACCAAGCGATGTATTACAAGAAGGTTATACATGGGTTAATACCATTACATTAGATAGATTAAAAACAAAGTATAATATTGAGTTTGACACGCTAGTACTAGATTGTGAAGGTGCTTTTTACTATATTTTACTAGATATGCCTGAAATACTGAATGGTATTAATTTAATTATTATGGAAAATGACTATCACGACGCTTCTAAAAAAGACTACATTGATGAAACATTAAAAAAGAATAACTTTATGAGACATTATGTAGAAAGTGGAGGATGGGGACCTTGCAGTGACTATTTTTTTGAAGTATGGAAAAGAGTAATTATGTAAATAGAAAATAGAAGACCTATTTAATATATGGAAATGCATAACATATTATTTATTATGTTATTCATTAAATAAACATAAACGCTCCAAACAGGGATCGAACCTGCGACCTCACGGTTAACAGCCGTGCGCTCTAACCAACTGAGCTATTAGAGCAAAATAAGTGTGGTGTGCTTTATCCATGAATTTTTTTATTTGTATTGCTGTCTGGATAAAAAATGTAGATTATTGATAGGATCCTCAATAATAAAATATAATAGTTTTTTTAAAAAGGTGCTTCATCCATTTTAAAATATTTTAATTTTAATTTTTAGTTGCTGTATGGATAAGAGTGAATAAAGGTTACACGTACACCCAACGTGGGGCTCGAACCCACGACCACCAGCTTAAAAGGCTGGCGCTCTACCAACTGAGCTAATCGGGTTTAAGTTGCAGGTTCCATAACAATTTAATTATTATTATTATTATTGCTATGTACGGAACCTTATCTCATTACAAGAAGAAGATCTCTTTAAGTTCTTTTTTACACCTTTACACCCTTGAAGATTTAAAATAGCACTTTCGCGCCAAATCAAAAAGGTTTATCCATTTCAGAAATATGTAAATTTTGGTTATGGAATTTATCCTAAAATTTATGAAGTTTTAGGTAAGGTTGAAATGAAAATCTTCACTCACATGCCTTTTTATAAGATAGAATACCTTCCCTTACTGGAGCAATTCACGATAGACTTCTTACTATTCATTGCTAATTAAGTTACTTAATTTGTCTTTAAGTTGGTTTGTCCCAATTTAAATCTTCAAGGGTGTAAATATTTCAAACGCCGTTTTTAAGTTAAAAATACAAAAAAATGTGTTATATAATAGAATGTTATTTGGAAAATATACATATGGAAACCCGAATATTCATTGGAAAAATGAGAATGCTAAATTAGTTGTTGGTAACTTTTGTTCAATTGCAGTAAATGTAAATATTTATTTAGGCGGTAATCATAGAACAGACTGGGTTACCGCATATCCATTTGGTCATATACATGAAAATATATTCAATAACTTTAATGGACTAGGTCACCCATCAACAAAAGGTGACGTAATTATCGGTAATGATGTATGGATTGGAGAAAATGTAACAATTATGTCAGGTGTTACTATTGGCGATGGTGCTGCAATCGCTAATAACAGTCATGTGGTTAAAGATGTAGAGCCATACAGTTTAATTGGAGGAAACCCAGCAAAATTAATTAAATATAGATTTACACCAGAACAAATAGAAAAATTATTAGAAATTAAATGGTGGTATTGGGATGACAAAAAAATAAATGCTTTTACGCCGTTATTATGTAGTAATAATATTGATGAATTTATAAAATCGGCATTTGAAATGTTAAAAGGTGTAAAATAATATGTTTATTTATCTGATTTATTCAATGATATTTTCCAATACCATGGAAAATCATATACTATTTTGATATCTTTCCCACTTAACAGCCGTTCTTTTGCAAAGTCAGCTTGTTCATGAGAATTCCATTCCGTATAATGCAAAAACACGCATTTATATGATTCGCCTTTCAATGTTTTTTTATGAACAATGTCTACACGATCAATTTTTCCAAAGTTTAGTTTATAAAATACTTTTAATATTTGATCTCGGGTTACATTCATATGTACACGAGGAATACACATACTTAGAACATATTTCATTATATAGATGTATTACTATAAATAAACTATAATGTAGATTCAATTTTTTACAAAATATTATACCCTTGAAGATTTAAACCCGCACCCCTATTTAGTAAACATGGATTCACTAAATAGAAACTATATTTTTCTTGATTTTCTTGATTTTCTTGATTTTCTTGATTTTCTTGATTTTCTTGATTTTCTTGATTTTCTTGATTTTCCTCCATATTTTGAAATTTCTGGTAATAATTCTTCAGGTATTTTGTTCGGAATTACTTTATCCATAATTATGTTTTTTGCTTTCGGGATAAAAACACCAAATTGTTTGGTAAATTTAATACTACTATCAAATGGGTCTATATCTTCATTATCACCGGTTAAAGGTGTATTACTTACAATTAATATTTTACCATGAGGGTCTTCGAATACATATGCCAATCTTTCTACTGTGAGAGCATCCGGGTCATCCGGGTCATACGGGTCATCCATTGTTACTACTTCTATAAATTTACCTTTGGTTTTTTCATTTGTTTTTCTATCCAAAATCAAATATTCTTTGCCTATTACAAGGTCTTTGGGTTGAGCTTCTGTAAGGTTTTTTTCATCCACCACGTCAAGATTTCCTGTCAATTGTTTTTGAACATAACCTTCTTCAGAAGTTACCAGTCTTTGAAACTCTGACATTATATATTATAAAGTGAAAATATTTTACAAATACCTAAAATATAAAAATAAAATAAATTTAGAACCAGATGATGTAAATGTTCCAAATGTGAAATAGGTATTTGTGTGAAAAATATGGTAATGGAAAATCCAAAACCATACAAAACAGGAAACATTCCCGACCAATGGACTGATTTGTTGTAAGAACGGATGCGGTTATTGGAATAGAGATTTGAATGGAGAAACAAATATTTATAAAATTGCTTATAATTCGATAAATAATAAAGAAAGACCAAATTTTTTATCAAGAAGCAATAACTTATCAGGGTTTTTAGAAGAATTCCCAAAATCAAAATTTACATGACTTGAAATAAGCAAACCTTGAAGTGTCCTTTCATTTTTTTACGCAGTTATAAGAAAGGTGTAAATCTTCAAGGATGTAAATGATATAATAAATAAATTTAAAAATATAGGAATAATAATCTAAAATGAACCGTATAACAAGCTACTATTCATTTATGAAACTATGCGCTACTAACAAGTTATGGTTACAAAAATACGAAAAACTAGGACATCCCAAACCATTTGATGTCTCTTTAAGAGATGGACTACAATCTTTGTCAAAAGATGACCAAAACAAGTTTACGATCCAATATAAAATAAATTTATACAAAGAAATAGTAGAAAATCACAATCCTTTACAAATTGAAATTGGGTCTATTACATCTAACAAAGTACTTCCTATTTTTAATGATTCCAAAGATTTGTTAGATTACGCAAGAAACAATTATAAAGACAAACAACATTTTATGTTAATCCCAAATAAAAATAAATTAATAGAGTTCTTGTCAATTATGAATATAATGTCGGATACATCGCAAGAAAAAGACTGTAAGTATATATCTTTGATTACATCTGTTTCTAACAGTTTTCAAAAAAAGAATACAAAAAAAAATATTCACGAAAATAGGTTTGAAATAAATGATATGTTGAACATATTGACACACACGATGACCCCAAACTATTATGTTAAATTGTATATTTCATGTATTAATGAGTGTCCCATAGAAGGAAAAATAAACAATGATTTTATTGTTGACGAAATTGTAAAGTATCATACTGAAAACATTGAAAAAATACACAACATTTGTCTTTCAGATACGGTGGGAACCTTATGTGAATCAGATTTTACGTATATTGTAGACAAATGCAATAAGTTAGGTGTACCTTTTTCTACGTTTTCGTTGCATTTACATGTTAATAAACAGAACCATCAATCTGTGCAATCTACCGAAAAAATATTTTATTCGGCATTGGACAGAAACATAACCTTATTTGATGTATCTTTGTTAGAGTCAGGTGGGTGTTCTGTCACCATGAATAAGTCACAACTATTGCCTAATTTATCCTATGAATTATATTATGAATGTCTGTTAAAATATATTATCTCTAAAACAATATAAAGAAAACAGGTGTTAAGTAATTGTTATACACGGGTCAGTAATTATATGTTGACCCCAAATAACCGACTTTAGCTCAGGTGGTAGAGCGGTTGACTGTAGTAGGTTCGTATTGTTATCAACATGTCGCTGGTTCGAATCCAGCAAGTCGGAAAAATATGTATATATCTTAAAAATATATATACATATATATTATACTAAATAACTCAAATGGCTAATGCAATCGGAAATATTATTAAATTAACTTATAATTCTACTGCAGTAAGTATAAACCCTTCTGATTATAATTTAGAAAATGGTAGTGATCTAGATGATTCTGTAGATACAGATGAAGATGTAGCTGCGAATACTTCCAATCATATGATGATTCCTTATAATCATCAATCACAGGTTCCTGATGTAGAAAATAACCTTACGACGAATGTATCTCAAGAAAATACGAAACAGACGGTCATGTATGATAAAACTACAAGCATGGATAAAGTTCTTTATAAAAAAATGAATTATAAAGAGTTTGAAAGTATAATCAACAAAAATTATTTTGAAAATAATCACAAATATTCCAACTCATTAGATATTTTAGCTAGTTACTTGAAAGGACAAAAAATAATATACATGGAAGCCAAATATTTTTCAGAATCACAATTGAATAAACTGATGTTGCCTTCTATTTTTTTGTCCACTGCAGCTACTATTTTAGTTGCAGTAGTGAAAGATTATCTTTGGGGAACAATCCTCATTGCATCCATTAACGGTGTAATTGCGTTTTTATTAGCACTTGTAAATTACTTGAAACTAGATGCTCGATCTGAAGCATATAAAATATCTGCACATCAATACGATAAATTACAAAGCATGGTAGAGTTTAAGTCTGGATCTATTTTATTGTTTCCAAATGATGACGCTAATGCGAACGACAAAAAACCAAAAAACGAAGACATACTTATTAAAACAATTAATGACGTAGACCAAAAGATATCTGAAATAAAGGAAACTAATCAGTTTATTATTCCTCTCACGATAAGAAACAGATACCCTATTATTTACAACATTAATATTTTTTCTATTATCAAAAAAATAGAGGATAAGAAAAAACGAGCTATTACTATTTTGAAAAATATCAAAAATGAGATTAGATATTTGAATAAAATAGAAGAAGCAAATTATGCGTTAGATACTAAACAAAAAGCTCGTTTGGTCAAACTATTTAACTTGAAAAAAGACTACGTTAAAGAAATATTAGTGTTAAAATCCGCATTTTCTGTCGTGGACCAAATGTTTTTACAAGAAATGAAAAATGCAGAAATAATTAAACAAAATTGGTTCAGAAGTATTTTGTGTTGGAAATACACACTAGACTTAAAAGAACCAGGTAGTTTGAATCATTTTATTAGCGGAATTATGGATCCTTTTAAAGACAAAGAAGAAGAAGATAAAAAACAACGCGAAGAAAGAATTAAGAAAGAAGAGCTTGCAGAAAAACTAAGAATAAAAGAAGAGAGAAAAAAGAAAAAGGAAGAAAAACTTGCAAAATGGAAACAAGAACATGAAAATAGAACAATTCTATGTTGGCCGTTTTTTTATACAGTTCCAAAAAATGTACCGCCCAAATCCAATGATTATCCGGAAGATATATCTCAAGCGTCTCCTTTACCTAAAGACACCATTCCGACTAACCAGGATAACGCTTTGCCTAAAAAGCCAGGTTCAAGTACCAATCATTTAGTTTTGTCTGAAAATGATCAATCCAGTAGTTATGCCAATTATTATGATGACTATGATGAGTTTCCTTTGTACTCTTCTTCGCATGCAAGAATACGCCAAGATGAATGTATATATTATGAAAATGATTTTTACAGTTCTCCTTCTTTTAAATATTCTTCTCCAGTGAGTCATTCTACTTCATTAGTAACGACCAACCCAAAAAGACCTGTATTGCCGCATGAGATATTACATGCAAGTAGCACGATAATTCAAAAATACATAAGAAGATTTCTTGCAAAAAAAAAAGCCTTTTTACGCAAAAATACAAAGAAGACGCAAAACACAAATATACAAGATATAAACTTATAACCCTATAAGTATGAAGAATTATAGCTATACAAACTTATGGTAACCGATTTTTTTATATATTATTATAATATAAAATGACATCATTAACAAAAACGCGTAAAAATGTTCCTTGGAGAGGATGGAGTAAAGAAAATCCTACCGCGTATCAACGAACCAAAATGATGAAACATTGTGGAAGAAAATGTTTTTTAGGACCTAATAAAAGTTTTCCTATTTGTAAAAAAAATACTTGTAAAATAAGTAAAAAAGGTGTATATGCAGCATATGTAAGAGCTAGAGAATACACCAGCATAAAAGGCTCTAAAAAATATAAAACTATTTCTAAAAAAGCTTATCGTATGTTACACCATTAATAAAAATAAAATTGATTTATTTATTGCATTAGATAAATATATCAAGTTAATTAAGCATACAAAATATTATATGTTAAACGGCAATTTAACATAAACAAAATATAGTCACATTATACAAAATACCCTGTGAGACAACAACAATGAACGAACCCTGTAAACATACAACCGAAAATAGCGATGATGACGGCTGGGGGTTTTACGTAGTATTGGATGTAGAACAATCATTCTTGAATGTATCATCTATCCGTACATATTATACAAAAACAGTACCCGCTTTGCCGCCTATTGAAGAAGATGATGAAATGACTGAACAACCTCTTATTTGCACGAATAACGATACACTGAAGTTTGATTTAGAGCAACTTAAATATATATATGCAGTGTGCATGATATCTTGTTTGTATCTGTGTGTTTTAGCTATGAACTAGTTTCAGTTATTTGTAAAAAACGGCTGGTTGCATATAGTTCACATAATTTAATTGTCCGCATGGACTATTCCCAAAAAGTTGTCCTTGAGGATCAATGGTATAATAATTATAAAATGGTGTCAATGAAGGATTTGTAGTATTAACAGGAACGGATAGTGCATTATTACGAGCAAGTGTGTTTACTTCAGTCAAATTCTCTTGAGAATATAACCCATAATTAAGGTTAAATGGATTTATTTGATTTACATAACTAGGTTTGTAGAGTAAATAATAATAATTATATCCCAAATTAGGACTGCATCTAATATTAGATAATATTTGTCTTTTTTTGATATTCAGGTAATCAGACTGATAAATTATAGGTTGAATCGTTCCAAAGGTAGGTTTTGCAGGAATTGTTTGGAATGCGTGTGCCATAAACGTTTATATATAGTAATGCAATATATTACTTTTTTGGTTTATAATGGATGTCTTGTACTATTTGATCCAAATGCAAATGTTCTATTAATTTAATTTTTAAAAACTGTCTATTTGTTTTCGTAGACAATGCAAGGGTTTTATAAATATTACTTTTCAAAAATGTCTCTAAAATATTTCCTTCTTCTTTATTTTTCAAAGGTATATATATTATGTTAGGTCCTATTCCATATTTTCCATCAAAATCAGATTCAAATTTTAAATCAGGTGAAATTAAAAAAACAGCTATTTTTTTTATTCCATAACCAATCGCTAACTCTACAGTGTTTGCAAATATTTTTTCGGAAGGTTTGTAAATGAGCGTATATTCTCCGTTTAATTGGTTATACTGGCTTGTTGGTTTTCCACGGTTGTATACGGATCCATTGCGTTTTAAAGAAACATATTTATTCATTAATTCTTCTGTATAATTGGTCCAGTTTCGTACTGGATTCAGAGGACGGTTTGTCAGACTACATTCAAACTCTTCGCCATGATTTCCAAATATTTTGGTAACACTGGACTCTTCCATATTCATGACAAAATAACACATATATTGTTGTATTTTTGGGAAAAAGGACTGTATTGTTTTATGGAATGAAATTAAAGTAATGTTGTTTTGTATGAGTTTCAAATAAGTTTTAGACCCTCCACTAAATAAATTGTCCGGTGTAATAAAGGCAATCCATCCATTTCTGTTTAATAGTTGCAAACACCTTAATATAATTCGTTCATATAACTTGTTTTTACCACTACTACGACGTTTAATACCACCTATCCCACTTAGCACATCATCTTGAAATGGAGGATTGCCAACAATCATATCAAACCCTTTTTTATTAAAAGAATTACAAGTTAGAAAATCTCCTTCTATGATATTTGCGTTAGGACCGAATATTTTTTTAACAACATTCGCGTTTCGGTCATTTAACTCTACCATGTATAACATATTTTCAATAATATGTTTACTTCGCTGTTTTGGATCAGGGATCCATGATGCTAACCCACTCATTAGTTTCATGTATACCATAATTATAAAGTTACCAGTACCGCAAGTTGGATCTATCCACGTTAAATAAGGATCTGACCAAACAGTTTCAGGAAAATGATTAATTATTTCTTCAATTAGCTTGGGTGGTGTAAGTACTTCACCGTATTTGTTTTTTTCGTTGGTTCTAATTGGTAAATATGAATTCATCATTTCGTAAAGTTCTGTATTAGTTAATTCATGTATCATATTATATGATACTATATAATGTTATGGAAAATAACTTTTCACAATGAAAATATTGGTAAAATAAATAATGTAAATAAATGATATAATGAGTGACGACTGCACTAGGGAATTTGGACATCATATTCAATTGAATCATACACAATGTGCATGCAAAGATCATACAAAACGATATTATAAAGAAGTACAAAAAACCCAAAACAGTAATCTATTAAAAACCAGTAAACTGGTATTTCCTGCTAGCTATTCTTTATCTAAGCGATACCCTTTACCGATAGTAGATCAACTTAGTTTAGGCGCCTGTGTAGCAAATTCATATGCAAGTATCATCCAAAGTTTGTACAATAAATTTCCAAGTCGGTTGTATTTGTATTTCAATGGCAGAGTAGGAACACAAAATAGTGTTACTCAAGACACCGGACTAGATTTATTGCAGTCAATGCCTATTTTTACTAGTTTTGGTATTGTACCAGAGGATAACTGGAAATACAATATATCTAAATTTACCGTAATGCCTCCTTATTCAACGACTTATAGAATAGCAGACACGTATAAACCCGTAGTAACGAAAGCAATCCCTCAAACTAATGATGATATAAAAACAGCTTTATTAGCTGGTAAGTTTGTCATCTTTGGGTTTTTGGTTTTTCCTAGTTTTATGACAAATAACGTTGCATCAACTGGTATTTGTCCGGTGCCGTCACCAAATGAAACTACTATTGGAGGACATTGTATGCACATAGTTGGTTGGTGTACCTACAACAACATGGATTATTACATATGCCGTAACTCATGGGGAAAAGTATGGGGAAATGATGGAAATACTAATCCTAGTAGTAAATTTAAAAATAACGGGATAAATGGCGGATTTGTTCATATTCCGTCCAGTTATATACTGAATCCAACGTTAGCGTTTGAATTTTTGTCAGTAGGTAAACAATAAGTTTGGATTGCAAGGTAAGTTATGAAAAAACATCGTTTCTATCTAAAAGTAATAATATATACATATTGTAATGGGTTGCGATTTTTATATTTACGTTTATCTAGAAATACAACATGTTAACGGAATATCTTATTATGAACTTCCTACTATTCGCGGTTATTATTGCGATTTAGAATGTGGTGTTTGTGATAGCGATGATGATGAAAATGATTATTATTATAATTCAACAGAATACAAAACATTATATGAAAACATGAAAAAAATATGCTTAACGTCAAGGAAACCACTTGTTATTTATACTAATAATTCATTTATGTCACCAAAACTTGAAATGAAATACTCACCAATTATTCAAAATAAAATAAACAAAAAATATGTAGAAAAATACACTCGTTATAAAGAGACCGGTACTTTTAAAAGTATGGAAGAAATAATACATATTGTAAAAAAAGAAGAACGTTATGCCGTGTAATAGTTATACATTAATATAACTTGTGAACTGAGAAAAGGTGTAATATAAATAAATATACATTTCAAAATAAATAATTGAAATAACTATTTTAAAATAAAACTGTAAATAATATATAGTCTATATTATTTATGAAGATAACCAATTATATTCAAAAGTTACTTGGACGATGTATGTGCTGTTATCCGTCGCAGGCGATACCAATAGACAAAGGAATCTGTAAACCCGATACTGTTTGTATTATAGACTATAAAGAAACGATTCCATTTGTACCAGACATTCAAGATGGACACGTAATCAAAGTGTATGATGGCGATACGATAACAATTGCGTCTAAGTTACCTTACGTAGACTCGCCTCTCTATCGGTTTCAAGTAAGACTCAAAGGTATAGATTGTCCAGAAATAAAGGGGAAAACAGAAGATGAAATATTCATAGCTCTTTGTGCAAAAAAAGAAATGGAACTTATGGTTATGCAAAAACGTGTAACTCTGAAAAACGTGACCATTGAAAAATATGGAAGGCTGTTAGCAGACGTATATGTAAATGATATTTATGTGAACGGTCACATGTTAAAAAACCGACTGGCAGTACCTTATGATGGTAAAACAAAGAAACCTCCGGAAAACTGGAAAGTGTATCATCAACAACCCTAGACCTATTTCAATATACAAAATTATCTTCAGTATCTTGTGAATCTTTATCATTCTCAATATCAGTTATATTATTTATTTTTGTAAAACAATTATTTTTTCAATCTCTTTTTGTTTTTCATCTTCAATCATTTTACAAAACTGTTGATAACTAGGAATATGGGTTGGACTTATATCGTAAAAATGTAATAATTCGTCTATCATTTTTTTACACCTTTTCTCATTTCAAACGACTACTTTCACAAGTTATGAAAGAAAATTACAAAGGAACATTTAACAAACTACTTGAAACATAGTTATAAAATATATAAATCGTAACTGCGTTTTGTCTCATTTTTCTTTTTGGTCGGTGTAATTTATAAATCTATTATTCGTAACTAGGGGAGGGGCAGCTTTTCACAAAGGTTGAATTAAAGATCATAAATACTTTGAAATGTCAAACAAAAACTATAGTCCATGTTGTTCAAATCAATAATACGCCCATATTCATCCAACAATTGAATTTGTAGTTTTTGTATATCTACCGGTCCAAAATATTGCCTTGCATAAGTAATAAGAGACAAGTTGTTTTGACTTAATAAATTAAAGAATGTTCCTTGTAATGAAATACGTGCTAAAATGTTTTTGTTTAATATAGAAGAATTAAATGCACCATAAAAACCATCATTTACATTATTATTAAAATCATCCACAACTAAATATATATAACGAGGACCTTTCAAATCAACTAATCCCTCAGAAACATAGACTGTATTATTGATATACAATCCTTCGCGAAACCCAAAGAGCCAACCTAATTTTAAAGGCAATGGGTTTACCCGATCTTCAGTTCCGTTGCGATCGGTTTTAAAATTCAAAGAGAACACAACTGGTTCAGTTCCAGCATACAGGTCGCTTAAGGAAACAATCATTTTACCACTACCACTATTAAACTCATCGTCAATTGTAAAATAAATATACTGTAACAAAGATAATGCAGGGCTAGACGAGAATGCAAATGTTTGCATTGTGTTGTTAAGGTATTGCATCAAACTTTGGTGTGTATAGTTACCATCGGGTACTTCAATCAACTGCTCCGTATTTTGAATGGTTATGAAGAAAAAATTATTTCCAAACACTTTGGATATTGCATAAAAACTTGCAGGAAATTCAAATGCAGATAATTGCATAGACACAACTTGTGTAAACCGAAACGGCAAGTCAACATGAAAATTAGAAGAAACGGTAGAGTAATAGTTACTGCGAAATCGTGTGTCAATGTTCACATTTTTTCTTAGAATACGATTATTCAAAGGGTTTATTATGCCTTCATAAAATTCACTAGGTTTGCTTTGACCATAAGGGGTTGGCGGTTTTTTGATGATAAATGTTCCACCATCTGCAATCGTGTCGCTTGGTTGCAAAGTTTTATCTAAATTGTATACGTCTTGATAGGTGTGATGCAATGTTTCTATTTTATCTCCAACTTGTTCTAATTTTCTAAACCCATTTAAAATAATTTTTTTAGCATGTTCCAAAAACGATAGTATTTTAGGTCGTATCTCTTCTTGAATTTGTTTGTTTGAAATAATATTTTTTTTTAATTTTTCATTTTTAAGTTCTAACAAGTCTAGAGTGTACCCGTTAGGTAAATCAAAGAGTTCTTCTAGTTCAGCAGTTGTATAATTTGTAATATTTAAATCAAAAGACATTTATAATAAAACTACATATAATATTTTATAATATAATACTTGATACATAGATATATTTTATTACATTGTATTAAAATATAAAGAATTACAGTAACAGAACTATATGAATAAAATTGATATATAAAATGATTGTTTACTTTTATCAATTTGCGATTAACTAACTATTAAATGACTTCTACTCAATATTCTCCATCTCAGACAAATGCCTTCAATAAATACATAGAAGGTAAAAATATATTTATTACAGGTCCGGGTGGAAGTGGAAAATCCAAACTAATAAAAGACATAAGAAGCCATGCGATTCAAAAGGATAAAAATATTCAAGTATGTGCCTTAACGGGATGTGCTGCTTTGTTGTTAGACTGCAAGGCTAAAACACTACATTCGTGGGCAGGGATTGGCATCGCAAATGCTTCTAATGAAACCATTTTGAAACGTCTTCTAAAAACATCTTATAAAATGAAAACATGGAAAGAAATAGATATTTTAGTTATTGATGAAATAAGTATGATGTCTCAGAAAATATTTGAGTTGTTAGATATGATTGGCAAAAAAGCACGAAAAAATACAAGACCATTTGGAGGAATTCAACTTATATTTTCAGGAGACTTTTATCAACTACCTCCCGTTGGAAACAAAGACGAGCCAGAAACAATGCGTTTTTGCTTTGAGAGCGATCAATGGCTAGAGACATTTTCATTAGAAAACCATGTACAGCTTGTGGAAATTTTCAGGCAAAAAGATCCAGTGTATACGTCTATTTTAAATCAAATACGGGAAGGACGTATCAAAAAAAGTAGTTGCAGGATACTAGAAGAACATGTTAATCGTCCATTGATACAAGACACTTCTATTGTTCCTACAAAATTATTTCCAACGCGATACAAGGTAGACCTGATAAATCAAACTGAAATGACAAAATTATCTACTAACGAAATAGAATACAAACTAAAATACAATTATGATTTACCCATGACTGAAAAAGAAAAATGTAAACGTTTAGAGTATAGTAAAGAGCAAATTCAAACCGAACTACAGTATATTCAAAGTAACTTATTATGTGAAGAAACAATTAAATTAAAAGTAGGTTGTCAAGTAATGTGTATTGTGAACATTGAATTACCAAACGGGTCTATGATTTGCAACGGTAGTCAAGGCATTATTACTAGAATTACAGATAACAATACCCCGATTGTGAAGTATACCAACGGAGTGGAGATGATAATGAATTATCATGTTTGGATGAGTGATACTATACCAGGAATTGGTATAAGTCAGATACCACTTATTTTAGCATGGGCTTTAACCATTCATAAATCACAGGGTGCTACATTAGATTGTGCAGAAATAGATGTAGGAAGTGCCATTTTTGAATGTGGGCAAACGTATGTTGCTTTATCAAGAATTAAAAGTTTAGAAGGGTTATATCTTACCAGTTTTGATGCAACAAAAATACGTATTAATAAAAAAGTAAAAGAATTCTACGAATCATTGCAATAGAACAGAAATTAGATTATATTAGTAGAATACATGTTAGTTAATTAGTCATGATACCATGACACGGGGGGGCTTATTAGACCGTTTAACATTTCAAATGCCGAATTTGAAAGTATAATTATATTTACAAAATAACCAACGGTTAAAAGGTCTAAAAATAGAATTATAACTTTTTTCTTCTAGCTAAATAGGCAGAAGCGGTAGTCCCCACCATGCCATAAGCTGTGTGGGGTTTATAAATATAATTTTTACTGTAGGTGTAGCAAAGGGTATTGCTACAATTGTTATATGGCTTGTTATATGGTAATAAAGTGGTATCAAACATCGTGATTAAATTGGTTGATCTGTTTAATATAGCAGATGGATAAGAGGGCATTTTATGTTATATATTATACTATTATATAAAATAAAATACCAATTATATTCCTATAGTCTATCAACGTTGTACAAGTTCTTTGACAAGATAGTAACCATGATAACCAATTGCAGCAAATCCAAGCATTAATACAAACTGGAAGTAATAACGCGGCGTTTTCGCTCCGTTTAGTCCAATCATCAGTAACACTGGAGCTACGATAAAAATATGGAATAAGTTAACCCACAAAGCATTTTTAGGATTATTATAACCGCTTATAGCAAAATATCCATGTGCAACAAAGATTAAAATACTTATGATTAAAAGAACTGTATACATAAAGGAGGGCATCTTTGTCTTAACAATGCCTACATAGAGTAGAAAAGACCCAATTATCACTAAATGAATTAAATGTACATAAAATAAGCTTGTGAATACAGAAGGGTTCATTGTTATATTATTATATTATTATATTTGTTATAGGAAGATATACATTAATATATTATTTGCCACATCCTCCGCACCCCGTAGGGGCTCGCGCCACTCTTTGAATCATGGCGCTAGATAAATCCATTTTTCCAAATCTGTTTCCCTTATTGTTTTGGGATGATTGTGATTGTAATTGTTGTAACTGTTGCTGATAGAATAATACATTATTTTTTAAAATGTTTGCTTTTGGATTGTCAATTACAGAAGCCATAGAAAAACGTCCCATTTATATTATTGGTAAATATTTTAATTCAAAGTTTTGTAATTAAATTCTCCGCGACATTACCATTTACCGCAACATCAGGAAAAAAATTAAGAGCTATGCATGATTTCAATAAATCTCCCGAGACATATTGATATTTGTACTCTTGAGGCTTGATGGCATCAGTGCATGCATTTTCAACGCATCTTTTATAAACAAATAGGTTGACTTCTCTAGAGTTGATTGTTTTAACAACATGACTATCAAGAAACAATATGGTTAAAATATCATTGTTTACTGCAATGACCTTAGCTTTCAATAAATTGGTAGGTCCATAAAAAGGCGCTAAAACAATATCTCCGACAGAGAAATGGTAATTGACATTTAATGTATCATTTGCATTGTTTTGATACAAGATATTCTCTATTTTAGGAGACTGTTCATCTTCGGAACAATTACAACCATTTACAATAGACGTTTTAAACAATTTGCCTCCGTAAACAGGAAACGCAGGATTAAAGGGAATATAAGGTGATGCAAATGTTTTCGGAATAGCTTGACGCTTAAGGGGAGCTTTTCCTTTAATACGTGCTAAATACCTATCATACGAGTTATGCTTAATGTCTACCCCCACTCCTCCAGGAGACAAAGCACCTGGTCTTAATCTAGTGAGTGTTCTTTTTAAGCTATTTCCTCCATAGGCAGAACCAGAACCGCTTACAACTGTTTGCACATGCGGATTACGACGATCACTCATTTGGTTCCAGTTGACACCTGGACTCACTACAAAATTAGCACCATTTGTTGCAACTGTCTGGAATGTAGTATCTGGTTTTTGGTACACATTCAATGCACCTACATTCATGGTATAAATGGAACTTGGTACACGAACTGTATTTTGTATCAATTTCAATTTTTGGTACCTTGATGCAGGATCATTCCCATTCAGTGTATTGTAACATCCACGACATCTATCTTTAAGCTCAATCGGAGAATAATATTCCTGATTTTTTGCATTATGTAAATGTGTTGTTAGATTTAATTGATTCAAAATATCTTCCGGTATATTCAAATCTTCTAGACCACTCATTAATATAAAGAACGATTATATTTATATAAAATTGAATCAAAAAATAATGAATCAAACAGGGGACATCCTATAAATCCTCAAATTATTAAGTATGAATATTACCTATAGGTGTAATACATGTGAAAAACATTACAGCCGCAAATCATCTTATGACAAGCATTTAATTTTATGTAATTTTCTAATAAAGAGCAAAGAAGAAAAAAAAATTATAAACGAGGAGTCTAGCGATTTACCAAACTATATGCAATTAGTCAATATCGTTCAAGAATTATCTCTCAAGTATATAAGATTAGAAAATCAATTATCCGATATGCAAAAATGGGTAGACAAAAAGAAAAAAAAGATTAATGTTGTTAGTTGGTTGAATGATACGATTCATCCGACAAAAACTTTCTTGCAATGGACCTCTGGGTTACAGGTAGAAGAAAGGCATTTTGAGTTTCTACTAGAAAACACCATTATTCAGACATTCCAACTTATTTTAGAAGAAAACGTAACGAGTTCCTCAGTTCATCCTGAAATATTGCCCATCAAATGTTTTTCGCAAAAATCCAGTTTGTTTTATATATACGATACGCAAGAATCAGGATGGCGTGTCATGATATTTGAAGATTTTATTAAAATTTTAAAGCCGGTTCAAACCAAGTTGTTAAACGCATTGATTCAATGGAAGACTATAAAAAAAGAAGAAATGGATAATGATGATAAATTGTCTATATTGTACAGCAAAACAATCATTAAACTAATGAATGTCAGTTTTGTTCAAGATGCTACAACGAACAAAATACGTTCTCAATTATATAATTACTTGAAAGTGGATTTGAAGAACTTGATTGAATATGAGTTTGAGTTTTAACCATAAATAATATTTATTTTGTAAACTTCTCTAAATCACTTTGTAGAGTAATTTGGATTTCTTTGCCTATCGCAGCCACGCTTGAAAAAAACACAACCAATGTTAACCCTACCCATAACAAGAAAAAACCATACTGCATATGACTTTGCAATCTAGGATAATTGGTGTATGTTGTTTTTAATAGCATGACACCTGCAAATCCAAATAGTATATTTGGAATATAATGATCAATGTTTTCATTGTTAGGAGTATCTATATTTTTTGTTCCAAATAAAATATCATAAAAATCAGGACCAATATTTGTTTCAGGTTTTAGATGATGATAGAAATGGTAATTATTTACCATGAGCATTCCATAATTAATATTATGAACCGTTGTGTAAATAAAATACAAAAACAAAATCATCCATTTATCAATAAAAAATAAGCTTGATAATTGGAACCCTTCCCATATATATTTTAACACAATGTTGTTGGCTAAGGTTAGAAACTCTGTTAGACAGTTTGTTATATGGGCAAAGATATCGTCGGAACTACGATGATGGTGACAATGCGCTATAGAATACATATTGCAGTAGAATACATCTGTGTGCATTAATCTATGACCTAGATAACATGCGAAATAACTATACAAAAAACAAACAATGGCAGTTAGCCACTGATAGTCGCAAATGATATAAGATAATAGAATGTATAGGAACCATGTTTTATAGTTTATAAGAATAGACCTTAACATAGGAATTATATATGAAAAAATCATATATAATAACTATACAATAAAAGACATATTAGGCGTTATTTATCTGTACCTTGAATAGTTTCAAAAGTATTAAAAAGGTAATTTTACCAAATAGAAAACATACCATATTTGTTAAAAATTCCAGTGTTTTTTCATACTGATGATCACATTTGTAAAGAATATTCGCGTTTTTTAAAACACACGATTTATCGTTTACAATAGAATTGTACAAATACTTATTTTCCAAAATAGTAAGAGGACAATCATGCAAAAACACACATGCAATACAGTCTATACAGACAATATTGAATATAGCCAACAGGTGATAGATATTATTGTCAAATAAAAGAACGATTCCCGATCCCATCATAATCATTGCGTGCATAAGCCAATAATAGTTCCCAATTAGTTTATTCAAATATGGATTGGTTTTTTTAGACATTGTTCTAACAAATGTATTTTCAATTTCGGTTTGAATGTCTTTCGTTTTATTGATTTCTTTGATTTCTTTGATTTCTTTGATTTCTTTGACTTCTTTGATTTCTTTCTTGTTTGTATTTTCTTGTTTATCCTCTTTCATATAACTGGTTTTATAATAAATTAATATTAGTTATTTTGTGTTTTTATTCATTGTTTTCATTCATTTTTTCATTCTCTCCCTTACTAGATTCTTCATTATTGTTTATTTCTCTTGTATTTATTTTAATTGTATTATCAGCTATTGACCTACATTCCTCTTTATGATGTAATAATAACTCCTTTAAATGATCAAACTTATTATTATAGGTATAAAAACCCCATTTTAAAGACATTGCAATGATACCTGTCATAATTCCTAAGTATCCAATAATAAAAAACAAGAGGACAATAATAATTTTTAATTTACATTCATTATCTAGTTCCATATCTAACATATTCATGCATATGCTTGTAAACATTACTAAAGGTATACTATATTTTATTTTGGAAAATATTGACTCATAAATTCATCCACTGTCAAAATAGGTATATTTAACTGTCGAGCTTCTTCTGCTTTGACAGTATTTTCTTCTTTTGACTTTGCAATAACTAAAAATGTATTTTTGCTGACGCTCGAAGTTATGTTGGCTGCTACTTGTTTAAGTTTACCCATCACGTCTTTATCTCTTAACCCTGTCAATACAATGTTCTTTTTGTATAAAAGATGATGGGTGTTCTGCATTTGTGATTGTAACTGTCCTTGTGATTTTGATTCAATCGCTAATTTATTTTGCAGACCACACTCCTGTATAAATTGTTTAAAAAACGGTATGTTTTCTACAAATGATTCGGCTGTTTTGTTAGCCATTCCTTTTATTTGACTCACCAGTTTGATTTTTTGATCGCGTGTCTGATTACAGGTTAAAATAGTTGGTAATTCTTCCAAAATAATGGCTATTTTTTTCTCACTAATTCCTCTACCAAATATATTAGAATTAGCCATGAGTTCTAACAAAGATACCTTTTCCAATTTGTCATGAATCCCAGTGTATATTTTATGAGCCATTTTTTCCTTGAAACCATCAACCTTTAAAAAATCATTTTCGGTCATATGAATTATCTTTGGAATGGTATCAAATCCAGCTTCTACAATGCGATGAACGTTACCGCTACTTAAGCCATCTACTTGCAAACCTTTGAAGAATCCGGCAATGTTTTTTTCTTTTACAGTAAAATCATTTTCAACATCTTCTAACAAAACATCTACATGGGTATCATTCCATTTGTAAGGTACGAATGGCATTTTTGCTTCTTTTGCAGGAACTGTTATGCTTTTGATATATGGTATTACATCGCCACTTCGGATGATTTCAATGAGAGATCCAACGCCAATTTTGTTTTGCTCTATAAAAGCTCCATTGAAACCTGTCGCGTATTCAATTGTTACGCCTCCTAAATGAATCGGTTCAATTCTGACACGTGGTTTTAAATACCCATCTTTGCTTGGCGTCCATATCACATCCACTACTTTCGCCTCGGCTATTTGATCGGACAATACCATTTTAAATGCAAATGAGTAATCTGGATTTCCCGATTTACGAGGATATATTTTATCATCCGTTACAATAACACCATCTATTTCATAAAGATAGTCTTTTCTCCAATTAATTAATACTTCGGATAACATTTCGTTGCTTAATAAATGCACCGTTTTGTACATAACGGTTTCTAGTCCTAGTTGTTTCAATGTATTCATTTGTTCAGAAGGTTTCATTTCAGGATAAATGACTTCATAAGCTACAAAATGTACATATTTAATATTATTATCCACTTGTTTTTGGTTAACAATACCAGATACTAGATTTCTAGCATTGGCAAAGGTATTCTTTAAAAATGTATTGAAGTCTGATTTTGAAATCAATAGTTCACCCCTTATCGTAAATTCATTATTACTTTTCTTGGGTAATCTCAAAAAGGGGATTAAATGGCTTATGTCTTGACCAATTTTTCCGTTTCCACGAGTATATAACTTTGGTACTGGACCTTCCCTAGTATATAGAGCGCTTACACCGTCCAATTTACACGATAATACATAAGGACCTTTGTATTTAGCAGTCCAACTAGTCAATGCATTCGTATCTGGTTTAATTTTATCCATGGAAGGCATTTCATAAGGCAAAGACACTTTATTTTTAGTCACTGGCGCACCTACTTCTAATACCACTTCATTTTTGGGATATTTATGTTCTATAAATTCTTTGATAATGTCATATTCGTTATCTGTGAAGACAGGTGTCTGATTATAATACATTGCATTGGCATAATGAATCATATCATTTAATTGTTGTTCGCTCAAATATTCCAATACAGTAATCCCCATTTTTTTGAAAGATTCTACATTGTATCTTTTGTTTTGATTGTCTTTTGTATTTTTTGTTTCGGGCATTTGTTCTTCTATAATAACAAATTCCGCAGGTGTCTTTAAACTTCTTTTGCGTGTTTTTTCTCTTTGACTGGTTTATTTTTGGAAAGTATCCTTTCCGTATTAAAAATACATTTTTTGTTGATCTTTTTTGTTCAACCATAAAAACACATTGGTAATTGCACCAAATGGAGGATTTGGAAATAGAATACGTACAATGGTTTCGGCTATTTATTTAGCAGATAAATTAAATATGAATTTAGAGCATTTATGGATAGGAATACCATGGTTTTGTCTGCTTAGTCACATACAATCTATTCATGATAAATCGTTTGAATATTTTTTTAAACCAGCGATCAGAAGGTGTGATTATAAACATATGAAGAATCAATTAAATAAAGCATACAGTGAATGGATAGAACCACCTTTTTATTGGCATCAGTTTCAATCGTATGGATGGTATCAGTTTCAATCGTATGGACAAAAAATACTAGATATTACTGTAACTAATGATTTATCTTGCGTTAATGAAACAATGGACACAACAGAAAACTTTTTGATTGAAACTACTTACATTGAAAACTTATCAATTACAAGAACTGATAAGACAAATATTTATAAAAAATATTTTATAGCACACGACAATTTTTTAAATGAACTAAGTATAATACCTCTAAATACAATAGGAATAAGTTTTATAACAAAAGACTTTTATTGTTATTTTCCAGATTCAAAAATACAAAATGAAGTATTAATAAAATGGTTGAGTAGCATAAATTCTCCTGTAATATTATTTAGTGATGATACAAATTATCAATTAGAAATGCGTAAATATTTAAAAGAACCAATTGTACGCAATTTTGAAAATAATGATGTTACTGATGATAACGGTTTTTTACAATTTTTACAACTATCAAGATGTTCAAAATTATATGGAACAACTATGTCGTCTTTTTGTGAAGAAGCCGCTTATTTTGGAGGAGTTGAATATACGCCTTTAACTAAAGAGTTTTTTTCCATTTATGTATGAAAATAATTTACTTCAGTTTCCATTTAAATAAACGATTTAAATTGATATTTGTAACACGATGATTGATGTTCATAGGAGAAATATGAATATTATTGGTTGGCATAATTAATTTGGTAGATTTCATTTGACTGACTCTTAGTTGTTGTATTCTTTTTTCTATCAATTTTTGAACAATAAGTTGTTTGTATTCTTCAGCTGTTTTAGGTATAACTGGGTTATCTTCTGGCTGTTTCAAATGTTCTTTAAAATATTTATTATAAATGTAACTGTTTTGAGTAATTACTGGTTGTACAGGGACATTTTGTTGTTGTGACTTGCAGCCTTTTACTTTGGAACATTCCATTTTCACTTGAGCCCCCTTTCTTTTTATAGAAGGAGGGTTTTGATTTTGGGGTTGGTTCGTATTTGTAATTGTTTGCAACTGCCCGTTATCATTATCTATGTATAACCCCATATTATTTAATAAATCCTCGTATGATATACTAGGGGGTTTAACTGGGTGGTTAGCTAAAGGATGTCTTTTCAAAATAGGTTTCACTAAGGGTGGTTCTATTTTTTTAATTACATTTATTTTACTGTTTACATTATTATTTTGGAATGAACTAACCGGATCGTTTAAAAGTTCATCATCCATGTATTCTTGGTTGTCTGATATGTCTAATTGCATTGTAATAATTATATATTTTAATTATAAATAATTATTATAAATAACTTAATAATTATATAAGAACATTATAATGACCAGCACTTATGTAAAAAATTATGGAATGATAGAAAATTATGTAAAAAACAACGATAAAATAACAACGACTGGGGCAAAATGGATAGGTGACTATGATGGATCTGTAGCAAATGTAGATATAGACATCAGTAATAATGGCTCTGTAGAACATACGCATCTACGACTAAATAATGATGATTTATTAGATATTTTAAACATGGATACCATAGATAGGTCAATTGACCAACGATTAAGCAGTGATTTTTTGTTAGACGCGCCATCTCCACATATTCCTGTACCTCCGCGTATACCGTTTAGATCAAAAAGGCATGCGTTATATCCTCGTAAATTTAACAAACCCACCTCCCGAATAAGAGGAGTAAAAAAATCTAAAAAAAGACATAAAAAAGCAAAAAAGAAAACCCGAAAAATAGATCCTTTGATTCAACTGTCTAGTTTATAATTTCATTTATTATTTTCAATTCATCTTCTGAGTAATTACGGTTTCGTTTTAATACTTGATAGTCGGTTGCAATACGTTTGTCTAATGTTTGCAAATAATAGAATGTAGCATAAATAAGTTTTACTTGATGATTGTCGTTATATATGCATTCAATGTTTACATATTTGTAATGTTTTACAACCTTAATAAATTGTTGTAAATGGTAAAGTTTATCCTTTTCAAATGTAACCACTATAATTTGGTGATATCTTGGTATTTTAGTCGTTCCATCATTTTCTGAAAAAGAATATACGGTTTCACACGAGTTTTGTTCAGCCAAAAGAAACAGTGATTTCTCTACATCTAAAAAACTAGAACATTTCATTAGATGAACCGATAGTTCAATATTGTATCCCATTTATTATAGTGATATCTATTAGTTTTTACAAAAATTATGGTTATAGATAGATAGACATGTCTCATAACCTATTTCATGATAGGAATATTATATTATGTTAGATAGTATAGTATAATATTCAACAAGTCGTAGTATACAATAAAGTAAAGTAAAGTAAAATAGATTATATTAAATTTATCAAATATATAATAATAATAAGAATGTCTTTTAGAAAATATGGTGGAATAAATTATTGGTCTAAAAACAACATAGTTCATTCTAATTATTCTAACAATAGTAATTTGAATATTTTAAACAGGTCTGGCATGCCTAATTCACGAGAGGTCTTTGATAGTAACATAGATATGAATGGTAATTCTATATTGAATGTTGGATGTATTTATTTTGCGGACGGTACTATTCAGTGTACTAAGATAGGGGGGATAACTGGTCCAACGGGTCCAACGGGTCCAACTGGACCTAACGAACCTAGTGGACCAACTGGAGCAACCGGTCCAACTGGAGCAACTGGGGCAACTGGACCAACGGGAGGTATTATAACAGTAACGTCCTCCTATTGGGCGTATACAGGATCACACCTGATAAACAAAGCCCCTGCGCAAACCATCCAAATTGATACTAGTATATCTAACACAGTAGGTAATATAAACACAGGAATAATTGAATTGAACCCTTATGGGGGAGAAGTAACAGTTGGACGTACTGGTAGTATTTCTGATGAAACAGCATTAAATGTGTATGGACGTATTGATGCAATATATAACAACCCCTCTCCCACTACAGATCCTACATTATGCCAAATTACTGCTCCATATTACAATGCAACCTCTGATTACAGAATCAAAGAACATGTTCAACCAATTCACTTAGGATATTACAACATTGATTACTTGAATCCTGTGTTTTATTATAACAAAACTCTACTTAAAGAAGACTTTGGGTTTTTAGCACATGAAGTACAACAAGTGTTTCCATTTTTAGTAAATGGTGTAAAAGATGACAAAAATAACCTACAAAGTTTGAATTATACAAGTTTTATTCCTTTACTAGTGAAAGAAATACGAGTATTAAAAAATCGTGTAAATCAACTAGAGAGAAAATTGTTAAAACATAACTAACAAATTAAAATGCATAAAGGATAATAAAATAAATTATAGTAAGTATATAACGATCAAATGGCAACTGGCTCAACTCAGATCAATGGGTCTATAGGACCTACAGGTGCTACAGGACCTACGGGACCTACCGGCGCTACTGGTCCTGCAGGTCCTACAGGAGGAATAACTGGCGATGTGTATTGGTCATATAATGGAACAGAATTAAGGAATAGTGTTATTGCTGAAAATATTATCATTGCTACAGGTACTACAGGCACATCCGGATATACCGGTACAGGAACCATTGCATTAAACCCTTATGGCGGTTCCGAAGTGACAATTGGAGTGTTGCCTCCAGTAATAAATGCCAGTGTGAGCCCATTATATTACAATCCATTTAGCGGAACCACTGCTCAGACAGGCTATGCTTATTATACCTACTTACCTGGTTCAACGGGTTATTTCACTTGTGGTAAGTCTATTAACGCATATGTTTTTTTAATTGGATCAGGAGGAGCTGGAGGTCCGGGATTAACTGGCGAACCTGGAGGAGGCGGAGGCGCTGGCGGATATTTGCTTGATTCTTATCAATTACAAGCAGATACTTATAACATTGAAGTTGGTAGTCAACAAAGTATGTCATCTCAAACAAACGCCACCTCTTCTGTTAGGTCAGGAACAACTGGAAATTATTGTTTTTATGCAACTGGAGGAGAATTTGGGACAAATGGGTCAAGCTCGCAAACATTTGCTACTGGAGAAAGTTATTATACACTAGGAGGTATTACTAGTATAGTAAATGGTTCTACTGATTCTTATGGAGCACCAGGAGTAGGAGCTACCATTTATACTGATATTAATGGAAATTATCAATATCTTTATAATACTGGAGGTACTCCATATTACAATACTGGTGGAAACACTGCATCGTTCACATTTTTAGGCGATAATGTATCATCCATTTACTATTTTGGAGGTGGGGGTGGCGGAGGTGGGGCAAATGTATATAAAGGAAGTAATTATGTTCTTAGTCCTGGAGGAAACGGGGGAGGAGGAGCTGGAGGAGCTGGAGGTCCTGTGAACGGGTTTCAAGACAATGTTGGAGGTACCGGACAAAATGGTAGTAACGGTGATGTTGGTGCAAATGGAGGTGCGGGAGGAAATGGGAATGGAAATGGAGCTATAGGTCTACCTCCTACTGGTTATGGAGCTGGAGGTGGAGGAGGAGGACTAAGCAACACAGGCACGTTAGGTGGATACGGAGGAGGAGGATTTGTTATGATTTATGTAGATATAAGTCAAATACTGCCGCAAACGCCATTAACGGTATATGGTCCTATTACGGCAACCAATAAAATTACTGCTCCAAGTTTTACAACCAATTCTGACTATAGAATCAAAGATAATATTCAACCGATTGATTTATCTTATCAAAACATTGACTCTTTAAATCCTGTTTTTTATTATAATACACAAATACTTAAAGAAGATTTTGGATTTTTAGCTCATGAAGTACAAGAGCTGTTTCCATTTTTAGTTACTGGTGAAAAAGATGATCCAAATAAAATGCAAAGTTTAAATTATAATAGTTTTATTGCTTTGTCAATAAAAGAACTACAAGAATTGAAAAATAGGGTTAAACTACTAGAATCCCAACTAGAAGAAAGTGAAACAAATGACTAACATAGTTATCTTGTGTGTAATACTATATTGTAGTAAATAAAATTGATACTCAATTGACACTGAAGACTTTTTCAATATCAATAATCAATAATACACAAACAATATGAATTCAACAAATACAAATACAGTTCTTTCTAATAAAAATTCGCATCCTAGGGATACACAAATTCGTTTTTATGAGCAAGGTCATAAATATACCATTTTACATGATGCCGATAGTATATATACATCGGTTACAACGTGGATTCATTCTCATTTTCCAAAATTTGATGCAGACACAATCATTGAAACAATGATGAAAGGATCGCGTTGGGGTCCAGGACATAAATATTGGGGGCTAACGCCTTCAGAAATCAAAACTACTTGGACAGCTAATAGTTCTTCTGTTTCTCAAGCAGGAACCAACTTGCACTATGAAATAGAATGTTTCATGAATAATGAATTTATTTCGGTTCCTTATTTGCATGCAAATTTATTGGAACATTATGAACAAAAAGAAACTAGTATTCAATCAATAGAATGGGAGTACTTTATAGAATTTATACGCGATTTTCCTGATTTGAAACCTTATCGTACTGAATGGATGATTTACGATGAAGAAATCAAAATTGCAGGATCAGTAGATATGATTTATGAAAATGAAGACGGAACTCTTTCTATTTATGATTGGAAGAGAAGTAAAGAAATAAAAGCAACCAATTGGTTCAATAAATTCGCATTAACGGAATGCATACAACATATTCGCGACACTAATTTTTGGCATTATGCATTGCAACTAAATATATATAAAATGATTTTGGAAAAAAATTATGGTAAAATTGTAAAAGAACTCTTTCTAGTAAAGTTGCATCCAAATAACGAAACAAAAAGCTACGAATTAATTTCATTGCCTATTTTGGAAAAAGAAGTGTCTGATTTGCGGAATTTTAGGAAACAAATGATTATAAAATAAACTTAAATGTATATTATTATCATGATATTATACGTATGATTTCAAACATTGAAGATCAAATATTAGCATTGTTTTATACGATGGCATTAGCTTATTTTATTGGAATTGTTGCTATGTATTATGAGAAAAAAATTGTTTTGTTAAATATAGACGAAACTGAAAGCGAAACGGATGATGATACCTTAACTGAACCAATTGTAGAACAAGTGAAAGACCCGATCAAATATGAAGAAAAGTATTTGGAAAAGTATAGGTCTCTTAGTGATAAATTTGTATACTCGTATGATGACTATGAAGTTGAAAACCAAAAATATGAAGAATTAATTTTTACCAATCATGCCAACCTAGAAAATGGAGAACTAACTTTAGAAGAGATTCAGAAAGAATCGTGTGAATACATGCATAATCAATTTTTACTAAAGTTAAAAAATAGTTATGTTATGGAAAACACTCCATTAGGTAATGTGGCTATGTGTTATAATCATGAAAAAGAAACATTTGAATACTATAGTGATAAAGTTATACCTTACCGTTATCTAGAACCAGTTGCTAGAAAATACGTGATTTTTTTTCACTGCAAACAGTTGTATGTAGATATGGATGAAGAGCTCAAACAATCCGAACTAAAATCGCAACAAGACAAGACTGCACAAGAAGAAGCAGATAAACTGCGAAAAGAACAACTAGAGGCTAACAAGAGTGATGTACCAAAGAAAGAATTATTTGCTAAACTGAAACATTACAATAGAGAACCTACAAATGGACCATCTAACTTGAAAAACAATAAACCGAATCTTTTACCTAACTATATGAAACCAACAGTTGTACAAACTCAAAGTCAACCGTCTAACAACGTACTGTTGAAAGAACATGCAAATAGGTATACTCATAGTGGTAGATTCTCTAATTTTGTTATTCTGAAAACTGTCAATCGGAATGTAGTTGATAAAAAATATGCTTTAAGTTATAAAGACTATAAACTCATTTCAAAATGAACAACACGCTAGAAGAAATGAAACTGTATTAAAATTTATTTATATATGTATAATTTAATAGATAAATGAATAATACTATCCGTACAGATGTTGATAACTATAAACAATTTTCTGATAATGCCTTGTCAATATATAAATTTATGATTGGATTTTTGGATAAGTATGGGATCTTAACAGTAGATTGGGTTGGCTACGCGCTTGGATTAAATAAAGAGGGAAGACCTATTTCACAACAAACCACTGAAGAATTAAGCGAGAGTTTCCGATCGTTGGGTGAAAAATTGAAGCAACCTGAAATAAGAGATGCGTTTATTGAATCAATTAAAGAGATGGAGCCAGTTTTGAAAGAGGCTGTTTTTTCATTGTTGAATGTTGCTTTAGGAGCAGGAGAATTTGTTTTGAAAGACATGATAACCTTTGTATGTAGTGATACTCCTGCTGCTCCAGTATGTGGACTGTTTAAGTTTGCAAACAATACGATTGAATTTGGAGAAGATATTTTGAATACTGGACGTTCTTCATTGAATACCATAAATAACTTGAAAGATAAAAGTACGAAATTAATTGGCAATCTACAAGATGTTCTTCAAAATGCAGAAAATAAGTTATCTAATGCAAGCCAACAAATGCAAAAATTACCACAGTTACCATCTTCTCCTATAAATCAGTACAATCAAACAATCATCCCGAAAGGTAACTCAACGACAGTTGCACAAACAGGTGGAGCCAAAATACTGAATAAACAGATGAAAGAAAGAAAAAAAATAGAAACTAGAGTCAATAAGTCACTACGCCAATTTCTAAATATAGATAAACGCCACAAAACCAAAAAGATAACTAGTAGAAAATTTCATAAATAATATTCTTTTATTTGTCTCGTGTCTTTTCTTTTTTCCATTCAATATATCCGTTACTTTTCAATATATTGAACGATGATCCTAAGTGATGGTATGCAATACAGTATGCTTTTTGCTGTATACTGGATAATTCTGATAAATATTGCATAATAGTATTCCGGGTTTCTTCATTATATTTTTCAAATTGATCAGGCAAAGGTATTTCAAAATTGTTAAGTGATGACATTGTTTTATATTGAATGGTTGATTTAAATAGTAATTAAACAAATTATCTAAAATCAATTTTATTTTTATTTTTAGGTAGAGGGTGTATTTATTTTATGTTCCATACATATGGTCTTTAACGTCTCCAGAGTAAGTAAAAAAACACAATATATTTTTGTTTGATAATCTAATATCACTATTATTCATCATTTTAGTAATACTCGTATCAATCCGGTATCCATTACTTACTAAGAAAGAAAATAAATCAGGTATTTCATTCGGCGTCATCAACATATTACACTTGTTTCCGAGTTGGCAATTATTATATGATAAATGGCTAGAAATGCTACTCAATGCTAGTCCGCATTTTTGCAAAGGATCACATGCATTTTGATAACATTGAAACGATGATAATGGACGAAGTTGAATTCTTTGTACATAGTATTTTAAGGGTCCTTCAGGAATTCTATTAATCATTATAATGTTTTTGTAACATTGGCTTACAGTATCTAAGTATGGCTGAGTTGTTAAAGTATACATTTATTATCTACTATAAATATGTATATTTTTTTTTGATAAAAGAATACAATTATTCCTAATATAAAAATTATATTGTGATGTATATATATACCTATATACATGCTAATACGTAAACAATTTTTAATAATAAATGCAAAATGGCGTGATTGGGAAACAAAATTTAGAAATAATGATAAAATTAAATACATCAATACAAAAGAACACCACGAAGAATACGATATAAACGATTACTATATATTATGTATGAAATTACAAGATTATAAAACTTATTATAATTATCCAACTAATATTTTTAATAACACACCGATCATCATAGAATTGTTAAACAATAAAACTTTATTTTACAAATACATGATGCAAAAGTTTATAAATCATATTCCTGAAGTATATTATTACAATAATGGTACAGATACATACAAAACTCATCTCTCTCATATTTCTAAAAATACGAAAATGATTTTGAAACCAAACTTAGGATGCAACGGAGGAGGCATAAAAATAATAAAAAGTCTAGTAATGTTAGATGACAATGACATGCAAAATGCAAGTGTAACACAATATATAGACCATACTGAACATTATGTAGGACAATTCTTGGTAATGAATGGACAAATAATTCATAAGGTATATTTCAAGGCTAATAATGATACAAATCATATTAAAGTCGGTGAGATACATCATTACACAACCCAGAACGTGTTAGATTTTGATGATAGTGTTTATGACAATGTATTCAAACATTTAAATTATTCTGGATTTGCTCATTCAGATTTTATAAATGTTAACAATACTCTCATAATGTTTGAAATAAATCCATGGATTGGATCTTGCTTGGTACGAAATGCTAAATGTTTTGATATTTTTATAGATAAACTAAGTGAGTACATGAGTAATTCAACATCTCTTCCAAATATAAATAATAATATAGAAAGACAAGTTGGTGTCCAATATAATCCAATAAACACTGATTTAAAATTGACTATATGTTCAAGATGCGGAAAAACTCATGCAAGCTAATCATCATTATAGTACAAGTATTATATTCTATTATATATAATATATGATTCCAACATTGTTAGTAATAAATGCAAAAGGACCTTTGCATGCTGTATTAAAAAATACATATTATGACAAAATAAAATGTGTAAGAAGTACTGAAGATAAAGGTTCTTATAATATAAACGACCACTACATACTATGCACAAGAGTATCAGACTACAAGTTGTACAATTCTTTACCAAACAATATTTTTAATAACAACCTAGAAAATATTAGTATACTGAACAACAAAAGCTTGTTTTATAAGTACATGTTAGAACATTTTCCGAGTAATATTCCCACGGTATACTATTACAATCATAATGATGTAACATACGTAAATCCCCCTCCCTTAAATGAGAAAATGATTTTTAAACCAAACACCGGTTATTATGGGAGCGGGATAAAAATAATATATGATTTTGACACTAACCGTAAAGAAATGAAAAACGCATCAGTCTCAAAGTATATTGATCACACAACCCATTACCTAGGACACTTTTTAGTAATAAAGGGAGAAGTTTTGGGAAGAACATATTTTCAAGCAACCAATCCTTTAAATTATATAAAACAAAGTACAATAACTAACTATAAGATTCACGAAACCATACAATATGATGATACTATTTATGACAAAGTATTCAAAAGTTTGAATTACTCGGGGTTTGTACATACTGATTTTGTCGTTGATAATGATAAACTGATTATTTTTGAAATAAATCCATTTCCTTCTACCACATTTATAAAAGAAAAACACTATTTTAATAAATTTATAGACAAAATACTTGAGTATGTTGGAACCCCAATTATGTACACAAAAGATCTCTCGTTTAAAAAATCATCTAACAATGACACCCCTGGCAATTCAATTAGAGCTGACAAAAAGGGTCGGTCTTTTAAAATGTGTGAAATCTGTAATAAAAAACATTATCTATAATCAATCTTTTTATAAAAAAATTGATTTTAATAACTTGTTTAAACAAATAATACATAACACAAATTGAAGATGTACTTAAATAGTAATCAACCTAATAATTATCACAGTAATCATGACTCTCACTATGGATCTACTGTTGACAAAGATAATAATAACATCTATAACTATGATGATATTATTGGAACCGATAATAACGACACTAGAAGAAGAACTGATTTTGTTTTACAGGAGAATATTAGCACCAAGAACAGTGATTGTTCTTCTGGGCAAGGCTTGGTCACAAATAAAAATTCATTGATTTATAGATTTAAATTTACAGAAGAATTTATGCAAGAGTTGTATACCTTTTCAAAGATTCATCAATATGATAACCGCGAGGATTTCAAAGAATCATGGACATCTTGGATGAATGATAATAACGTTTTGATTTCTAGTGAACAAGAACGCATGATATCTTTAGGTTATCATGGTGACATTTTGGAAAAAATGTACAAAAGTGCACGTTACTATTTTCGCAAAAAAACAGTAGAAAAAAAAGAACCAGTTAAAAGGCGCAATTATTTGAGCGTATCAAAAGAATTGTTAGATTCTATGGATGATCATATACGTACACATATGTTTGAATCAACTTACCAGCCAAAAACAGGATTTGAGTTGTTTTGTAATGAAACCAAGGAGATACTGAAGACAGCAGTTGTAAAAATTTGTGAACAGGGAATAACAGATTCGCAAATGATTCAAGAAAAAATCAAGAAAACATATAAAAATAGATATTTTGTTATTGTAAAGAAATAAATATAGGTTATTGATACAATAATATACGACAAGTACATTCTAATGAAAATAGAAAGAATGGATAGTCTAGGCTGTATTATACATCCTGTTTATATAAAAAAATCGAAACCTAACTCACCCGTAAGTTCAAATAAAAAGTATATTTCTAGAATGGTAAAACAAGATTTTTTTTTGCATAATGAAATTGTTCTTTATCAAGTTATTTCAAATTATACTTCATCGTTTTATATTTTTGAAATAGCTGAAAAAATAACTTATCATAAACTAAATACAGAACAATACGATCTATCATCATTCACAAAAAGCCTAGACAAATCTGAGTTTTATTTACTGAAATATCCAAAACGAACATTGTATTCATTTAAAGAATTATGTAATGCGAGTAACTATATAAATAAATCGCATTACATTCGGTTTTTGATAAATACATATAGAAAATTATTAGAATCTATTGATCTATTATTAAAAAACAACATTGTACACAATCAAATTTGTTATGATACTGTATGTATAGACAATCATGATGATGCTCTAATAACTCGCTTTGGTCTATCTATGTATACGATACCATCAAACATAAATCATGAATACATTCATCCATTCTTTACAACGTATGATCCCGCATATCCTTATTGGCCAATAGAATTTCATGTTTTGTCGTATTTACTAACTAACAAAATGGAAACTATTTCATCATTACATATTGACCAAGTAGTAGAAGAAACTATTTCTAAAAACAAACTATTTGCTCGGCTGTCATCAATGAACAATGATGATGGAGAACAATACAAAATACAAGCTAAACAAACAACTATGTATTTAAACAAATATATAAACCAACCTTTAAAGTATATTATAGAGGATGTGTTTTGTTACAAGCATACATGGGATCAATACGCATTAAGTGCATTATTTTTAGGTATTTTGTTAGAATTACAAGAACAAGAGAGAAATTTTATAAAAAACCAATTTTTTATATCTTTTGTTCAGTTGTTAGAATGTAATATCTATATGGTTCCATCCAAACGAATGTCTTTAAAACATACCTTAGAGTGTTTTCACAAGCTTATTTGTGAAACTGATATCAACATATTCAGAGAATTTATGGATTTAATGAATGTATAGTCTATCATCTAAATAAAATATTCAATGGCGTCTAGATTTTCTGCTTTTACGACTCTTCTTGGTTTTGCGACGTTTACCTCCCGTTAAAGCCTTGGATTTGCTTCTAGTTCTACTTCTAGATTTAGATCTAGATCTAGAAGCCATCATAGGACCTTCCATAGCCATCATATCGGAACTAGTTGAAGTAGTCATATCGTCGCCACCTCCCATCATTAAGGGCGATGAAGTGGAAGAACTAGTAGAACTACTAGATGAACTAGATGAAGTATCTTCGTCTGTCATGGCTCCTCCACGTTTCCATTCACTTTTACGAGCTTTGGCGCGTTTCATAGCTTCCGGATAACTGATGTTTTCTTCCTTTTGAACTTTTTTAACAAACATAACCCATGATTTTAAAGCTGAATTATTTCTACCTTTGCCACCTTTAGAAGACATTATATATTCTACGTAGATAAATATTTTACGCATTTCTAAAATAATTAAAAATTGAAAATAAATACATTTGGGTAACTTACATAAAAGTCTGGATCATTGACAAATATCACAAATTTATCTTAAAATATTAAATATAATTCCACAATGAGTATGCTAAAACCGAATACTTTGGTCTTAACAAGGTATTTGTATATCAAAGACGAAGTTGAAGCTGCTTTGTTAGTTTCTCTTTTGGAACAGGATCGTGAACAAAGCTTGTTTTGGGCATATGAGTTATACTATAGCGGGTTTTGTGAAGAATTATTTGAGTTTCTTTGGATAATCTATTTTGATTTCTTTGCTTCTTTAAATCCATCGTTTGAAGTTTATTTTCTTAAAAAAGAAAAAGAATGGAAACAAGAGTCAAATGCTATTTTTGTAGCTATTATTATTGAAAATTTATTAATTCGCCCATTTAATTCGGATGTCTACATATTGCGAAATTCACAATACAGTAAAAGTGACCCTGTATCCGATAATTTGAAAAAATGGATTAAAAACAATGATTATTCCTCTCTAGCTAATTTCATACTACATATAAACAATAGTGAATCATTAGAACAAATATACGATAAAACAATCAACGAATTTGAGAGTATCTACGGAGATTTACAAAAGGAAAAAAGAATCAAACAATTCAAAAGCATAGTAAAACGTAAACAAACACTGAGTAAACATATCTTATTATCAAGAGTTATGAGTCTTTTCATAAACAATACACCCAAAGGTAGAAATTTGTATATGCATGTGGAACCCTGTGAAATTGTACTATATGAGACATGCGACGACCCTGAAATAAAACCTTATCGTTTGTTAAACAAAGTATGTTTGTTTGGAACTAATGATCATGCTCAGTTACATTTGTTTTCCTTAGCGAGGGCTTTAGTTAAAAACTTGACAGAATTATATCATAACGATTGGTTATTTTATGCATCCTTTTCACCTATTTGGTTATCACGAATTCAACAACATGGTGGCTCTTGCGAGTATGAAGCAACAAAAGTAATCTTTCAAAATGAAGATCAAGAAGAACTCTTTTATAATAAATACAATTACGAAACAGATGAACAATCTATGGAATTAAAGCAAAAAACAATACCAGAAATAGGATTAGAACAACCCACCGACATACTGTGTCATTTTCAAAACAAATATAACAAAAACGGGTTAACTATTATCTATAAAAATTGAAATAGTTGTTTTATAAATAAAACAGTTAACTAACAAGACCCTATAATGATGAATTCTAACAACAATATGAGTTTGTATATCCCCTATGTACGTTTAGATGTTGAAAAAGAGTTTATGGCTGATTTATTTGGATATTTGGATATTGGATGCGTGAGTCGTATTGATTTTGTTACTAAAACTAATAAATATGGTAACCGTTATCATAGAGCATACATTCATTTTGAGCGATGGTATGAGACAATTGTTTCTTATAATTTTCAAGAAAAAGTGAAAGAAAAAACAGCTCGTTTAGTTTACAATGATCCTTATTATTGGGTTGTTCTTGAAAACCCCATAAAAATAAATAAAGGTGACACTATTACAGTAATGCCAAGTTCTCACTTAGAAGAAGAAATTTCAAAATTGAAAAATGAAGTAGACATTCAAAAAAGACTGTATACTAACTTGGTTCAAGAAAATAATACAATGGCTATAAAAATACAAATGTTGGATTCTTTAAAAAAAGTAGCAGAGGAGTGTTGTTTAGAATCCATAGATCAAATGGAAGAGTTGGTATATAAGTTGGAAGAAAAGAATAAAATATGTGATTTTTTAAGAGAAACCAATGGTAAATTGATTGAAAATAACATATGTCTTATGAACGAACTGAATTATCTGAAAGAAATAAAACATCTTCCTACTTCTACATAAAAGATGTATATTATTTAGAATATGTGTTGTAAATATACAAATATAAATATAAATATATTATATAATTAATGTTATAAAAAAGAGTACAAAAAGATGGTTAGGAGCTAAATACCTAGATACATTTATATTTTTTTTGGAATCAGAATTATCTCCTGAACGTGAACATACCGTTTGTTTTTCACATAATTCTAATAATGACAAAAAGTTTATTTTTTTAATCCAGAACAATTATCTAGACCACCCTGTTTACAAAATATTCTTGATATATGTAAAAATAAAAATATAGTGGAGATATGAGATTATAGTGAGGCAAATATAAATATATTGAACAAACATAACATTAATGTTAGACTTGTACAAATAGAAAGTCCAAAATGGTATATAGATAAATTATATAGTTTTCGTGAAAAATACGTTGACTCGTTTGAATATGATGTAGGATTCGCAGGGTTAATAAGTCCAAGAAGAGGAAAGATATTAGACGAGTTGTATAGCTTAGGTATCAAAGTAAACTGTATACAGCAATTTGGAGATGCAAGAGACATGGAATTGGCAAAATGTAAAATAATGTTAAATATACATGCATTTGAAGATTATAATATATTTGAAATAGCTAGATGTGAACCTTGGTTACAATTAGGAGTAGTATTTATTAGTGAAAATAGCTTAGATAATGATTCTAGGTGTATAAATGTAAACTATGCAGAAATAGTAAACACTGTTGTAAAATATTTGAATGTATAAATATATTGTCTTATGGCTATATTTTTATAAAAAATTGAAACTTAAAATAACCATATAATTACATGTATTAATATCAATATATAACAACAATGGTAAAAAACATTCACGGTGGAAATAAGCATAAGAGTCAAGCTCGTAAGAATACGGTTTCTAAGCCTTCGTCTAAGCTTCGGGTTGCTACAAGTGAAGGCGAATTGTATGCGATCGTCACAAAAATGTTAGGAAATGGTATGTTTACTGGACATTGCATAGACGATGTCCCTCGGCTTTGTCATATACGCGGCAAGTTTAGTGGCCGTTGTAAGCGAGATAACATAGTAGAAGTAGGAAAATGGGTTCTTGTAGGGGAACGAGAATGGGATATCAGTTCTACAGCAGACAAAAGCGGTAAAAAGCTGAAAGCTGATTTACTGGAAGTCTATAGTGAATTAGATAAGGAAAAACTGATTGACACGATTCCAATAAATTGGACAATCTTGACTTCTCAAGAAATATCCAAAAAGATGATAACGTCTGGAGACGATGGAGGGGCAGACATTTCATTTATGACTGAACGAGACGAAGAATGTGGCAAGCTAATGGAAGAAATTAGTGCTAATAGAACTGTTGCAATTGGTTTCAATGATAAAAGTGAGGACGCTTCTACAACTGATTGGATAGATGATATTTAAGTGGTTGTACATTTTTAAGAATCTACTAAAAATATACAAAAATAAAAAATTGCTGGCTCCTGTAAATATATATAAAGTGGAAATGGTTATGTTGAATTAAAATATATTTTTTGCTGTGAGGAGACATATTTAATATATATGCAGTCTTTAAGTATTTTATTTTTAAATAAAATTGAAATACCATTTAAAGATATGTATAGAAATTATCATATAGTATCATCAATCAATATTACCTAAACAAGTACATAAAATGAATACATTTAAGTTTGATAATGCAGAATATAAAAAAAAAAATAAATACGAAACGGATACCCGTTTTTTTAAGAATAACCTCCAATCAGCAGTTAATCCAGAAAATATAAAAAAAGAAAAAGATTTTACTGTAGAACAAAAAGATTTTCCAAGACTTGCGGTTAATCAAGGTGAATCCTCAATGCCCACTTCAACTCCGACAGTTAGTTTTGTGGATATGATGAAAGAAAGTATCAACGCAGAAAATAACCCGTCTGTATTGAAAGAAACCGTAAATCCTGGATGGGTTTCTATTAGCCGAAATAAAGAAACATCTCAAATAGAGTGGAAATGGGGAGATAAGACAGAATACATGAAACAATTAGAAAAAAAGGAACAATTAAATAATAATTTATCTTATTGTATGCATAAAACTATCCACAAAATGCATGAAGACTACATCAAATATGAAGAACTATACGACGAAATATATGGTGACGGAGCATACAGTCATACATATAGATACAGCGTACAGTATGACAGTGTCACAGATGATGAAAGTGGTAATGATGAAACCCCTGGCGATTACAGTGTAGAATATGATGATGACTATTATTGAAATAAACCTATTTATAAACAGTTTAAAGACGTTATGAGATAATATAGTAACCTATAACCATGGCAGCACTTGTAAACGCACTAGATCATTCTAGCATTACTCAAATTGGAGAAAACGGACATAATGAATATGGTTGGTCAACTAATTTGTATGAAAAAATAGTGCAATTTTCATTTCAGGTAACACGCGCTGAAGTTGAGACAGTAGACAAAATAGGATTGAAGTTGGAAGAATTATTAACTTCTATCCAGTTCAATTATACGAATGCTAAAATATCAAAGAAAGAATATATTGATATGTTATCTATCTTGTATAAAATGATTGGTCAAACTCGTGACATTATTGATGGAAAAGGTGAGTATACATTAGCCTATATGATGATTTATCAGTGGTATAATTTTTTTCCTGAATTGTCCAAGTTTGCACTGAAGTTGTTTGTCTTATCAGAAGATAGCAAGTTTCATCCGTACGGATCATGGAAGGATATGAAATATTTTTGTTATTATTGCAAGTTGAGAGGTTCTGCTTCAAAAAATACAACTTATCATCCCTTGGTGTCTTATGTAATCAGTCTTATGAATGAACAGTTGAGACAGGATGCTCTATCTAGCACACCTTCTTTGTTGGCAAAGTGGATTCCAAGGGAAAAATCCAAGAAGTTTGGATGGTTATTCAAGGAACTAGCAGTGAATTATTACTATCATTATATCCAAAGCGTTAAGGAAGAGTCTAAAATAAATGCTGCTATTTTAAAATGTTTTACAGAGTATCGTAAACTCTGTTCTACTCTCAATGCGAAGCTGGATACAGTTCAGATTAAACAATGTTCTGGCAACTGGTCTCAAATCGTTCCTGAAAACCAAACATCCATTACCATGCATAAACAGAAAAAGGCTTTTTTAAACAAGAATAAAAAGGGAGAACGACGTTCTGAACTAAGTGATCGGATTGAATGCGCTCATCATTTCAAAGAATACATTGAAAAGGCAGTGAAAGGGGAAGTAAAAGTCAAGGGAAAACGTATTGGTCTCAATGATTTCACCAAGGATGCATTAAGTCTCATTGGGTCAAGTGATAAAGATTCCATAGACTTGCTTAATGCGCAATGGAATGATAATGGAACTCAAACAGGAGCACTAAATAATATGATTGCTATGGTAGACGTGTCTGGATCTATGGCGGGCGAACCTTTACATGCAGCTATTGCCTTAGGTATTCGTGTTGCTGAGAAGTCTGCTTTAGGTAAGAGAGTATTGACTTTTTCTGCTACTCCTACTTGGGTAAATTTAGATGGATATGATACCTTTGATAAAATGGTAAATGTCTTGCAACATGCTGAATGGGGCATGAATACCAACATCCATGCGGCATTAAAACAGATATTGAATGCCATCAAGACGTCCAAAATGGATTATGAAGCCGTTTCTAGCATGACCCTTGTTATTTTTTCCGATATGCAAATTGATCAAGCTGACAGTACGTCATTATCTTTGTATGATGGCATTGAAAAAATGTATTCAAATCTTGGTATAGAAATGTATGGTAAAGCCTTCAAACCTCCGCATATTCTTTTTTGGAATTTGAGAAGTACAAATGGGTTTCCTACATTATCAACTCAACCCAATGTTTCATGTATGTCGGGATTTAGTCCATCTTTGCTGAACTTATTTTGTGAACAGGGTATTGCTGGATTACAAACATGTACTCCTTGGAAAAGCCTTTTGAAATCATTAGAAAACCCACGGTATGAGGTTTTAGAATGTGAGTTGAAGTCACAACTTGATAATTTATCATAGTAGTTAGGGATTTTATGGAGCCGTTTTCTTTTAATAAATGGTAATATTTTATTGTTAAATAAGAGTGAATACAATCCCGTGTTATCAAAAAATATATTTTTTTTAAAATTCATAGGAAAATGACCAACATCTAAAAAACATTGTTTGCTTGAAAATACATTACATAAGTTAATTTCTAAAAATACAGGGTTTGGGCGCGGAAGTTTTAGATAACTTTGAACGTACTTTAAAAACTTGTTTATTGCTTTTTCTTGGATAATAAATAAGTAAGACTGATAATGATATTGTACCTCAGTTGAACTCGTATATGCGAATAATTCTATATTTTGGATACTAGCTTGATAATAAAAATAGATAATTGGGTTACAAATAATAAAAGAATCATTTGTAAAGGTGATAAAATCATATCCTGAATGATCTATTTCGTTTAACACGTAGTACCATTTACCGAAATCTAACCATCCATTGTTTTCTATTTCTATGTATTTTAAAATTTTGTCTTTTATTTCTCTCTGTATAACTGCATTCAATGATAAATGAGATGTATTTATAACAATGATATCATTATTAGAAAAGGATACATTTTCTATATTTTTTCTTAAAAAATACATTTTTTCTTTAGTATCAATGTGACATGCTATGATAGTAAGATATCTATGTGTTGTGGGTAAATGAGTATCCAATATTTGTTTTGTTTCGGTTATCTTATTTGTTATAAATTCGTTAATATAATTTATTGTACAATTAGGTATCATATTAAAGAGTTATATAATATTAGAATATATATTATGCATAATATCATATGTTTAAAATTAGTATCTTACCCTTTTTTTGGCTTGTGTAATCAGCTGTATTCTATTGCGGGAACGTTGACAGATGCTATTAAAATGAATAAACATATACTTATCATCAACAACTTTCAAACAGATATTCATACCCATGAAACTGTTCCGTTAAGAAATATATTAGATTTATACAAAACAAATTTATTTTTGGAAAAGTATAACATTAAAATATTAGATACAAATTATTTGAGTATAACAATTAATAAAATTACATTTGGTCTAGATAATTCTGTGGTAGACGTTACCAATGAAATACTAGAATTATGTAATAGCTATTTTCTTAAAAGTAACATACTTCATATTTCTAAAGATATAAATTTATGTGACTTGAAAGGAGATCCTTTGCCTTATGTAACCAAAAAGTTGTATTTAGATTATAACATATGCGGATACAACTTTAAGGCAGAATATGTAGAACAAAACAGTCACTTAGTAAACCATATTCATATTAACTTATCTTATTTAGTACATGACATGGTAAAAACCTGGAATACTCCAGAAAATCAATTACTATTCAATGAAATATTACAAAACTTACACTTTCATTCAAAGTACAGGTTCCGAGCAAATAAAATTATGGAATCATTGTCTACAAAATCCAATATTAACGTTATACACTTAAGATTAGAAAATGATGCAATTAATCATTGGGCAAGATTGAACAACATGGATGAAGGATTATTCAAAAAAAAATTGGAAGAAAAATATATTTCATTGATTGAAACATACATCAATCCAAAAGATATAACATTTGTATTAACATATGAAACAAGTAATAACGTTACTAATTTTTTACAGTTGAATAACTATATCTTCTTTTATACACAAAAACGAATCAACGACGGTAGAGAAATAAATGCAGTACAAGATATGTGTATAGGCGAATATTGTAATCATGTTTTTATTGGACCCATTGAATCCTCTACCTTTAGCAACGTTTTGGCATTACGTATAAAAACATTTCATAAAAAAGTTAGTTTTAACATGGAACATATACTGGAAAAAGAAAAAGTTATTAACGCATCTAGATTACATGCGCATCCGTCTTAATTTTGTAAAGGGTAATAACCCGGAATTTCTTAATTTCAAATAACAAAAATCGTTTTCAAAAAATATATTTTTTGAACGTTGTGATGGAAAATGAGATATTTTCAAAAAACAGTCTCTATTTGGAAAATAATTAAATAAATTGAGTTCATAATGAAAAACAGCATCCATGTATGATTTTACAAAAGGTTTATTGTCATTGAACATTTTTTTGAATTGTTCAATTGCGGTACTTTTTATGCTAAAAAAATAACTTTGATAATGAGGAGTAACTTGACTACTATCATTATATCCACACAAATCTACATTTGCAAACCGCGTATAATCAAAAAAGGGTTTAATGCTACTATGTGTGAAAATAGAATCATTAATAAATGTTACAAATTTGTAATTCATATAGTCAATTTGGCTGAGACCATAATACCATTTACTAAACCCATAATTCTGGTCATTGGGGATTTCACAATATTTTATATATTGATTTTTGTACATATTTTTAATAACTGGAGACAAATGTAAATTGGTAGAGTTTACCATTAAAATGTCTATTCCTTCTACTTCTTTTAAACCATTCATGATGGTTTCTATAGAGGCAAAACGTAATTTATCTTCTGTATGACATGATATAATTACTAGTATTTTATCATTTTCGTAAGATTCAGTATTTTTTATTTTTTCACTAATATTAGATATTTCTTTTTTTTTCAAATTTATATAACGATTGAGTGCCAATGTTCTTAGTTGTAGATTTCTAAACAGCCGTAGTCCTCCTTTTTTCAAGAACTGTTTCAATCTGTACAAATTAGAATTATACATCGTGCCTATTTTAACCATATATGTATATTAACACAATAAAATAAAATTGATAATAATTATATACTATGAAAACTTGTTACAAGAAAAATGTTTTATCTTGCTTCAACTAGATTCAATCAATCCACATGGAATGAAAATGCAAAATATAGACGTGAATATTTCATTAAAGGTGCTATTTATGGAGTCAGTATCAAAATAAATGAAAAATATCCATTAAGGTCTATTATGTTTGTAATAGAGATGAATAATGAAACCAATAATATATGTGGAATTGGAATTATACGAAACTCATTATTGTTAGACAAAAAATACACAATTTATGAAGAAAATAATTACAATCGGTTTATTTATGTGGGAGACTTTTGGATAAGTCGTGAAGAAATTCAAGGGTATGATTCGTTACTGGTGGACATGTTAGAAACTGTGTTATTCAAAGGTAAAGGACATTTAAAAAGACAATCTGGAATTTCTGTTATTTCAGCTAAATCATTTTTAAATTGGAAATATGATGAAAACGAAATCAAAGAATCCATTAAAAATTTATTTATTTCCAAATTTAAAACCCAACATTTATAATATAGAAAAATGTTATAGAAAAAATGTATACATTATATTATGACATCTATAGATCACAATGTAAATAACTATACGATAAGTGAATTATTATCTATTTTAGGATTAGATACAGATGAGCTGACAGATGAAGACATTACAGATACTACAAATAGATACATAGATCGTTTCAAAAACGAAAACAATATTGCATTGTCCACTTTTTTTCAAAATATGCAAACAAAATTATTACAGTACATGAAACAGTCTGAAAAAGGCACCATAGATGACAATGATTTGTCTGAGTATCAACCGGATACAAAACAAACAGATGATTGGTACAAGTACGAAGCCCTTCCACAAAACGATCAAGTACAAAAAGATAAAATTACAGATCGTTTTCAAAAAATAGATGTCTACGATAATCAACATGTTCCCATGAATCGCGAACAACTCGGTGTAAATAATGTCATAGATACCAAAGTTGCACAAGATATTTTGAACCCCAACTTAGAAAATGTAACAACACGGTTTATTAACTTAGACAGTCAGTTTCGTCAGGCTAGCGGAGGGATAGATTCGCTTTCTACAGACTATACATTGGATTTGTCCGATCCTTTAACGGATGTTATTAGTTTACGGTTATACTCTATACAGATTCCTTATACATGGTATACGTTTGACACTCACTACGGAAACATATGTTTTTGGGTAACAAATCTCGGAATATCTTATAAAATAAATATAACTCCAGGAAATTACAATCCATCAGAGTTTGTTGCAGAACTCAATAGTGCGTTTAAAAGTGCAGGGTTTACCGGTTCTTATTCGGAGACGTCACCAGTGTCTTATAATGTCAACAACGGCAAATTGACAATTAGTTTAGCTGGTTACACAGACCCAGAATCAAATGTCATCCAAGGCATTTCAGAAAATAATCCATTTGATCCATTAATAAATGCTTATTTTACTTTTTTTGATTTTACAGGGGAAAAAATGTGTCAAGTGAATTGTACGTCCAAAAACTTATCATTCAATAATACATTGGGATGGCTTATGGGTTTCCGTTTACCTGTGGTACCTATATTAAGCAATGGTAACATCCCTATAGCGGTATTGGATTTGTACGGTACGAAATATTTCATTTTAGTATTGGACGACTATAATCAGAATCATATTAATAATGGACTAATTACCATCACAGAATTATCCACTAAACTGGCATTACCGTCTTATTACATTCCCACTACACCTACCACTTGTTCTGATATAAATAGCAACAATAATAGATTCATAAATGCATATAACAGTATAGCCAATACATCCGCAGAACAATCACTTGCTATTGGAATAAATCCTCAAAATATTGCTTCTTTGTTAAATGAAAAAAACTCGCTTCGTTTTACTAAAATGCCTACCGTTTTACCTACTGCTCCGCGGACATTAACACAAGCTCAGCTTTATACAATTAATGAAATTATGAAAAATCGTGAAAACAACACATCCTATCGCGGAAAAGCACCTACAGCTTCAGACACGTTTGCCTTGATTCCAATGAAACATACAGGTATGAAAACCGGAGAAATGTACATAGATTTCAGTGGAGCGTTTCAAGATAACAAACGTATTTATTTTGGACCTGTAGACATTGACCGTATGCACATTAAACTGTTAGATGACCGAGGTTATGTAGTAGATTTGCATGGAAGTGAGTGGTGTGTTACACTAATCAGTGAAAATTTATATCAATATTAATATATAAATATAATACAAATAACATTACAGTCATGTTGAAAGAAATATTTGCATTGATTGGAACCACTGGACCGCTTTTATTGCTCACTTCTTCCCTTTTTTTATTACGTTTTAAAACTACATATTTATTCTTTTATTTGTTAGGATTCATTGTAAATATTATATTGAATTGTATTTTAAAAGTAACTATTCAAGACCCTAGACCAAAAGAAGATATTGTCTTATTTGAATTAGCATTGAACCATGGAAAAAGAATAGCTATGGATAAATACGGAATGCCTTCGTTACATGCTCAAAGTGTAGGATATTCTTATGCATTTATACTGTTTACAATTCATAATATGTATGTTATGTGGGGATACTTGATTATTAGTTTGATAACAATGATGCAAAGGTATGCGTATAAAAATCATACATTTTTTCAAATAGTTATTGGTAACTTTATAGGGGTTATTGTAGGAGCGCTATGTTACATGATATCTAATAAATTTATTCAAGGAGATATGAAACCCAAAGGTGACGATTTTTGTTTTGTATAATATTTTTATATAATATAGAATGATAAATAGCAGCATTTTATTAACAGTTTTATTAGGTATTTTTGCAGGATTAATAGGAGGATCTTTAGGTCAATCAGGAGCAGAAACTATGTTACCGGGGTTATTGATTTTGGGTATTGTACCTAATTTCAAAGTAGCTGCAGGGACAGTTTTATTAACTATTTTACCTCCGTTGTCTTTGTTAGCCATTTATCAGTATTATAAACGAAACGAACTACAGATTCCAACAGCTCTTATTTTAATGGTTTCGTATTTTTTCGCCGCTTATTTTGGAGCCTACTTTACCAAGTTTGTAACGAGTTCTACCTTAGAAACTGTTTCTGGAATATATTTTATTTGTATCGGATTATTCTTTTTATGGAATTCTGTAACAGGTACATTTGGAGAAAACGGAATCAACCATGTCCATAGTAGCGGGTTTAAATTATTATTCAAATAATAAATAAACAAACATTATTATATTTTGTTTATTTATGATGAACTTCAGTTTAAATAATAAGACTGGAACTAAAAGATGCAACAAATTTACTAATACATCTCCCGCTCCAGTTCCATTTATATATTCTGTATATAGTGTAAACAAACCATATCGTGGAGGGTTATATTTAATTATTATAGGTATAAATTTTCGCGACTATTCAGTAGTAAAATTTGAGAATTTAGTTTTACCAGTTATTTTTTATAGTTCAGAGTCAGTTATGGTGCGAATCCCTGAAACTATATCATCTAGTATTAGTTATACAGTTCAATTAGTGAATGGATATTATGAGTCAAATATAGTTTATTATACATTATAATCATTAGTTATATGTATATATTAAATATACTAATAAAGTGAATGAGATTGATTAAAACATTATTATTTGGCAGTTTTTTGTTCAATCATCTAACAAGTTCCATAAAACGATTGTGGATTATACGTCATTGTGATAAACCTAACTCTAACTCTAATCCATGTTGCAGTGAGGTTGGCTACGAAAGATCATCAAAGTGGCACATTTATTTTAGTAAGGTATTTGATAAAACAAACAAAATACAAATATATGCATCTAATTATAATGAAAAGAAAAGATGTATAGTAACTCCGTATTTTCAATATAACGCTAACAAATATTGTCAAAAATCACAAAGAATGATTTTAACAGCTAATGCTATTTCGCAATCATTCGTAAATAGTAATTTTACTAACATATATCATAAAGAAATAAATAATATATTTTGTGTAGGCGAATCAAGACAATTAATATCGCATTTATTGAGTAAACACGACATTACAGATGCTATTATCGTTTGGGAACACACAGAAATATTAGATATGATTCGCCGCTTTCATATTAAAATAAGAAAATGGCCTAATAAACATATATATGACCTTGTATTTTTGTTAGATATTACATCTAACAAGTTGTTTTATGAATGTTTTGATTATCTCACAAACAATACAAAATGTACGTCTAAGGTTGATTTGTGGTTAAAAAACACAGCTACTTCAAGAATAGACACGTTCAAACATGATACAAACTCATACTCACTACAATCATTCAGGAATGAAACACAAATAAGCATTTCGTTATATTCATTTATCTTGTATATTACAGTTATAGTTTTGATTTTTGTAATTTACTATTATTTGGATAATATCCGTAAACGTTTGTGCTATCCTCAAAGACTAGAGTATATAGAAATATGACTTTATATTCAACAAGTATCTTTTTATGTTGGTAGTATATATACATAATGGGAGGTAGTATATTACCAACAACAGTTCACAATAATACAATTTATTTTTTATTTGGCAAAGAAAGAGACATTGATGAAAATCCAGGTTGGAGTGATTTTGGAGGAGGTACTGAAAAAGGAGAAAGTTTCATGTCAACTGCTATTCGTGAGGGAAGTGAGGAATTAACTGGATTTTTAGGTTCTGAAAAAGATGTAAAACAACTACTAACTAAATATGGTACTTATAATATTGATTTTAAATCGGACGGTCATAGTACATATCGTGCACATATATTTCCTATGAAGTATGACGATATGTTAGTTTACTATTACAACAACAACCAAAAGTTTCTCCAAAAAAGATTAGATCCAAAGATTATTCGTGATACAAAAATATTTGAAAAAACAGAAATTAGATGGTTTTCTTTTAGCGATATGGTTAACATGAAAACACAGTTTCGTTCGTTTTATCAAAATGTAGTTTCTTTAATATTAAACAACCGTGTTCAAATTGAGAGATTTATTAAAAGTAAGTTACAACCCAAAAATTACACAAAACGAACTTTTAAACAAAGATACAATAGTCGTAAAAGTCACACATATAAAAAAAATCAATCATCAAAATAATCAGCATTTACAGATATACCCGTTACAAAAAATATGCTTTATATTGTTTCATCATTTGCTGGTAATAACACATAGTTATCAAGTAAACATAAAATATAGTGTGTTGCATGATCTTTCGTGTTAAAAAAATCTATCATTCAACATGAAAATACATATTTGACTATGTTTTTCTACTGTTATCGTTTATTTTATGAAATGAGTTTGTAGATATATTTTTGTTCAAAATCCAACCTGTAAATCATTTATAAAGACAAATATAAATATTTTATGTAGTTACATATTTCCTGTTTTCTTTTTTACCATGATTTATCCAATGTTCAGTTGCTAATATTTTGTTATTTATTCCAGTTTGTATTAAATCACTGTTCAGTAATAAATAATTTGTCCAGTTGAAATTATGACACTTTCTGCCTTCTTTTTTCCCATAAGTAATCCAATGGATCCATGCTAACCTAGGACTACTAATTTGTTTTAAATCCGGATATTCTCGTATGTAGTACTTCCAATCAAACAATTGATTTTCATAGTCTTTTTGTTCTAGGTATATGTCGGGTCTTCCATTATCTAACCAATGATTAATTGCTTTTATTTTCGTATCAATTGATTTAGATAGTAGACTGTAGCTATTTACATAGGTGCACCAGTCAAACTTATATAACCTATCTTCTTTAATTCCATAGTTTATCCAATGAAAATACGCATCTTCCCTAGTGTTTATACCAGCTTCTTTTAAGTCCCTATTTAGTTCTAAATAAACATTCCAGTCAAATGAATTTATTGATTGAGAAGTTTTTACCGTTGAGTCATCTGTACCGTGGTCAGAAGGAACTATTCTTCCTTCATGTTTTCCATAATTTATCCAATGTAAAAAAGCCTCCTCTTTAGTTTTAACTTGTGATAAATCTGAATAGTAACTTGTGTAAGAAACCCAATCAAAATTTAGGTATTCTGGCGAATTAAAATTACTTTCTTTGGAAGATGTATTCAATAACGGATTGTTAATTATCTTTATGGATATACATTGAGTTTTAGTTAACTTTTTGTCCAAAATATCTGTATCTATAGTTGTATTTAGTACACCATTCATTATACTCCATTCATATTGGATTTCATACTCTTGAATAAATTCATATAATGCCTTTATGGCGTACAAAAAAAAGTTTTTATAGTTAATTAGTTTTTTGAACAAAATAACACAGCCATTTTTTATTTTACTACGAAAACTATGCAATAAAACCTTTGTATTTTCATATGATGGTGAATCAATATATAAAAATGATATATACTCATTTGGATCATGAATATCACTAAATACATTATGTATGTTGTCATAATTGTTATGTTGGACAACTACTACATTTTTATTTAACAATGTATAGTTATTTAACTGATATGTATCATGAAATGCGTACAACTTACTGTCATAGTAGTTTGTAATTATGTTTGCAATATAACCATCATCTATGTTATCCATTATCCACTTGCCTTCTTTTTCAATGAAATTATTTACTAATAAGTATAATAAAGGGTCTTTGTTGATAGTTTGTACATGTTTGATGGTTTTAATAAATTCTTCATAAGTTATACTATTTTTGGGAGTACTTTGAATATACATTTTATTATTAATGAAAATTGTACATCCATTATTTATCATTTGTTTGTGTAGCCCAATATGGTCGTTGTCTTCTTTGCACCCTATTTTGGCGTTATTACATACATTACATAAATAAGCAGCACTATACCTACAATTTATGATGGACGATAATTTGTATACCCCTAATCCATTAAAACTAGATGTTACCTGAATCAGCCCAGACGTATGTTTTAATAAATGTTCAAATTCTTCAATTTTGCTTTTATAGTCAACATTTTCAGCATCGCATGAAAATATATTTATATTAAACCAGGACTGGTCGCATCTCAGTGCCCAAAAGTCATAGTATGTGTTATTCTTATTTACGCAAGTCATTGCATCCCAACTATTCGGATTATACTGAAAACAACTGCATATACTTGTATAATCTACACTCCAAAAACGATTATCCAACTCACAGTGAATGGCATAATCATACGTAAGATGATAATTATTATCATATATGTAGTTGAGAATACAGTTACGGCAATATGCTAATCTATGTGACCGTAAAGGATAGAGTTCAATTAGATTATCTTTTAAAATAATATGTTTCTCCATTTTTACACTTACTTTTTGGCTCCACTTTATTAGTTTGTCTCTAGTGTTATCAGTAGAGTCATTTTCAAATATTATAACTAGACTTTTAGCAAATAAGCTAGAAATATTTTCTAAATTAGAAAATGATGTAAAAAAATGCTCTTCTATATCGCGAATTGTGCCGTATATAACAACATTTAGCTGCATCATTTGTGTTTTTGCATCTTGAATTGATATTATCTCTTTCATTATATTATAATTGTATTATAATTGTATTATAACCTTTATTTATGTAATCTTCTACTTGTCCGTAACATACATACTGTATTTTATTCCTATTCATGTAAACATATTCGTTATACTTATGGGGTATCAATTTCAAAAATTGACTAATTGGATGAAGTTGTATGTCAACTAATACAGTTAAAAATCATTATTTTAGGTAAGTCATATAACTTTATAGTAGATCTTATTAAGTCGCCTAATCCAAAATAAAAATTAGTTTCATTCAAATAAATACTTTGATAATTCATCATTATTTATGTTAAACTTATGACTCCATGTATGGATAACCGTTTCATATATTACGTACTATACGTATACATAATATATATATACATAATATACCTTATCATCCAAATGTATACTGTAAATTATGAAAATTTTGATTGGAAAACATACATAGATATTAACCCAGATTTAAAAGAAACGAACATTTGCAAAAAAGAAGCTGCATGGAAGCATTGGATTGACTACGGATCTCTAGAAGAACGAGCGTTATCTCTTTACAATAACACAAATGTGCATAATGGTAGGTTTGGAAATTTATTTTTTGTTAATATGGTATTGCATTTTATATCCTTGAAGTACAACTTAAAATCTACATATAAATATTTTGATAAGTTTCAAAAACTAGGTGTGTACTTATATAGTGGTAAATATGAGTATGTACACAGTATAACTGTTACCGATGATAACTTTTTACATATAATACAAACTTCAAAATATAGTAAAACAAACATAATCATCAATAATGATAATTGGTTTCAAAAACCAGAATTTGTAACCTTTTTAAAATCATATTTTTCTATACCTCATAACAAATTGAATATTATAAACAACAATATTTTTAACTGTAGGTATAATTCAAATAATGATTTATTTATGCATATAAGGTTAGGGGATGTAAAGTACCAGACACATTGTATTGAGGAGTACTATGAAAAAGTACTTTCTAATACAGAATTTGATACTGGTTACATATCAAGTGACTCTATTGAAGATCCGTTATGTCAAAAATTGATTCACAAGTACAAGTTAACTGTTATTGACAAATCTGAAGTAGAAACGATTATGTTTGCAAGTACATGTAATATTATTGTTTTGTCAGGAGGAACTTTTTCATGGTTAATTGGGTTTTTTGCATTTTTTTCAAAACAAATATATTATCCTGATGTACAAACACCTTGGTATGGTGACATATTTAAGTTACTAGGCTGGACCTTCGTACCTTAACACGTAAATGGTAAAAGGTTTAAAAATAAATATATTGTATTTATATACATTTATGAACTCTAATGTATTAAATATGAGTAATAATTTAGTTGATCATATCAACCTAGATGATATTGATGATATTCATATTTTTGGAAAAAACAACATAGATGATAGAATAGATGATAGAATAGATTATAGAATAGATGATAGAATAGATGATAGAATAGATGATAGAATAGATGATAGAATGAATACAAGCGAAGAAATTTATATTACTCTGAATGATATAACCAATACGAATACCTTTGAAGAGGGAGATTACGTTTTAATGCCAAGAGATAATAAAAATATTCTTAATAATAATTTTTACAGTATCCATGATGGTTGTGTTAACACTAATAGCTACAATGATATGCAAGAACCAACTAGCGGATCTATAATGAAAACATCAACAGCTAATGATAATGTTATTTTAAATCAAATTCATACAAATGGTCTAACATTCAACTCTGGTGTCCATATAGTAAACCCGTTGCCTTTAGCAGTGCAAGATTCTCAAGAGAATTATGAAGATACAAGTATAGTTAGTAAACGTTCTTTATTAGCTAAAAAACTTATACGTAAAACGATAGATTTTAATTCTATGCAATTTGAAGATTTTGAATATTCTGTTTACAAACAAACAATTATAAACAAAAATAACTATCAATATACTAAAAATGAAATTCGTTATAAAACAAATAACAAATATTACAGACAAGCTACAAGTAAAGTTATAGAAAATTCTGCAAATAATAACCAAAATCTTAGTATATTGTATAGTAAACCAAATGTACAAAATGTAGACACCCATCTGGAGTATGGAGTATTGAATGAAACAAGTCAACCAAACCAGCCTAGCGATTTTAATTGGAAACAGTATCTTGCTAACTATCCCGACCTAAAAGAAGATGGTATTACAACGCAAGAAAAGGCATGGAGCCACTGGATACGTCATGGAAAAAAAGAAGGACGTACTTATTTTATGCTTCATACATATGATACGAATTTATGTGATGAATTATATAACTTTGACTGGAAAAAATATGTAAATGCTTACACAGATTTACAACAAGATAATATAACCACAAAAGAAAAGGCATGGAATCACTGGATATGTCATGGAAAAAAAGAAGGACGTATCTATTTCACGCTTCACGCATATGATACGAATTTATGTGATGAATTAGATAACTTTGACTGGAAAAAATATGTAAATGCTTACACAGATTTACAACAAGATAATATAACCACAAAAGAAAAAGCATGGAACCACTGGATACGTCATGGAAAAAAAGAAGGACGCGTTTTTTACATATTGAATGAGATTGAATACGACAACTTCAACTGGGAACAATATTTGTATAACTATCAAGATTTAGTTGACAATGGAATAACAACCAAAGAAAGTGCATGGAATCATTGGTATAACTATGGTAAACAGGAGGGTAGAGTCTGTTATAATATATATAAAACAGAAGAGTTAAATGACTATACAAATTTTGATCTAATAAACATAAATAATATACATTTTAAGAAAAAATATAACAGGTATGGTATTCATTATTTTGGATGGAAAAAAGTAATATCTAGTTTTATAAAGTGGTTTAAAGAAAGTAAATGCCAAAGTTATAAAATTAACTTATTTTTTGATGAGTGGATAGAAAAAATGTTAATATGGGGAAATAAAATAATTAACAGTGAGTATTTAAAACAAATCAAACAAAATAAATACAGTATGATTACGTTCATACATAACCCCCCATTTATACATTGGAATGATGCAACTATGCGCGAAAAACTATCAAAAGAGATGATACTCACTGACAATATTCATTTTAACGATAATGTTTTTAATATTATTTATAAAAACCAATATAACCAACATATATCCCTGTTGTACACTTTATCAAATAGTCACAAAAAATACATATATGATAACTATCCGGAATGTAGAACCAAAGTTGTATCGTCCCACCATCCTATTGATTTAGATACCAATGAAAATATGTTGTTTGATCTAGATGAATTTTTAAAAAATAGAAAAATATATAATGTAGGTTGGTGGTTAAGAAATTTCAAAACATTTATTGATTTTAATCCAGGACCAAACTTTACAAAATATATTTTAACTAAAACTGATTTTATAATTCCATTCAATAATATTATACTTAAAAATAATGACTTGGGCGATATTCAATTAGTTAATGAATTAACAAATCATGAATATGCTAGATTATTTAGAAATTGCTGTATATTTGCAGACATTGTAGAATGTATTGCAAATAATACTATTTTAGAATGTATCAAATTTAACACACCTATTATTTTAAGAAGGAGTCCATCTGCCGAAGAATACTTAGGAATAAATTATCCTTTGTTCTTTGATACTATAGATGACATTCATTCATTAGAAGAAGAGGTCTTTTTACTGCATTTAATTGTACAAGCGCATTACTATTTAAAAAAGATGAATAAACAACATTTGATGTTGAACACGTTCAATAGAAAAATTAAGTATGACATTGATAAATTAAGTGCTAGAACATATAATGCTAAGTTGACATGGTGCTATTTTTGTGAAAAAGGTGGATTGCATCATAGAGAACAAATTATAGATTGGTTTATCTCTCAAAACGTTACAGATAAACTAGAACTATTCGTTTTTATAAATGATTATACTGATCCAATTACTATAGACAATATGTTAGAATACTCAAAGAAACACAACAATATCACAATAATAGATTTGTATACAATTGAAATGCCATGTAATTTCAGTCAAAAAGTAAAAACTCTAATACCTTACATTGAGAGCCCTTACGTAGGTGTTTTAGACTTAAACGCGAATATATCTATGCCTTATAATGAAAATTACTCTCAAGTATTCATTGACTATTTAGAGGTAACCTTAAACTGCGATATTATATGTTCTTCTGCTAATGTAATTAACCTTAACTTAGATCCGGTTATTCAAACTATACTTAACAATGGCTCTATGTTATTTATTGAAAATTTAAAAGACACCACTATAGAGAATAACGGCATGATTTGGAGATCAGACATGCTGCGTCTGTTATTTAATACAGATTTTGTAGAATTAGATGATAATGATTTTGTTTTTTATTGTATTACTCATAATTTTAACTTATTTTGTTTTGACTATTGAATAATTTATCGTCTTGTCAAACAGTTACTTATACTACAAAGGTGTTCCAAACAATCGCGTGTGTTTGTATTACAAATAAATATAAGATATATGTATATAGTATGTATCAAAATACAAAAGTTTTAATTACAGGAGTAACTGGACAAGATGGATCTAACATGGTTCGTTATTTATTGAAAAATACACAATGCACAATTTATGGAGCTATACGTAGACTTTCAGTATCAAATCATGAAAATATAAAAGACATTGAAGATACAAGATTTCAATTAATTAATTTAGACATTCTAGATCAACAGTCTATTTTTAATAATGTAAAGAATATCAAACCAGATTATATTATAAATTTTGCAGCACAAAGTTTTGTTGCTGAATCGTGGAATACTCCAATTCAAACATTTACCACAAATACATTGTCTGTTATGTATTTCTTAGAAGCAATTCGTGAATGTAACCCTCAATGCAGGTTTTACTCTGCCGGGTCAAGCGAAGAACTTGGTAATGTAGATTATGCACCTCAGGATTTACATCATCCCTTGAAACCACGAAGCCCATATGGAGCCTCTAAATGTGCTGCAAGGCATATTGTAAAAGTATATCGCGAAAGCTATAATATTTTTGCTATACATTGTATTTTATTTAATCATGAAGGAACTCATAGAGGAAAAGAATTTGTCACTAGAAAAATAACGTCTAATATTGCACGAATTAAAAAAGAAATCATGCATGGTGAAGAAATAAAACCGTTAGAATTAGGAAATATATATGCTCTTCGCGATTGGAGCGACTCAGAAGATTTTGTAGAAGCAATATGGACGATGTTAAATCAACCACATCCACGTGAGTATATATTAAGTTCGGACGAGACTCATACTGTAAAAGAGTTTCTAGATTTAGCATGTGAATACGCTGGTATCTCAGAATACTTAACTTGGAAAGTGGATGAACAAAACCCTTTAAACACAGTATTATTATACAAGGATACAGTTATTGTAAAAATAAATGAACAATTATATCGTCCTGCTGAAATTGAAATACTTTATGGAGATTCAGCCGAAACTAGACAAACTATATTGTGGGAACCTAAGGTTTCTTTTAAACAGCTAGTAAAAAAAATGGTTGATTGGGATTTGCAGTTATTATCAATAATGCCATCTTAGAATATCAAGTGTAGTTAATATGAAAAAAAATAATATAAAATATAAAATGTTATATAAATGAATGCTCAATACAACATTTTATATTATTTGGCCGCAATAGGTGAACCTAATATAGATGTTAAAGTAGATATACTAAAACACAACTTATGTTGTCTGTATTACAACATTCAATACTCATTTGATATAATGATAAACTTATATGATGATGCAAGCGATCATTTAGAATGTATGCTACGCTCTCTCACCTTTTTAAAAAGTGTTATTATTCATAAAAAGAAAGGTAGATTAGTAGAGTTATGGAAATGCAATCCGTATCATTGTTTGATAGATAAATATGACTATATTTTATATATATTGGATGATGTAATGATAACAAAATGGAATATGCATGAAATGATTCATATCAAAACCAAGTATAACATAGAAATGTTGTCTCCAAGAGTGAATGGAGGTACATGGGATTATATGAGAAATCAAAATAGTAACATACTTGCGTTTGCAAATAAGGTTGAGTTGTTTTGTTTAATACTAAACAGTGAAAATTTTCACAAATTCATGAATATCCACGACGTTGAAAATAAACACACGTGGGGAGTAGATATACTGCTAGGTCATTTTAATATAAACGCTGCCATTTACTACAAATTTGTAGTAACCCATATGTTACCTTCTACTACGAATGGACAAACTGCAGCCGAAGAGATGCAACTGTATTTGTCAAAACATGGATTTGTAGATGTATTTGAAGTTCATAAGAAATATCAAGCGATTCGTCACATAATTGAAATTACGGACGACTCTACCGTTCAAGAATCATTGTAAGTAACTTTTATTTGTATCATAAAAAATCAGTTGATAGTGGAGTCAAAATTTCCAGATTTTATACATGGTACTTGAAGATAATTAATAATAGGGTTTTCAGCAGTTTGTATGTATTTCCATAATTTCCAATCCCATAACGTAGCTAATCCATGGTTACTTTCCATGTTGATAGAAAATTCAGATAATGGATGTAAATCTTCTAATAATCTTCCAATGATATTGATGCGATACATCATACCAGCGGTTCCGCCAAACCCATCACTTCTATCATCTAATAACAATACATCTACATTTTTGTTGGCATCCTTATTTACAATTTCACATAACTGGTGATAAATAGACAAATCTATGACAGCGTCGTCCTCTAGTATACAGTACCATTCATAATCTAACATTAGTGCTTCTTCAAAAGCCTTCATATTTGACAAAATAAGACCTTTTGCTCCTTCATGGCCTAACAAATTTAATCCTGGAAATGAATTCAAGATACTTCCGTCGTATTTCCATTCTTGTTTGAATCCTAGAGATGTTAAAGTGCTATTTAATAAATTAGGTCTGATTTTTAATATTTTTTTACATTCCATACTATCCTTCATTTTAGTACCATCTATGGCTTCTATTCTAGAGTAACTACATCCAATACTCTTCATCATTTGCTCTATGTGATGGTACCGATCGGTATTCTTAGCCATATTTAGTATAAAAAAATGAATAATTTTATCTTTCTCCATGATTATATCCTAGCTAAATAAATATTTTTTGACAAGTAAACTTACTAGTATACCTTCATATTGAGGGAAGATACTTAGTTAATTCATGGTACACCTGTTTACTGTAATCATTCCAAGTTGTAAAAGAACTTGAGTTAATTTCATTTTTTAGTTTTTCTATTATTTTTGGATTTTTAATTAATGTATTTAATGCATCATAAATCTGGGTTTCGTCAGTTGTATCTACACAATAACAACCACCACAACTTGCAACCTCAGCCATAGATCCAAAACTACTTGTTAATACTGGCATTCCATGCCATAAACTTTCTGAAATAGGAAACCCGTATCCTTCGTATTTTGAAATAAAGCATAAAAACGTGGAATTTTTGTATAAATGAAATAACCTTTCATTATCTATGATTCCTAAATAATTGATTTTTCCTTCTGCTTGATGTATACAGTTTTCTAAGTCTTCTTTACATACGTGCACCACATTTCCAAAGGTAATTAACTCTACATTTATAGTTGGATTTTCTTTAATAAACTTGATAAATAATTTCATTAATAGTATTTGTTGTTTTCTAGGCTCAATAGTACCAGGAAGTAAAATAGTTACTTTATCTTGAATAGCTGAGAATGATGGTTTTGCGAGACATTTATTTCTATATTGATATGGTAGTTTAATACTTACAAGTTTTGGTAGTTGATTATTATCTTTCATGTATCTCAAAAATTCTGTTTTCGTAAATTCAGAAATAGTAATTATTTTATTAGCATTCAACAAATTACTATAGACATAATTTTTAAAATCATCATAAATAATGTTGTATTCAGGCAAAACCAATGGGATAATATCATAGAGTATAAATATTGAATATAAATGGTGAGCGCTTAAATATCTATTCAAGTCCTTTGGCAATGTTTTATACTGAACGAATGTTAACTCTGGGAAAAACAATTTACAGTTACTTAATGGTCTAGCTTTATTTAAATGAATTGGATGATAATCAGTATATACGATTGTTTCTCTAACATCGTTTGTTTCGTTGTAGTTGAAAAAAAAGTGTATTTCTAAAGGATTACAAGGTACAATTGCTTTTTGTAAATTATCCCATTTTACAAAGATCATTTCAAAGTTGTGTTTATCGTAACTGTTGATATACTCTTTAGCTAAATATATAGAAACGATCTGTATGCCTGTACGAATCGTATCTTGGCATGTATGTCCAATATAATAGTATATAGTAGGTTTATGCATTACTAACTGGCGAGATTGTAGAGCATTGTTACTTATAGAGTAGGATAACTGTGTTATTTCTAGTTCTTTTCGTTTATTTGAATAACATGCCGATTGGTTTATATGAAAAAAAGTGTACCCTCTCTTAATGCCAATGTTTGAGTAATGCCAAAACAACTGCTCTTTGGTTAGAAATCCCTCCATTTTTAAATGAGGATAATGCAAATCATACGTAACCTCATCAAATACATTTATGTTATTAATATCGCATTTATTAGTTACCTCAATATCATGGACACTATAAAATGTGTAATTCTCTTTTTCACCTATGTAAACATAATGCCACCAAAGTTGTTCTTTTGTATGGAACCCTTTACTTATTAAATCTGGATGATTATCCCTATATTTTTCCCAGTCAAAATCTACGTAATTATTATTTTTTTCACTTACTAAAATCATGTATTTAAAATAATAAAACACAAAAAATAATACAATAATACATCCATAAAATAATAATTCTTTTATATAACATGATAACACAAAACATTCATGTACCACATAATTTCAATTCAAAAATATATCTTTCATTGAATTATGACTTATCTCATCTTAGTGAAGATCAGGCTGCATATCATTACCACTACCATGGATATTATGAAAAAAGAAAATACACCATTGTTCCAGATGATTTTGACTACAAGATTTACTTGAAGTTAAATCCAGACATAAAAGCAGATGATGAAATGGAAGCAATGCTACATTATGCAAATTATGGTTACTATGAAAATAGAAAATATGTGAATGATTATACTGATTTAAACAACACAAATGATTCATACACCTTGGATTTTTTTGAGAAATACCATACATCCCTAGATGATCTCAAAACTCACCATAAAATGAAATTTAGGTACATATGTTATAAATACATACCTTATATTAGAAACATTACGTTACCAATGATTCCAGAAAAGAGTTCGTATGAAGCAGTCCTAGTTGAGTACAGATGTTTTCCTCATATAGAATTTATAATACGAAATAATATTTTAAAATTAGGAAGTCAATGGTGTTTTACTATTGTATGTGGAATAGCCAATTATGACTTCATGTTGAATATGTGTAAAACTATTTCACAAAACATAAATGTGATAAAAACCAATTATACAAATATTACTGTATCAGAGTATAGCGAGTTGTTGTCTAATACATTTTTTTGGAATTTATTAACAGGCAAAAAAATATTGATATATCAAGAAGATTCTATTATCTTTAAAAATAACGTTGACGATTTTTTATACTTTGACTACATTGGAGCTCCTTGGATTACAGGTAAAAACGACAATAAACTGGGTGTAGGCAACGGGGGTATATCTTTACGAACTAGAGACATTATGATACAAATTATTGAAATGCAAAGTATACATACAACTGTCTTCAACACAAGTACGTTAGAATACATGCAACAAACAAACTCAACAGTGCCTCCTGAAGATGTATATTTTAGTAAGAATATGGAAGACTTGAAGATAGGTATACTGTCCGACCGCAAAAGTGCAACGAAATTTTCAAGTGAAAGTATCTTCAATGTTGACAGTTTTGCAGGTCATTGTTTTTGGATATCTGACCCAAACTGGATCAAAAAAATAAAAAAATACAATGTTATACAGTTTAAACCAAATTACGATTTAGGAATATTAGAACATAGAGGTGGATGGAAATATGTGTTAACATCCTTAAAAGAAAACTTTTTTTTTTCAAAAACATCTGACATAGATTTTTTTGATATGATTGAACATAAATTTTTATGGAATAAACAATTTATATGTACTAACAAATGGTGCGGCATTATTCACTGTACCCCAAAAACTCCAGACTACTTAAAAGTAGTAAACTTAGAGTGTATGTTTGAAAATCCAAATTTCATAACTTCTTTAAATTCTTGTATCTTTATCGTAACTTTATCGCCCTATGTAACTAAATACTTGAAAAAAAAAATAAAGTGTGATCTTAACCTTGATGTACCTATTTATACACTAATGCATCCAGTAGTAGCTGAAAATATACCCTTATTTAGCGTTGATGACTTTATAATGAATGAAAACAAACTGTTAATTCAAGTTGGACAACAGTTAAGAAAAACTACTAGTATATATAGATTGAACAATATACCTTACGGAAAGTTATGGTTAACAGGAACTCAAGATTTTTATAAAATAAAAGGTCTATTCAATAAAGAAACATTGTATTTGAAGTTAACGCCTAATGACTTGAATACTCCGGTTCTTTTGCATTACACTAAAACATTTGAAGAATATGATCTGTTGTTATCTAAAAATGTGGTTTTTGTTGACTTTTTTGATGCAGCTGCAAATAATACCGTACTAGAATGCATCATAAGAAACACACCTATCATAGTCAACAAAATAGAGGGTATCGTAGATTATTTAGGAGACGATTATCCACTGTATTATACTCATTTAGGTGAAGTAACTAGTCTTCTTAGTATAACAAAAATAACAGAGGCTCACAACTATTTAATGCGTATGGATAAAACACCTTTTATGATAAATACATTTTTGAAAGGGTTGTTTGATATAGTAAATAAACACTGTTTACAATATCATTAACTAGTTGTGTTACTATACTTTAATTCCACCTTATACCTAGTTCCTCTATATCTGTTTGATTAATTAAGCGATGGGGACGTATTTTATATAATTTGTCAATTTTTTCACAAAATGTATCTTGAGGACGTTTTGTAAACGTGGCTTTAGTTCTGTAACCAGTACCGTCATTGCCTATTTTTTCTTCCTTTGCTTCACTTTCCAAGGGACTAATGTAATAATAAGCTAATGTTTTACGTAGGGTTCCCTTTGGACATGTAATTATTTCAGGCAAACCGTGCCAAGAAACTTCATTTGTTTTGAAAATAATTGCAGTATTGAATTCTACTTGAGATTTTACAACACATTCTTTCATGTCTTTATCCCATAGTTGGGTTTCTCCGTTCCATTCTGGATTCCATTCTTTTGTTAGATATAATATTACATTTAGTCTTCGCTGTTTATTTAAATAAGGATGTTTTTCATAATCTAAATGAATATGTAAACGACCACTTGTTGGATGTACATGTAATCCAGCGCCATGCAAATATGGATCATGCTCTAAGTTTGGTATTTTAGACAAAACAGAAAATTTATCTGAGATTTCTTTTGTTGAAAGCAAATAAAATACATCTTTTATAGCACTTGGTAGTTGTCCAATGTCATCAAATGCATACTTTAGTTCAATAGGATTGTTATACTTGTGCCATTCTTTATCCTCTATATTTGAAGGAAATAATTCGTACAACTTTTCAGCATAGTTCATATTCAAAAAATTGGGAATAATAATATGCTCAAATGGAAGAGCTTCTGTAAATTTGGTTTGTAATTCTGACAAATTGTTTATCCATTCACCAAAAAAACTAGTCTTATTTGGTGTATTTTTCATAAGATACAAGTCTATTAATGATAATTTGTAGTCGGTATTTATTAAATCATCTAATCCAGTCTCTAGATCAATCTCTATGTTCCATCCTAACTCTTTTAGTTTTTGATTACTAATATAATAACGCATATCATTATACGGTCTATCTTGTACATATTCAATCCATGAATTGTAATCATCCGTACCTTTAATCTTTTTGATTAACATTTTAGCAATATCCATAACTGAAAACTCCATACCTTCATCACACCCTATGTTATAAATCTCTCCAATTTTACCCTTTTCTAAAATAGCTTCAAACGCTTTTGCAGTATCATATGCATGAAGAAATGCTCTTACTGCAGTTCCATTGCCTTGAATCGTAACCTTCTTGTTTTCTTTCAACAATTTTATAAAACAGGGAATTAACTTTTCCGGATATTGATGTTGTCCATAGACATTATTACCACGAGTTATAATAATAGGCATTTTGTAGGAATGGTTATAGGATTGGGCTATTAATTCTGCTCCAGCTTTTGTTGCTGCATAGGGATTTGTAGGGCACAATACAGAATGTTCTGTTTTATGACTTTCATCTATTGTATTCATTGACTCTCCATACACTTCATCAGTAGAAACATGAATGAATTTGCGTATTTTTCCATATTTTCTACAACACTCTAACAACGTATGACTTCCAAGAACATTATCATAGGTAAACTTGATGGAATCCTCAAATGAATTTTGTACATGGGACTGTGCTGCAAAATGAATAACGTGTGTTATGTTGTGTTTATGTAAAAGATCATTTATCAATGAAGAATCGCATAGGTTTCCTTTAATCAATGTATAATTCGGACTGTTACGAATACTTTTATAAACATTGTTTTCATTTGCACAGTAATATATTGCATCTAAGTTAACCAATGTGTTTACTTTGTTTTTCTGAAAATAATAATTAATAAAGTTACTCCCAATAAATCCGCAACCACCCGTTACTAAAAGATTAATTTTGGTATTTAAATTTTCTTTATACTCCATTAAACATTTACGTACAGCGTCTTTAATATTTGAAACTTTAGGATATAAATATTCTAATTTTGTAGTGTCTAAAAAATTATTGGACCTATCTGCATCCAAAATGCTACGTTGTTCTGTTTGAGAAAAGTTTTTCCAAGTAAAGGTATTGTCAACTATTTCTTTGTACATACACAATATTTCATCATGACTTATTAATCCTGGGTTGGTTAAATTAATCGTACCTGTTTGGTTCTTCATTATCATATCTAACGCATAACCCAATAGTTCGGGTAAAACAGTCATAGAATTTGGTACAGAACAAACACGATCGTAGTTAACTATTTTAGTGATGAAATTGCGAGGATGTTTTTCTCCAGTAATAGGCATACGAATACGAAGGTTTAATACATTCGTGTAATAATGCATCAGCCTATCAGTAAACCCTTTTACTATCGAATAAGAAGAACCAAAAAAATTAGGTGTATCATCCTCTGTAAATCCATTTGTTTCTATGCCGTATGAATGCAACTTATCATAACTAAAAATACATCCCGTGCCAAGATAGGTGTAATGAATTTGTTTCTTTCTACAAATTTCAGCTAAAAGAAGCGGAGAATACAAATTATCACGAATATTTTCATTTAATTTATTTTTTTGTTCTAAATAATCTATGGTAGTATAGATTTTGCCATTAATGGTCCCATGTGTTCGTCCAGTCAATGATATAACATGACTAGGTTGAACTGTATCTATTTCACGTATTAGCTCATTTTTATTGTCAATCCTAGACTTACCACAATAAAAGTTAATGTTGTGTTTTTCTATTATTTTTATCATTTGACGTCCTATCCAACCGTTAGTGCCATATACCAAAATTTTCATGTATAGTATTACTACATATTTTAATTTGTAATATTGAATTATTTTTTATAAATACTTACCTCTTGCATTTTATACATAACATATTGCATAAATAATATTATACACAATATTTCATTAAATAATGGGTGAACAACACCTTCCTTTTTTCAATACGTCCATAATACAAAAAATGTTTCCATGCTTCTTCTTCGGTTTGTATGTGTTTTAAATCAACATTTGTGTTTACATAGGCAATCCAATTAAAAAAAATAGGAATATCATTATAAATTCTCTCTTCGCGTTTACCATATTTCAACCAGTGGTTCCAAGAGTCTTCTTCGTTTTTAATAGACAGACATTTCAAATCGTTATACTTATTTATATAAAATTCCCAATTGAATATCATCTATGTAAAAATTATTATATATAATATATTTTGTAATATATTATAAATGAACTCAAAATTACAATATAATCAAAATATAATATCTACATTTTCTAAGGCATACAGTATAGACAGTAATCATACGATTATGTCAAGTGACATTCATTATTTTAGATATACCTGTTTTAAATATAATTATTTTATCAAACACATTGATATACCTAAAATACCAAGACAAAGTATATACGAAACCGTTCTAATTGAATTTCGCGAGTTTCCTCATTTAGAATTTTTAATTCGCAATTGCATCATAAAGTTAGGATCTAAATGGGCTCATACGGTTATTTGTGGTAATTTGAATTATAAGACAATAGTAAGTATATGCAACTCCATTTCTCAAAATATTAATATTATTAAAGTTAATATTGACAATCTCAGTCCAAGTGAATACAACAAATTTTTAACATCCACTAGCTTTTGGAATATGTTATTTGGAGAAAAGATTTTAATATATCAAGAAGACTCTATTATCTTCCATGAAGACATAACTCCGTTTTTGAAATATGATTATATTGGGGCTCCGTTTCCAATATATCAAAACGATACACCTAACTCGGTAGGTAACGGAGGGTTTAGTCTAAGAAGCAAAAACGTCATGATAAAAGTACTAAACACGATTTCTATACAAAAAACGGTGTTTAATAGTTGTACACTTACCTACATGGATAACATGAACCTAAAATTTCCTCCCGAAGATGTATACTTTTCAAAAAATATACAAGAATTGGCTTTAGGAACCGTTGCAGATTATGATACTGCCTCTTTATTTTCATCTGAAACTATTTTCAATGAAAATAGCTTAGGTGGTCATAAATTTTGGTTATCCAATAGTAATTGGAAAAAACAATTAAGTAGCGCATTTAAATATGCTGTTTATAAACCTACTTCTGATCTAGATTCCTACTTGAACTATCTAAACCTAGACGCAACTTATAACCAAAACTATGCGAACAAAAACGCATTTGATGTAGATTTGTATTTTTGTAACTATGTTAATAAATTATCAATGGAATCTCCAATAGATATAATAAAATATATACAACTCATTGGTCTACACGGACACATATACCATCCCAAACAAATTACAAACATTTTCCCAAATTCAAAAATATACACATTTTTAAATGACCTTTTTATAGTTCATAAATTAAATGTATACAAGGTTAATGACTTTGTAAATAAATATTTATATAACACTACTTATGAAAAACTTACTAAGTTACTGATAAAAAACCGTTACTACAATCTCAATGAAAAAGTTCCACTGTTACTATTAGTATTTATTGGAAATGAAGAACGAGGAAATGATTTAATAAACAGAATTATAAATTATAAAAAAATACAATTGGTTTTTAACGTAGCTTTTTGTTTTAATTTAAATAAAAACATTGCAGAAAAATTAAAACATAAAATAAAAAACAATTTTGAGTTTTATGCTGTTTATGAATGCAAAGAATGTGGAACAGATATTACACCTACTATGCTGATGTATGACGACATTACTAAATTGAATAAGTTTCAACACGTAATCAAGTTGCAAACAAAAAGTATTACAAAAGATTATACAGAACTAACTGATTATTTATTATCTGTCCCGTTAGAGACCCTAATTACATTTAAAAACAAAAACTGCAACTGTATAGGGCATCCCAATTATTATATTAAAGTTAACAAGGATATATTTAATAACGAACTGAAGTTGCGTAATTTATCCAAATTAAATATTGACTTCTCTTTTGTTGGAGGAACTATATTTTATTCGCCAGCAAGTATTTTGGACAAGACATTAGAGTTTATGCAAAGTTCCTATAGAAGTTATTTATTGAATAATCTATACGAGAACAATAGTATAAACCTGCATAACTCACCCATTCATTTCTTAGAAAGAGTTTATGGAACTATCAAATATTAAATTGTACAATTAATCATCCATTTTATATCATTAATCGTATAAAAATTCATAGCAATTCTATTTTTTATAACTAACTCTTTTGTCTTGTTATAAAATGTACAATAAATCAGTTTCATCATATAAGTCTCAAATGTGTCGCTGTCTAATATGTTGACATTTTTGTTTTGTTGCCCAATAATATCCAAATAAATAAAATTATATTCATTAAAATCAAAATTTATAAAACACTTATTGTAGTAATTTGTTTCGTAGACACTAAAAAAAGGATAAGTGTGTGATAAATTACTTGTACTTATGTCCGATACTACCAAATTAGGATAACAAATAAAAGACGTATCCGTAAACCATTGAAACATACTATGATAGTCACTATCAACAAACGAAGGAAATCTGGTTTTAATTTCAAACATTTTTTTTGCACCCTCTAGTGAATAGTAATTTGCATGAGCTCCATATACATTTGTAGAATGTTTATTCGGGACATATAATCCATTGTTTACTTCTTTATGATTGATACTGGAAAAACTGAAATCACAAGCTCCTAGTATTAAAAAATTGTAATTTTCTCTATATAACTCTTTGAATAAACGATGAAAATTTTTATGCAAAATAATATCATCTTCAAAAATAATCGCATTTTTATAATTCTCTTTAATTATCTTTTGAAGACACCATAAATGGCTCATAAGACATCCGCATTCTGCCATTGTCAGGTTATCATCCTTGTTTATTGTTTGGTATGTTTGATTATTTATTTTTTGAACAGTGATCAAAGTAAAATTGATTTTATACTTTTTCATGAGAATACATATATAGTTCTTTCTTAGTTTATCTTTTTCCAAGTTAATTACAAAAATTTTATCTAATGCTCTATTGATGAATAAAGGAGTTTTGGTATTTATAATATCTACTGTGTTAACTGCATAATTGTCAATTCTGTTGATTATACTCTTTTTATCAATTTTTGTATTCATAAAGTATTATATATTATGATGTATAGTTGTAATATTTATAGATTATATTTTTCAAAACAATAATTTTACATTATAATTGTAAAAAAATATAATGTATAAATAGTTATATATACGTATGTCATTAAATGATGTGTTAAAAAAACCGGATAATTCAATTGAAACATATAGTCAAATTGTAGACAGTTCTACTCAACCTTACACAGATGCAGTGCAACTTTTAGCGACAATGAGTAATACATGTATACTGGATGATACACCATTGATGACTCTAGATTTAAATCCATACGAACTATCATGGTGTGACTTTTTAGCTATTTTTTATAAAAACGGTAACGGGTTTAATATTTCAACTTACAATACTGGTTTAAATGTCATAGCGTTTGATAAACAAAACTATAGATCTGCTAACAATAGTTATAGATTAAACCTGTTAAGTGAGCTTACAAAAGCATACACTTCTAAACATAATATACTAGAAAATAAGATTACTGGTTACAAACAAATTCAGTTAATTTTAGAAATTAATAAATTACAGTCACTTTCTACTTTAACAGGATCAGTTTCACTATCTTTAGATGAAGCGTTACATCAATTGACTAGTAGCAACCAAATAACATATACTGGAGAGTTAGATCATTCTGCTAAAGTAACTTTTAAAGTATATACGATTATTCATTCAACCATATTAGACACTAGTATTGGTATATTTTTTAACTATATAACTTCTATACCATGTTACCGAAACGTATATATAAACGACAACCATTGTATAGTTAAGCCATATCATCATGTAAACAATAACAAACAAAAAGATAATTCGTATAGTTTAATATTTGATGATGCCACCATAAATACTGAAGTAGCGGATGATTATGCATATGAAGTAGAATCCGATGATAACAATTATGATAATACCACCATACCTACAATTCATACGAAGTTGCCGTGGTAAATTATTTAGACTGTTTATTCAAATACAAAAAACACATGATATTATATATGAGCTCTAAAAGAGTTTTTTCTCACTCTCTAGAGATAAATTTTAACGATTATTTAAAAAATAAAAATGGATTAGAAATGATAAAAAACATAAAATCAAAAAAATCCATTCCACAGTTGTTAACTTTTGTCAGTTATTCACAATTTATTTTACTTACCAAAGCATATTTTAAATATTATAGCTGTCCATGTTTTCGCGTTTCAGCTCTTACCAACATATTTGATTCAAACACAAGTTTTGTGTTTTATCAAAAAATGTTATCGCATTTAGAAGATTGTCACTTTTGCAAGTATTGCAACGATGTTAACCAACTGTACGAATGCAAAGAACTGCACAATGTGCTATATCCCTATGCCAATTATATAAATACAACTGCGCCAGATGAATTATACCTTCACAATCGGATTAACTTAGACGATGCATGCAATAACCGTCGTTGCTACTATCATTTAGAGTTAAACAAACTTTTTGATAAAACGATTGTCAACTCTCTAGATCCTGTATGTAACTCTTGTACCAAGTCACAAAAACATACAAAAAAAAACGACTGTTCTGATTGTTATAAGAAGTATGTCAATAAAGAGAGTTTTCATGCGTTTCCTTCCCAAAATACCTTCATGTTTCAAGATACGAAAGAACAAGATCGTCATGAAGAACATCTGCGAATAAACGCTTACTCTAAGTATCCAAACATACTCAATTGCCAAAAAAACACAACGCAAAAAGGGAATGATCAAAAGACTCCTTCTAACCAAAGGCGCTCTCTATTTGTATAAAAACATCAAGGTGTCATGTTATTATATTTTTGAAATATTCAGTATTTTCATGTTATGTATACACTTATTATCAATTACTTTATACTTTGTTATACAATTGTCTATTATGATTGATTCATCTATAGAGGACTGACATTCATCAATTATCATTGTAAAATGTCTTGTTGTATTGTGTAAACAAATATGTGACAGTGTATCTAAATCTTCAGCCCTTATACTTCTATTACATACGTGTATTAAATCCACACAGTCCTCATTGAATGATCTAACTATATCTGTATATGAAACATTCTCGTGTAACCCAATGTAACAAATATCTTTATTATTAAAGTATTGTTTTAGCAGCATAAATGTAGATATGTCACGCATACTATTTCTTTCAATACACGTAATACGTATCGTTGGATTTGCGAGTAGCATTATAAATGCAACAGGTAATGTATATATGTCTATAATAATTGCACAAGTAGATTTTCTAGATATTTCAAATAGTTCTTTTTGTCTTTCATAATTATCTTTATTGTATTTTATATATGTATCATTTTTTACATTGCTAAAATAAGATGGACACTGCCTACTGCAATAGTAGTTGTGACTACTATTGATAATGTTTGAAAATAGTTGGTAATATTCAAATACTTTTTTTAAAAAAGGGCATTCTATGTTTTTTACAAACAAATCAATCAACTCGTCTGGTATTTCATCTTCTGTTATGGTTTTGTAACTTTCATGACTCTTTAAAAATAAATGTTCAATACCTGACAAGACGAATATGTTATATTTTCGTTTATCTTCGTATGCGAATAAAAAACATGAAAATAGACGTTCATGATACCATGAAATTTTAAAAGGGTCTATTTTTTTTATCATTTCACAATCTGGGTAATACCAGTTAACGAAATCGCACAAAATAGTACGCCTCATACAATGATTAGATGTGGCATACCAAAGATTTAAATGCTTAAATTCGCTATTTTTATGTAGTAAAAAATGGTGCATTACACTTACAGTAACACTTGTATGTACCAAATAATAAGTTAACGGGAAAAAAGTAACAATATCATATAAATTATCAGCACATACCGAAGTTAAGTTGCTGTGAAAACCTGATTCCAATTTTACATCATACTCTAAAAGACAGATATATTCATATTCTAGGAACAAATTATTATGTACAATTAAATACCATGCAGTAAATGTAAGTAAATAGTATTTATCTTCAATGTGATATTCAAAATTTCTAGCAATAATGATTCTTTTGTTATTCAAAAGGGTATGATCAAGGTCGTTGTTTCCTACAAAGATAATGTATGACCCATTTTTTGCATCATCATTAAGTACGTCGCTCACTGTTTCCGATGAATGACAAATGTATACAATGACAACATTCGTTTCAAGCAGTTTATCCAACAATATTTCATTGTTACTGCATAAAAATAAAGACATTATAAAAACAATATAATATATTAAAGTAAGTATATTTAATTTTTGTTTGTTATATATTTTGTTTGGTATATATAATGAATTTATCTTCGTTGTCTGGTAAACATATAAGCATTCATAACCTAACAGGTAAATCCACTAACGATCACTATACAAATATTCCTGATGAAATAAAAAAAATAAAAATAAAAATACTTAACATTTATGTATTGCCTTTTCTTTCAAAAAGATGGTCAGTCATTAAAGAAAATATGTTTTTGTTAGATCAACTAAGAAACAAGATTGATTTTTACTATCAGTGTTATAAAATAGAAGATTTATTGTTATATAAGAATTTACTTTCTGTATTTGATGTTTTTATACAACAACATACACAACTGGAAGAACTTGAACAAAAAGTATACGGAACCACGTCCACTAAAGGAACGAAAGATCAACTTATTAATATGGTTTATAGAACAACCATGATTAAATTAAAACCAGAATATGAACTCTATGATGCGATTTTTGGTAAACCTAAACGAGATCAAAGGCAATATTACAGAGAAGAAGTAATTGCTGATATTCAAAAGTATATGATTTTGGATAACATAGATTTCAAAAACATAAAAGATTATATAGACAAAAAATATCCATCTATCTAAGTATTAAACCGAGACATTTTTAAAGTTAAAGCTTTCATATAGTATCTCTAGTTCTAATGTTAAACTGAAATCCATATTGTTTAAATCTATGATTGTACCAAACTTGTCTAGCAATTTTATGTGTAACTTGGATATATTAACAGGTCCTGTGTACCGACGTATTTTTGCAAGAGGATTATTGTCATCAACTACTATGAGAGCCAGTTTACCATTTATCATTGGAATTTTTGCAATTACATCTTCATTTAAGGTACTCTTATCAAAACATACTGTATTCAATGTGTTGTTGTTGTACTGATAATCATTTAAACAAACATAAATGTAACGGTCACCGCCTGCATCAAACAGACCTTCTGATTGAATTTTATTGGTAATATCCAAGTAGTTACCTACACGAAACCCTAGTATCCATCCAGACGTGTTCATTATATTTTGGTTTATTGTTTCAACAAATTTTAAAGAAAAACGAAAGTCAGTAAAATCATTTTCTAAAATTTCAAAACGACTTTTCAAATTATATTTATCAATAGAAAATTTGATATATTTCAGGTAAGTATCCATGGACGACTCATAAAAGTACGTTGTGTTCAAGTAACATTGCAATGTATCTACATCATAGTTACCGTCTGGAATTACAACCGAAAATGTTTGTACATTACCATCTGCTTTTACCTCTATTTGAAACATATTGTTTTTTTGAATATGAGAAAACAAATACCATGCGTTCGGTAACTCTATAGAAACTAAACGCATTGAGGTAACATTCTTTATCTCCATAGGAAGCATATACAAAAAGTCACATGGATTAGACTGATAGTAGTTGTGCCGAAAACAACTGTTTAAGTTTAAATTTTGGTTTTGGGTAATTCGTTTTACTGGATTTAATTCTCCTGGAGATATTACATTTGGAAAAGTGTTAGTAATCAAATTAGTATTGTTTTTATTATTGAGACCTGGATTTAGTTTGTGAATATTCATACTAGGCTCATTCAGCAAGCTATAATTGTTTATATTTGTATTGTATGATTTCATTGCAGTGGTGACAATTTTATTTACAAGTTCATCTTCTGTAATGTTTTCAAAGTTTTCAATGCGTTTGATTTTATTCGCATAGTCATCTATCTTTGTTCTATCATTGTCTATTAGATTCTTTTCAATAATTTGATACAAAGTAGTAACTATCTTTTGTGATTTCAAGTAAAACGGATACAAATCTGGATAATTCATTTTAATTACAGAAACAACCGAATTTATTTTATTTTTGTTAGAAACATCTTGGTAGTTTTCATTTATTTTAAACAAACCTAATAATTCTTTAAAATTATAGTTATGGATGTTTAAATCAATATTATTCATATACAATACTATTGATAAATATTTATTATATTTTATTACTGATATTATTACTGATATTATTACTGATATTAATACTGATATTAATATTAACATTCATATTATGTTCATATTATGTTCATATTATGTTGTAGTGAAATTGTATAACAGTATCTTTTACCCCTTGTGTAGGAGTTTTGAACGTAACACTAACTACAAAAACAGTTTTAAAATTTTTATTGTTTAGTTTATAATTATCTAACATATCTTCTACTGTATTCCAAGGCAACGCTGAAACCACGCTACAACAGTTTAGGTCACAAAGTGTTTTTAATATCGCAAATTCATTAGATAATTCTACCATGGAACTAGTTGTAAAACAGTTTCTTGACAATGATAAACTAGTTTCAATGTTAGTAAGTATTTGTTCAAGCAAATAAAACGGTTTACCTTTTACAGTTCTGTATTTTGTCTCAAAAGAGATTAGTTGAGAATAGGATGGATTGTTCATGATTGTTTTGTCTATTCCGAAATTGCCTTCTCGTGGGTAAAATATACTCATAAAATTATGTTTTGTTATTTTTATTTCATCTAAAACAGTAACTATAGAATTATCACATGATAAGTCTATGTTTGAGTAGTCTTGACATAACACTGCAATATCCAAATAAAATGTATTCATTTTATATATTGTAGATAATTTTATTTGTAATTTACAATAAATTATACGATAAAATATATATTTAATATATATAGATGTCAAACGAAAACATAGCTATTACAAGTGCTATAGCCGAAATGACTGAAAATACAAAACTAATTGGAGACCGTGTCAGTCAATTTACGAATGAAAATGAAAGTTTTCATAGTAAACTGATTGATCAAATGAAACAAATAGTACAGAATATTACTGAGCTCAAGAATAACCCGAGCTTACCATACATTAAGTCATATGAAGAAACTACACAAAAATTAAAGGAAAGCCAGTTAAAGTTACAAGAAATGACCGAAAATAACACCCAGTTAGAAAAACAAATGGATGAATTAAAACAACAACTACAAACATCTCAAGAAGAAAATGCTAAACTAGCTACAACTGCAAGTGCAAATAACACACAACTGAATAAACAACTAGAAGAGTGTAACAACAAGTTGCAACAAGCACAACAAAACTTTGAAGCTGCGCAAAACCAAAGTACAACGGACTTGCAACAGGCAAAAGATCAACTAAGCCAGGCTCAGTCGGATTTACAAAATATTCAACAACAACAACAGCAACAAGTAACAGAAGCTCAACAAGCTCAAAAACTAGCACAACAACAACTGATAGATAGCCAACAAAAATTAGGAGAATTACAAACATTGCAGTCATCTATGGCAAGCCAGATTATGGATGTTAAAGATCAAATCAAACAACAGTTAGATAATATTAATCAAATGGTTACAAACTCGCAAGGTTACAACACATCTTATGATAACAACTTAATGCAAATTACAAATTCTCTAACAGAACTAATGAACTTGATTGCAAACCCACCTAGTAGTCCATTTACTCCTCCTTCTCCTTCAAGTAGTTCGCCAGGATCCGGTGCTATCCCTGGTCCTAAAGTTAACAAAAAAAGTAGTGTTCCATTAACTAACGTAAACCAACTGAAAAATGAAAACTATCAGAAATTTTTAGGAGGCAAACATAAACATAAAAATAAAACAAAACATAAAGGCAAACATTCTAAAACACTCAGAAAAGGTGGATACAGCTACTCAACAACACAAAGTTACCGTTCTACAAGATACTCTTCTCCTACAAAACATAAAAGAAGTCATCATTACTCTACTTTGAAAAAATAGTCGTTATGAATATATTTCGTATAAATTAAATTTATATGTCTGCATAATCAAGTTATTCAAAAAGATATCGTCTTGAGGATCCTCAAATTGAATGCCATTTGATTTTGATTTTGTATATATCTCTAAAAAATGTATGTTTTCATAACTTGAAAACTCATAACTGTTTGCATTACCCACGTACTGAATAATGCAAAGAATACCATAATGTGACGTATACCGTTTGAACTTGTTATTGAACTCTATGATCTTTCTTTTAAATGCATCATCTAATTTGACATAGTTCAAAAAGAAGAGGACAAAAAGTTTATTGCCTTTTGTTTTTAATAACTCATTAAACCGTTCAACACATCTAACATAGTAGTTGTAATCGTCTGGCTTCAAAGGATTACGATGGTTGAATACATGATCATCTTGCGATTCGCAGTAGTAACTGTGTTGTTGGCTTTCTGATGTATCATTCTGAATGGTAAAATAAGACTTGTCTAAAAATGTCATAAACCTGTCTTCCAAACAATGTATTACCATGTCTATGTTACTAAATATCCAGTCAAAAGGATATGACGCCTTTTTTAAGTGGTTGTTTTTCAATAAACATGCTGTATGACATCTAGGACCTAGTGAGCATATATAGTTTATATCATAGGGTTCACTCATGATATAATATAATATATGTTTTATAAGAAATATCGCATTGGTAAACGATTATATTTTTCTACTATAAATAATATAGATGAACCTTCTACAAAATGTGTTACTCATGTCCATGTTTAGTTTTCTTATACAATATTACCTTATGAGTTACATTATGATAAATAGTGTCACCAACATAACTAACAGTTTGGGTAAGTTGTATATTTCCATTATTATGGCTTTGTCTATGGCTATCGTTCAAGTAGGAATGGACAATTACATGATGAAACAAGTAACCTGGGCTTATTATCCCGTACTTTTTATCTTGTTATTGGGATTTGTGACAGCCTATAAAAGACAATTAGGTATAAATGAACGAGAGTACTTGAAAGAAATGATTGAACATCATTCTATGGCGTTATTGACTAGTGAAGAAATATTACATAAAACTTCAAATGACTATGTAAAAAAACTAGCTTCTGAAATAATAGATAAGCAAACGAGTGAAATAAATTACATGAATGATCTACTTACACGTTATGTCTTCTAAATTAAAATGTTTGTATAACATACATACAATGAGTCGGCATATAAATATTTTATGCGATTATAATTATATTAACTATGCAGTTGCTTTGATTTACTCCATCAAAATGAACACTAGTTTAAATATCATTATAAATTTTTTATGTTTGGATGAGGCTACCTATGACATCATAAGTAACTTAAATTTTACGATTCACTGTTTCAAAGAGTCTGATATTTTACATAATACACAACTTATTTACTTAAAAAATACTGATCGTACGTACTACATATACACGTTGTCTTCATATTTTACTAACTACATTATGGTTAACAATAATGACTGCGATTCCGTTATGTATATTGACGCCGACATTTACTTTCACAAAGATATCCAATACTTGTATGACGCGTTTCAGGATACAGATGTAGGTATTTTCCGTCATAGGTTTGACAATGATGACATCATGAATGGGGCTGGAAAATTTAACGTTGGGGTTGTTTATTTTAAGAAATCTAGAAAAGGAAAACAAGTGTTAGATTGGTGGACAGATGCTGTTTTATACCGTAAATATGCAGAACGAGGACTAAATACTATGGGGGATCAAAAGTATTTAGATGAGTTTCCTGTATTGTGTAATGAAAATGAAATATTTATTGATGGAGATGTTGGACATGGAGCTCCCTGGAACTGGAATGACTATGATTTATCTAACGTCCATAATTATGAAATCAAATACAAAGGTCAAACACAACTGCTAATATTTACTCATTTTTCTAAGTTTATTTGCGACTTTGAGAAGAATACCTATAATGCAAATTGGCATGGATACTATCCATTAACAAATAATGGTCAAATCTATGACAATAAAAACTTGAAAAAAATACATGACGAGTATTTCATTGCTCTAAAAAATGCAGTTACTATTGTTAATAATATACAAAAAAATAAACACAAACAAATAAAAATTGCTGTAGGCATGATTGTGTTTGAAAGCGATTATGTATTACAACAATGTATTGACCAAATATATCCTTTCGTGGATCAAATACTTATCACAGAGGGACCCGTTAAATTTTGGCAAGATAAAGGCAAGACTACTTCTATGGACAATACCAATTTTATTTTGGATAACTATAATGACTATGATCATAAAATTACACTCATTCATGGACAGTTTGAAGAAAAAACGGAGGAATGCAATTCTTACATACCATATATTCGCGAAGACATTGAATACTTGTGGCAAATTGACGCAGATGAAATATACACTGTTGAGAATATTTTGAAAATAAAACAAATGTTACTTGATGAACGTCCCACTTCAGTAGGGGTGCGTAGTTGTACCTTTTATGGTGGGTTTGATTCACATCTTACTGGATTTGAACAAAAGAATGACAATTTCTTACGGATTTTCAAATTTATGAAAGGTGCCTACTGGAAAACGCACCGACCTCCAACAATTGAATATCCTGTTAGCATAGAAACAAAACACATTAGCAGTGATGAACTATTTCATAAATGGAATATCCAGATGCATCATTATTCTTATGTTTTTCCTACGCAAGTAAAATACAAAATGGATTATTATGCAAATTTTTTGAATAGGGATGGAATCATACCGAATTATTACAATGATGTGTATTTAAAATGGATAACTGGTACAGTACAACAAAAAATAGCTATAGAATACCAGTATAATGGTGTTCATGAATTTACCATAGAACGAAGAGGTGATTGTTATACCGTAATGTATGACGACTTTCATCCCGAAACAATACGTCGCGATTTTCATGTCTTAAAACAACGCTTTAAATCAGAAATGTTGTCTATTATTCATGAAAACTCTAAAAATGACGTTATGGTTCCCTTGAAACAATTAAAACAAAATAAAGCTCAGTTAATGAAAAGAGAATTCTATCCTGATCATTGGAATCATTTAGTATATATTTTAAAATTTGTTCCAATGCTATATTTAAAAACATTTCATCATGTACTATGTAGGGACGGATCAACCTATCAACTTCTAAAAAATAACAACTATGATGTAAACTACAAGGGATATGACTATTCGGCTGACGTTGTGCAAACCGCAAAAGAAGAATGGTCCTATGATCAATTTTATACAAAAGACATTTATCAGTTATGTGATTTTGGAGAAAATGATATTATTTATGCAGACGGGTTACTAGACGCTTTATTAGACTCTGATAACTGTTTAGATTTTATATTAAAACTAAACGCAGAATATGTAATATTAAATAGAATTGCGGTTTCATCCAAGCATGAAATAACCACATATACAGACAAGTTTCATACAACAATATGTTATATATATGAGGAGCATAAGTTACTGGATATTATTGCATCTAACAACTATCGTATTAAAACCCGAGAAAGAAGTTGTTTTCTATTAGAACACATTGAAATTAGTAACCGTAGAATGGGTAAAATGGTAATGTCGTGGAAACACCCATTGATACCATTGAAGCAGGTGGTTTTACATAAAGACCAACTGTCTAACGGCTATCCCACTCACTGGAATAACTTTTTGAAATCTTTATTATTTATAGAAAATGTAAACTCATTTGAGTTTTATGAACTCGGATGTGGAATAGGAACTACTTACAAGTTGTTGAAAGACAATCATTTTGAGTTAAATTATCATGGATATGATTTTTCGGAAAGTATGATTGTGACTGCAAAGAAAACATGGAGCTATGAAAAATATTATGTAAAAGATATTTATGCATTTACATCTTTTACGAAGAAATGTATACTTTACGTAGACGGTACTATTGATATTCAAACGAATGCTGACCAAATGTTAACATTTATACTACAATTAAACGCTCATTATGTCATATTAAATCGTGTTCAAATTGGAGATGAATGTTCCGTAACAACACACTTTGCGTATGATCTATTTCATGCAATAGAATATGTATTTGATAAAAAACAGTTTTTTAATATAATTTATGATAATAAATATAAAATAATGTTTTCAATAGATACACTATTTTTATTGGAAAAACAATAGTTATTTTATGTCTCAAAATATATATGTATATATTATGCGAATACATCCGCGCATCATGGATACCAAACCTCTTATTCACTGCAGTCCAACGATTATTAAACAAGAAATATTAGATTTTTTGAAAGTATACAACAAGTCTCCTTTATGTAACAGTAAATATGTAACACAACTATATCTTACCGATATGTTTTGGATATATTATACTTTAAAAAAGTATCAACCGACTGTCATTATTCAAAATAGTATTATTGGTGATGGATTAGAATGGTTAGTAACTGAATTATGTCCTATGTCACAGGTAATTTCAGTAAGCGCCGACATAAACGACATTCCATATATACGCATCAGTTTCAAGAGACACTACAAATTAAATAACTTTATAAATATTGATTGGACAAAAGAACTAGGCAGTGACTTTTGTAATAACACTCTTGTCATTACCACGGGCGACGAAGACGTTTATTCTATCGTATGCCATGCGTTTCAGCATAATATTCCATACCTTATGTTTACAAACAACTATCCTACTACTCAAGGCAACTGTTTAACTCTAAAAAAAATACTATCAAACAAGTACCATATTACAAGAACTAATAATACAGACGAGTGTCATTTTCATTCTATTCCTAGTACGTATAAATCAAATGTACTCAACATGTACGATTATTACGAATTTCCTCCTGTTTACTTAGATTGTAAAATTACCCGATGGAATGACTATTTCAGAGAACATATCTGCAAGTTACCTATCTTTGAAACCAAAGAAGACTATTTGCATTTATTTATTAAAACACAACTTTGTTATACATTCATTTGTTTTATAAAAATAAAAGAGTGTATTCCTAACACAGAAAATAATAATAATATTTAGGTAGTATAGTATGATCACAATACAAAAAAAATTACCATCCATTATTACCCTACATGAGAACATCGATTCAAATAACAGACCTGGTAAACTAATCGCGATTAATGATTATGATATAGGTATGTCTATTAAGCGTATATTTTATTTATACAACTTTGATAAAGATGTCAGTATCAACAAACGTGGATGTCATGCTCATAAAACAACGAGACAAATACTAATTATGCTTAGTGGAAGTGTAGAGATTACTACCAAACATTTAAATACAAATGAAGAGTTATTTTTTAAGTTATCCTCCCCAAACGTTGCATTAGACCTACCGCCAAACAATTATATATCTTTATTCAACTACACTGAAAATTCAGTCATGATTGTATTATGCGATCAGGTGTTTGCAGATGACGTATACATTAGATAAATCTTTCAGTCAAAATTGAAGATCTTTTAGTTCTTGTATCTCTGGGTATGCGTTCTTCAACTGTTCCCATTCATCTGGTGACAAGTATTGCCACGGTTTGTGTATACCAAAACTCTTCATGTCTAATATTGTTTCAACCGAAAATGTTTTGGCAGTTTCAAAGTCCGGTTTATATACATGTACGGTTTTACAATAAGAAAAAAATATATCTTCATGAATTTCAGAGGCATGGTACTTATTTCCATAAATTTCAAAAATAGGATGTTTGTTATTTTCATCTATGATTTCTAACATTTTACTTTTTCTTCTTAGTGATAGCCCTCCATTTCCAACATTGTGGTCCATTTTCCAAGGCGCGCCTACATAATCATACTGTAAAAAATCGTAAATTATATGTTTGTTTTCTTTCAAAATAAGAGTATCTGTTTGAAATACAAGAAAGTGATCAGTTTCTACATAATTATAAATATCTTTGGTTTTTAGAATAGAACTATATTCATCTCCAGACAAATTGTCTACGTTAAGATTGATTAGACGAATGCGATGTTTGTGTTGGACTAGCTTGGAGTCTATCATGTCAGAAATAAAAACTGTGTTTATATTGCCATGAAAAAGAATAATTGACCAGTTGCTTGGTAAGTTTTCTAGAAAATTATGTAATACAAAAAAGAGTGCGCTGTGGCATCTTGGTTCAATAATAATCGCGGTGTATTCTTTACTGCAATAACATTGTTTTATTTGTGTAGGAATACTGTTAGTATATACATTGAACGACATTTGTATAAACACTTCTTGGTCGTCATTGTATTGTACAACTGAACCATTTTGAAAAACAAAAATACACTTTCGTATACCTTCTATTGGATCTGTAAATAAGGTATCACGTATTGTGTCTCCTTTGGGAATAATCAACAAACTGTTGTTATACATACATTTGTCAAAAACTATTTGAGTAACATCTATATTTTTAGAGACGATTCCATATTTTATTACAAATGACATATATGTATTTATCTGACATAATTATGTGATATGCGTTGACGAAGACACAATACAAATATTATTCTTTATAAAATAACTATGGCCGCATTAAATCCATCAACTGAACAAATATCTATTTTAATTAACAACGTTAGTGAATACAACCAATTGTTTCAGGCTAACTATATTGAAGATTTAAGCAGTCTATTGAAACAAGGCAATTATATCTTAGGTAGAGAAGTAGAAACCTTTGAAATCAAAATGGCAGAATACATTGGAACCAAATATTGTTTGGGCGTAAGTTCAGGCACGAGTGCTTTGGAATTAGCCTTTGAGTCTTTGAACCTCACGAGCGGGGATGAGGTAATTATACAAGCGAATGCATATATCGCATGTGCATTCGGTGCTTTGAAAACGACTGCTAAGTTAGTGCTAGTTGATTGTGACAAAAATGGGGTGTTTGACATTAGCGAGTTTAAAAGACATATTACACCTCTTACAAAAGCTGTATTGGTAGTTCATTTGTACGGTGACTGTTGTAATATGGAGGCAATGACATCTCTTTGTAAAGAAAATAATGTTATATTAGTGGAAGATTGTGCACAAGCACAAGGAAGCCAATATAATCATAAAATGCTTGGATCTTTTGGTGATATATCTTGTTTCAGTTTTTATCCATCTAAAAATTTAGGAGCACTAGGTGATGGAGGTGCCATATGTACAAACAATGAGATATACTTCAACAAAATACGTCACTTACGGAACTTAGGCAGCACCAAAAAGTACGAACACGAGTTCAAAGCGACGAATTCACGACTGGACACATTACAAGCAAAATTTTTACTAACCAAGTTAAGTGACATCAATAATGTAATTCGGCATAAACACGAACTAGCTGAATGTTACAAGCAATTTCATCATAAGTTGTGTCATCATATTGAAAATATAGACTCAAAAGTATATCACTCATATCATCTATATGTATTACAGCTAAGTCACGAAATAAGTCGTGATCATTTCATGAACTACTTAAGAAAAGAAGGAATAGAAAGTATTGTTCATTATAAGATACCTTTTTATAAAACCAAAGCTTTTCAAGAATTAAATGACTTATCATTTCCTAATACAGAACACTTAGCAAACACCGTAGTATCTATACCTATTTATAACACCATGACGTATCAACAAGTTAATTATGTCAAACAAACCATTATGGATTATTTTGATTTTGAGTTGAGTTATTGGTTATAATATTTCATGTTACTACATTTTAGGAGCATCATAGATGAACAATAAAATTTCTATTATTCAACATGGCGTAGACGGTTTTGGTCATCAGTTGCATGGTTTGTTTTCTGTATTAATTCTGCATAATGTCAGAGATTATTATTTTGATAGTCATGCATATTGTAATAAATCATTTGAGTTTCAACACATTACGACAGAAGAATCTAACATTATGAAAAAATATTTAATAGAGTCTATACAACAATTTAAAAAATGTTATAATCAAATACCTTTTCGTTATAAATGTACAGTACATGCGCATGAATTACATAACATACCTGATACATGCTGTCCTGACACGCTTTATTCAATTGACAATGCATATTATTTTGATCAGTTAGATTTGTCATACAAAGAACAGCAGTTGCATAAAAAAAATATTGAGCATTATAAACATTTTTTTTCAAATAAATATCTAATAAATAGATTAAACCAAAACAACATTGTGATTCATGTCAGATTAGGCGACGCCATGGAAACCGAACGGAAAGACAGTATCCATTCATACAATTCAAAATTAAAAATATTGATGGAAAAAATAACTACAAAGTTTCCAGATCATACTATTTATGTGCATAGTGATGGTAATCCTGACTTTTTAAATGATTATAATTATGTATTTTTTGGAAAAAATACTCCACTCATAAATGTTTTAAGTGATCTTGTATACTCTAAAATTTTAATTTGTGGTAACAGTTCGCTCTCTTTAGTAGCTGCATTCTTAGGAAACCATGAAGTTGTAATTGTAAACGATGATAACACAAACAGCATGCCTTCAAATACTAAAAAAATAAGCGAGTACATCGGCGAGCTTTCTCAAGCAAATTATAAACATATGAAGATAGCATTAGCGTTCTGGGGCATATCCAGAAGTTTAAAGTATACAATTGGATCTATTCAGGATAAAATTATAAATGTATTGAAGTCTAACCAGATAACATATCATGTGTTTATGCATACGTATAAAATAAATAAACACAAGGATAACATATTATCCGAGGAGATCAATATAGAATATGACAATAACGATTACAAGTTATTGAATCCTCATTTTATAGAGATAGAAGATGAGGATGAGGTAAAAGAAAAGTTGCGGTTTGATGAGTACAAACATATGTACGATGCTTGGAATTCCAATTATAGAAACGTAGATAATTTTATTTGGGCATTGCATTCCAAAAGAAAAGTATGCCAACTGGTTATAAACAGTGAAATAGATTACGATTACATTATGATACTTCGTCCTGATATGAAGTATATTACAGAATTTGATTTAGCATGGCTAAGTAAGATAAGCAATGATGTTATTTGTGTCCCTGATTTTCATGTTTTTTGGAACATCAATGATCGTTTTTTTTTAATGAATTCTTCAAATTTGTCGTTATTTGGTAATTTGTTTTATGCTCTACTCAACTATAGTAAAACAAATCCAGCACATTCTGAATCGTTTTATTACCATCATTTGGTAAATTTATGTAATTTGAAAATAGACTATATTCCTTTTCATTTTAATAGAGTTAGAGTAAATGGAATTGAATCAAATGACTTAGAATCTTATCAAAAACAAACATTTTAAGACAAGACTATATAACATATACATAAGTCAATGGAAAGTGATAAACCAAGTTATGTATATTTATTGGAGTCAACGAATAAATCCACTTATGTAGGAGCCACAGTAGATGTAAATAGAAGACTAAGACAGCACAACAAAGAACTATCGGGAGGTGCATATGCTACAGGAATGAAGGTGTCAAAAGGTGAAACCTGGAAGAGAATTTGCTATGTTTCAGGGTTTCCTACTTGGCAGTCGGCCTTACAATTTGAATGGCGTTGGAAGCAGTTATCTAGAAAGTTACCACAAAATATGAAGCCATTAGATAGAAGACTAGAGGCATTGAAACAACTATTAGAGTTAGATAGATCTACAAGTAAAGCCATTCCTTATTGCGAATGGCCTACTTTTCCAGAAGTACATTTTACTTCCGAGGAGGTTTGTTTAGAAGATCACAAGGAATAAAAATGTATTGTTATGTTAACAATCATTTTTTATGAATTATATAAATCCGTATCATTTTTTGAATCCGCATTTACATAATGATAATAGTGTAGTTAAATTACACAATTTACAAAATATATATACTGTTTTGAGAAAACCTCCAGTTATTTGTAAATATAAAAGCGATGTTATTGCAAACTTAAAAAAAAATTGTTTATTCACAGATCTTGTCTTTGAAAACCATGTGGTTTATTATTCAAAACATATGTGCGTTGTAGAACCGGTATCTTGTAAAGGAGACATAGTGGTCATTGTAGCGGATACTACGTGGGGAGAACAGTATTATCATTTTATAACAGAGGTATTGCCTTCAGTTTTATATTTATGGAATAATAACCATATATATCCTATTGTTACACATGATAATACCTTTATTGAACCTATCTTTAGGTTTTTTGGAGTAAATGAAATACTGTTAGATAAAATTCCCGAAAATACAAAGAAAATAATCAAACAACCATATATTGAATGTGGAAACCCTTCTCCTGAAAAAATTGGATTAATTAGAGATAAACTGAAAAAAACTGTAATTTTTGAAAAAAAAATAGGAATATTTATTGTAAGAAAAGAAAATTATCGTAATGTTATGAATAGTGATGATGTGCTAGATGTATTACAAAAACATTACAAAGATATTGAATGGCATATATTTTATATGATGAATATTCAAGAAACCATATCATTGTTTTCAAAAGCTGCAATCATTGTAGCACCAGATGGTGCTGGGTTGACGAATATGGTGTTTAGTCCGAATGAAATAACAGTTATTGAATTTATGGATATAGATAGTCCTAATGTTTGCTATTGGCATCTTTCAGAAATGTTGCATAATACATACTTCATGATTCCATGTAAAACAGTCAACAGTAATTTTTTTTTAGATTTGAAGGAACTATCTGAATTGTTGCCAAAAAATATATGATTATGACTGCCTTTTAGTCATTTTCTGTATGTACAATCATACTCTGTAACAAGGAAATCGTTTTCTTGTAATCGTTGAAATTTTCAAACATAAGTTTACTCATTTCTGCAGGCGAAATAATATAGTCATTCAAACAATGAATAATATTTTTATCCGATTGACTAAGTTTTATATCATAAAAGAATTCCATCATTTCAATAAGGGTTATTCTATCGCACTTTTTGAAATCTGCTATAATATCAATTCTTCCTGGGCGAATGAGTGCATGATCTAATTTGTTTGGGTAATTGCTTGTCATAACCACAATTCTTCCCGGTATTTCAAGAACTCCGTCTAATAAATTGAGTAGAAAAGACAAATCAATCTTTTCAGCTCCGCTCGTGCTGTTGTTGTTCAAAATTTCGTCTTTTCGTTTGAAACTGTCTTCCAGATTCTTCAATGAACGTTCTGTTACTAAATCGCTTTGGCAATCTATGTCTTCCAACACATAAATACGTTGATCCAGTGGAATGTAGTATTTCTCCGTTTGACAAGTCGCGATATTCAGTATCATTATCATTTCATTGAAAAACAAGTTTTCTAGCTGAATCTTTGTGATATCGTTGTTCAAATTAATATTGATAATATGCCGTTTGGTTTCATTCGCCAAGCATTTAATCGTGGATGTTTTGCCAGAACCTGGTTCGCCAGATAAGAGAAGTCCTAGATTATAAGGAATACCCTTTGTATCATACCATTTTCTGTTTTTGATGAAAAAATCAACGCGTTTCTTGACAACGCTAATTTCGGGACCAAACAAATTGGTAAATTTCCGATTCGTTTCAAACATTTTCATAGTAAATGAACAATTGTTGGGAAGTTTGGTGTAATCCTTTTCTCCATTCATTGACTTGGGTGCATTTATGGGATGTTGATTGAAATAGTATATCTTGTCGCCCAGTTTGTTTTTCATTTTAATCGTATATTCATGGCTTATTTTGTTCAAGAACGATCTTAATTCATGCATTGTTTTGGTATAAGAAAACAGTTCTACAGTTTGTTCAATATCCGCCTTGGGATCTTGTTCATTGGTTACATGGTTTTCTTTCAACTTAATGAAAAGTTCGTCGTAAATTTCTATCACATCATTTTGGTTCAAAATGAAATTTTGTCTCTTGAAGCTAACATGTTTCGTATTATCATTTGTTGTTATATAATCAAGCAACGCTTGTCCAAATACATTTTCATGATCCGAAATGTTGATTTGAATGGTGACCGATGACGTTTTCTCTTTTTCGGTTACATTTGCGTTCACTATATTGTTCAATAATTTGTTAGATTTAAGATTGCTTTCTGAATATTGTAAAATTTTATTTATTAGTTCTGGAAAATGTTTTATGAAAACATCTATCAATTGCGTGATTAAAAATACATATACGATTTCAAAGATACTTCCTCCATCCGTTTTGTTTGCACTTTTGAATAATATTAACGTAAGCAGATTTGTCTTTAAACTATCCATCATATTATTTCCTGCAAAATGCGTAGGTAGAGCATTCATAGACATAATAGGATGTGTTAATAATATTTTATATTGTTTCTAAAATGTTATAATTTGTAAAATATAATATATTTAATTTTGAACTTAAAGAAAAAACTTTTATTTTTCTCCAAGACTTTTTTGGAAAACTGAAAATTGGACATTTTTAAAATGTCCAAAATAGGGAGTTCTGAAAAAAGTTTTGAAAGTTTTTTTCTTGTGACGATAATGAAAAATTATGGTGTGGTGATTAAAAATAGTTTTTCAAATTGTGATTGTAATTTTTTATGTTTTTTGCGGAAAAGTATTTAGGAGATTTTTCTACTATCATATAAATGGTAGAGAATGATAGTAGAAAAACTCCGAAAATACCGAAACAGTATTGTTGTAATTTATGTGATTACTCAACGTATAAATCGCGAGACTATGCAAAACATTTGGCAACCGATAAGCATAAAAATGCGACAGATGGTATGAAAATGGTAGTAAATGATAGTACAAAGTCGCAAAAAGTGTCTGAATACAAGTGTGAATGTGGTAAGATATATAAGTATGACAGCGGTTATTATAGACACAAAAAAACATGCTCATTGAATAGCATTGTATCAAAAGATGATCCTTCCGATAAAGACTCAATTATAATGATGTTATTGAAACAAAACACACAATTGATTGAGCAAAATTCTGAATTGGTAAAGAAATATAGTATGTCTAATACAACCAATCATGTTTCAAATACCAATTCCCATAATAAAACATTTAATTTGCAATTCTTTTTGAATGAAACCTGCAAAGATGCCATGAATATTATGGAGTTTGTGGATTCTATTAAGTTGCAATTGTCTGACTTGGAGAAACTAGGAGAAATTGGGTACATAGAAGGCATTTCCGATATCATTAGTAGCAACTTGAAATCCTTGGATGTTACTCAGAGACCCATTCACTGCACAGATAAGAAAAGAGAAGTACTATACATCAAAGATGAAGATAAATGGGAAAAGGAGGCTGATGAGAAAAAGAAAGTCAGAAAAGCAATACACGTAGTAGCTAACAAAAATATACAATTGATTAGTAAATTTAAAGAAGCGCATCCTGATTGTGTAGAAAGTGATTCACAGTATTCCGATCAGTATCATAACCTCATTATGGAATCCATGGGCGGTGCAGGTGACAATTATGTTGAAAAAGAGAATAAGATAATCAGAAACATTTTGAAAACAGTTACAATAGATAAAAAGGACGAATAATATATTTTCCCAAATGGGCTTAAAGAAACTTTGTTATAGAGAAAATAATATAAACAAATACTTCCAATTTAACATAGAAATGTCTGAACCCAAACTCAATACCCTTTTATTCAAATTACTAGGTAGTTACTATGATAAGGTAATGGTGTTAAAAGTCTATGTTGATACGGATGATAATACGTTAAGGCATATGTACTATGCTGCAGCAGATAATCACAATGAAAAAATGAGGAATAACCCTTTTCACATAGATGCAGGATTTGATTTATTTGCACCTGGAAAAGACGAGGATGACGAATTGACTTTTTTTTATGATAGAGTGAATAAATTAGATTTCAAGATTTCTTGTTCAGCGACGATGTATACAGATAATGATAAATCATTCAATACGGGTTACTATATGTATCCTAGATCTTCCATTTCCAAGACACAGTTAAGGTTAGCCAATTCGGTAGGAATCATAGATGCTGGGTACCGCGGACATTTGATTGGTATGTTTGATGTTGTTGGTAGCAAAGATTATTTTGGTAAAAAGTTTGACCGTTATGCACAAATTTGTGCGCCAGGGTTAGTGCCTATTGTAGTGGAAATCGTTGAAACAAAAGAGGATATAGGATTAGAAACGAGTAGAGGAGAGAATGGACTAGGATCTTCAGGTCGTTAATTATATAAAAAATACTTAAAACAATCATACTCTTCTATATATATTATGAAATTCATAACAAATATCATACAAAAGTTAATACCAAAAGATATGCCAATACCTCTTGGTAGATGGAGAATAGAAAATTGTAATATGCAAATGAGCAATAAAATAGATTTATCAAACGAAGACCATTGTGGTCCTTGTGGTCAATATGCATTAGAAAAGGTAAAAACAAACAAGGATACGAATAAAGAGGACCGTTTAGACAACCCAAAGTAATAAAAATATATGTATATATCATATGTTGAAAAATATAGGGAATTTCAATAATACAAATGATTATTTGCCATTATTCAACGCGGTTTTAATTACAGACTTATTTGTAATTTTATTATTGAGGACAAGTGTGATCAAGTCACAAGTTTTGAATAAATGGTATTCCCAGTACAATTTATCAGCCGTGATTGCGGATGTATTGATAATTTTAATTGGACTAATTATTGCAAGAGCAATTTATTATTACATATTTGACAAATTTTCACTATTCAAATTTATGGTTATAGCCGTAATAGTACAAATTATTCATGATATATTGTTTTATGTTTTGTTTACCAGTACACCTAGAGGAGTAAATAAAATGCTGGATACATTCAAAGATTACGCAAATGAAACCTCCTATAAAGCAATTTTAGCTGATAGTGGTATGATGATAATGTCGTGTTTACTTGCTTCTTATCTTGTCAATAGAAACACAAATACAAATATCATTGTATTAATTTCGTCTTTATATTTGTTGCCATATTTATTGTATAAATAAAAACACACAAATATTTGTATGTTAGGATAACATTGCCGCGAAAAATATTTAGGAGTTTTTATGTTGATAGATTATAGAGTAAATGGAAACCGCAAAAACGAAAAAAAATGCAAAAACGTATTATTGTGAAAAGTGTTACTTTATGACCTATAAAAAAACGGATTTTGATAGGCACTTACTTACGGCTAAACACAAATGTAATCTATTGGCAACCGATAGCAATGACAAAAACGACATAACATATGCATGTGAGTTTTGTGAAAAGGAATATAAGGATAGAACTGGATTATGGAAACACAAAAAGTTATGTAATAAACCTACGGCGAACCAGGAATCAGCTGTGTCATACGATCCAATCCAGGAATTAAAGGAGTCTGTGAAATACTTAATCCAAGAAAATTCAGAAATGAAAAATATAATGATGGAATTTATAAAAAGTGTTAAAGGGTAATTTATAAATAATATATTTCAAATGAACTTAAAGAACTTTTTGAAAATATTTGACGGGAAAGTATTTTCAAAAAGTGAAATTGGACATTTTTAAAATGTCCAAAATAGAAAACCTGAAAAAAGTTTTGAAAGAGAATATCAAAAATACCTTCTCAGAGCATAATGGTCTTATTTGCGTTTTTTACTAAAATAATATGTGACGAAAGTTTTTTAAATAATTTTGCGGAAAAAGGTTTAGGCGTTTTTCTGTTCTATAGATATAGAACCATATAGAATGAATATTGCGCAAAAACCCGCCGAAAAATTTTGTTGTGAACCATGTAACTATAATTGCTCTAAGAAAAGTGATTGGTCTAGACATATTGCGACATCAAAACATGTAAATAGAACAATATTGAACCCTTTAGCGCCAAAAAGTGAAAAACACAGTTTACAATGTAAAACGTGTCATAAAAAATATACAGCGAGAAACAGTTTATGGTATCATGAACAAAAATGTAAATTAGTGCCTTTACATGAACCCGTTATTGAAGAAAATAAACTCAATGAAATTCAAGAAATGAAAGAATTTATGAAATACTTAATGCAAGAAAATTCAGAAATGAAAAATATGATGATGGAAATTATAAAAAATGGAACAAATAATACTACTACAACAAATAGTCATAACAAGACCTTCAACTTGAATTTCTTTCTAAATGAACAATGCAAAGATGCAATGAATATGTCTGAGTTTATTAACCAAATACAGTTAAAGTTATCTGATCTAGAAAATGTTGGCAAACTAGGTTACGTAGAAGGAATATCTAACATCATTATTAAGAAACTGAATGATACCGATATGTACAAACGCCCACTTCATTGTAGTGATGCGAAAAGGGAAACCCTTTACATCAAAGAGGAGGATAAATGGGAAAAAGAAAGTCCTGAAAATACCAATATGAAAAAGATGATTAAAAAGGTAGATTATAAAAACATTGGTTTAATCGCTGAATGGAAGGATCAGCATCCCGATCATAGAGAAAGTACATGTCATGATAACGATACTTATCTGAAAATCCTTGTAGAATCCATGAGTGGCGATGAGGAACATGTTGAGAAAGTGATTAAAAAAATATCCAAGGAAGTTGTGATTGATAAATAATATATTAAACGCAAATGAACTTAAAGAACTTTTCAAAAATATTTGACGAGAAAGTATTTTCAAAAAGTGAAATTGGACATTTTAAAAATGTCCAAAATAGAAAACCTAAAAAAAGTTTTGAAAGAGAATATTAAAAATACCTTGTTAGAGCATAATGGTGTAAAATGTGAAATTTGCATATATATTTTATTATGGTAAAAAATAATAAAATATATTGTTTTAGATTGCGAATTATTTAGGCATTTTTTGTGTAAGTATATTTATATTTACAATGTTTACAAAAAAAGAGCAAAAAACTGCCGAAAAATACAAGTGTGAAATATGTGAGTTTTATTGCAGTAAGAAAAGTAACTATGAGCGACACTTGTCTACACGAAAACATATGGATAATGACACAGATTTACAACAAACGAGCAAAAAAGAGCCAAAAGTATTTAAATGTGAATGTGGCGGAGAGTATAAATATCGGCAAAGCTTGTATACGCATAGAAAAAAATGTAACGCAAAACAAGAACAAGTAATAGTAGATGAACCGCCCAGTGAACTACAAATACTGAAGGATTTAGTGTTAGAAGTAGTAAAACAAAATAATGAACTAGTCAAAAGTAATAATGAGTTGCAGAAACAAGTACTTGAAGTATGTAAAAATACTAATACTACTACTACTACTACAAATAGTCACAACAAGACATTCAACTTGAATTTCTTTTTAAATGAACAATGCAAAGATGCAATGAATATGTCTGAGTTTATTAACCAAATACAACTGAAATTATCGGATCTAGAAAATGTTGGCAAAGTAGGATACGTAGAAGGAATATCTAACATCATCATCAAGAAATTGAATGATACGGATATATATAAACGACCACTTCATTGCAGTGATGCCAAAAGAGAAACCCTTTACATCAAAGATGAGGATAAATGGGAAAAAGAAAGCCCCGAAAATACCAATATGAAAAACATGGTTAAAAAGGTAGATTATAAAAACATTGGATTAATTGCTGAATGGAAGGATCAGCATCCTGATCATAGAGAAAGTACTTGTCATGACAATGATACTTACTTGAAAATTCTTGTAGAATCCATGAGTGGCGATGATGGGCATGTTGAGAAAGTGATTAAAAAAATATCCAAGGAAGTTGTGATTGATAAATAATATTATTAGCTAACTTATTTTCTTGTGTTTCTATTTTTACGAGTTGTTTTTCCCCCTTTTTTATGTTGTAGAATTGGAATCTTACTCGGATGCTGAACTGGGTTACTAGGAGGTTGTTGTGAAGGCATATGATCTTCAGCCCAATTTGGGAGACCAAGTGATAACATTAATTTGGAATAGTCTGAAAAATATGGCATACTGTCTACCTTTTCAAAAAACTGCTCTTCTTTTTCTTGTTTATGTGTAAGTATTTCTTGATTATCTTCTGTTAGATAATGAGTATAGTCGTACCTATCTTTAGCCGACAACCCCGTTCTTAAATATTCTAGCATTAAATTTCTAAATTCTGCAAAATTGTTACTTTTTGACAAGATATGTGCCATGATAGCTTCATCCTCCCACAAAGCTGTAGTTGCGCTATCGTATTTATTCCTCATTCGTACAATTGGCATATGTCTTATATAATATCAGGTTATATTATATTTATTGTAAGTTTTATATTGTAGTTACACATTTTATTTTCATTTCATAGTAAGTGTAAGTTATTATTTCTTTGCTTTCCTACTAGTTTTTTCTTTGTTAGATGTTTCTTGAATGAAAGGCGGAACTGTTAATTCTACATGTTCAATAACATTTTCAGCTTCATTGGTTTCTAACAAATTGGTTTCGTTGTTTTTAGGATTTGATTTGCAGTTTCGTGCATGTGCGCCTAAGCTGGCTTTGTTTTTGCCTGACCAAACATTGCAAAACATACATTTAAATTCATTATCATTTTCTATGTTTCCAATTTTAATAAACAATTTCTTTAATCTTGGAAGTTGGATTTCTTCCATCTTATCTAACAATTGTTTGTTTATGTTTTTAATCGTTTCAATCATTTGTAATTTTTGTTGCACAAACATTCTATATTCTTCAATAATGTCATCCATATCTTCTTTACTAACAGAATAGTCGTTTTCATGCGTATTAGATATACTTTGCAATTTGGATGATAGATTGTCAATTATATCAACCGCGATTTTAATTTTGTTTGTATCATACTCTGCATTTGGAATATAAATATGGATAAGTCCATTAATAATATCTATTTGAAAGTTTTGTTTAAACGTAATAGGACTTTTTTGTGAAACAAAAATGCCATGATTTTTTTGCAATTGTAGATCTCTTTCAAACTTTTTGATTTCTTCTGTCGTAACAGATCTACTGTAATCTTTATTTTCAAATAGAATAGTAGGACGATTTTTATCTATTCTATTCACTTTAAAATCACACGTAGCAGTATCACCTCCTACTTTTACAATCTCATCGCTTGGCATAACCGATTGGATAATGTAATACAATTCAGCCTCTGAAACATTGCCTTTGGAAGAAGAGTTGTGTTTGTATTTGTTCAAAAAGTCGTTGAGTTCCGTTGTTAGTTTTTGTTGATTTGTTTGTTGAATAGATAAATGTTCTTTTACTTGTTGTAGTCCAACATTCGTTCTATCTTCGCTTGATTGAATAAACGTGAAGATGGGTTGTTGAATCGTAGAGATCATTTTGTTGAATTGGCTATCTATGTTCTCAACCAATGATTTGATCTTAGTATCATCGGTATTGCGTAGCTCTAACAGCTTGGTAGTATCTTGCGTGATTGTGGAGCAAAAGGATTTAATGCAGCTTTCTATTTGCATGTAGTTTTTTTCTTGACTTTTTGGAATGACATCATTAACGATAAGGGTTGTTTTGGTTAGCAACGAGTCGTTGTTTTTTTCTATGATAGCATTCATCTTTTCATTATTTGTTAGATTAGTGTTAGTTAATATCGTTTTTATATCCTCAATGTACTCCTTCTTGGACTCATGAAGCTTAATAATTACTTCAGATTTAATAGAAGATAAGTTAGAATGAATGTCAGTTACTAGAGATAAGATCTTAGAATTCATTGTTGAATTGATAGTACTAGATAGGTTACTAGATAGGTTCTTCAATATCTCAATAAATATATGATTCATTGATACTATATCAAGATTAGTATTTGTCTTATAGAATGAAACAATAGTCTCATCAGTAATCGTAATAGAGTGATCATGGACTTCCATTTGATTATATTATAATATATGTTTAATATATTTTACTCTAAATATATTTTAAAATTGGAAAAAAATTAGGGTAAAAAACTTATGCTGAAAAAATTTACTCTAAAAAAAATCCAAAATTGAAATAAAATTAGGTTAAAATATTTTCATGTAAAAAATTTACTCTAAAAAAAATCTAAATTTAGAAAAAAATTAGAATAAAAATATTCAACAAAAAAATTTACTATAAAAGTTTTCAAAATTGAAAAAAAATTAAAACAAAAAATA